TTCAAACCAACGGTTCGTGCGATCACGTCGATGAAGCTGCCGTTCCAATCACGGTTCGGATGTCCAACAAGTTCTCCGTACGTTGAACCTTTGTTCATGCGTGTTTGGTATCCGATATGGTTTTCGGCTTCTTTAAGAAAGGCTTCGCGGTTCGCTCTCGTCATCAATCTCTCCGGTCGTTAGAAGTTTCTCCAGGGCCTGCAGCAAATTCGCTGCTTCATTGGCTCTGGCTGTAAGTCTTATATGTTCTAGTCTAGTAGACGCTTGGTTGACGTCTGCAGCGAGCTGGGATGCGAGTTCACGTGCGTTCGTTAGAAGTTGCGGATCTGAGCTGTGCATGTCGGTTAGTCCTCCTGGATCTCTGCGTCGATGACGTCTTCGTTGGAAGTTGTAGATCCGGCAGCGGGTGCAGCTGCAGCTTCCTGGTTCGGTTCTACTTCGTTGGAAGTTATGAGGATGCCTGCCTCGCTGAGCTTAGACGCAGCTTCAATTGCGTTCGTTGCAAGTCGGTTCAGACGTTCAGCAATGATGCTTGCGGCTGGTCTGACATCAAGATTTATGTTGGTATCAATTTCCATTCCTCCACGTACTCCGGCTCGGTCCAAGATCTCGGTTGCAGCTTTAAGCTTTACCGGTTCGCTCTCAGCGAACTCCATCATTTGTTCGAGAACGTCGACGGCGTAAGGAGCTGCCTGGAATAACTTCTGACGAGCTCGTTCGATGTCATCGCCTGGTCTGTGTTTTACGCTTCTCAAGTGAATGCGGCAAAGACCGTCATCTTGTAAACGTCCTGAAGACCAGAGCTGGCAGCGGATCCCATCGTCTTTTACGTTGGAACATCTCGTTGGAAGTGCGGCCGGCTTTCTCTTTCCAGACGTTGGGGGCGCGGATTGTTCTTTTATATAAGCACGGGTTGCGCCGATGACCCAAGGTGGACAGATGTAGTCGGACGCTTCTTCAGCTAGAAGATCGAGGCCCGTTAGATAATCTGAGTTTTTGTTCGTTGGATCTGTGAGGATCGGCTTCTTCTCAGCAAGAGAGAGGATACGTTTCTCGGTTGCCATCTCTGATGAGATAGCTTGAATCAATCCCGTTGGAACTCCGTTGGATGCGTAGACCGGTATCCAGTTAAACTTCGCACGGCGGAGAAGTTGTCGGTTTTCAAACGTATCTTCGCAGACGCCGCGGTCGCTTTCTTCAATGCCGAGGAGTGAAAGGTCTGGACGTAGGTTTAAAGGTTCATTGATTTCTATAATAGGAGCTTCGAGCTCTGGAGTTTCGAAAGGATCTGAAGGGATGGCCTTAACTTCCAATGGACGTTCGTTTGAAGTTGAGGATCCGGATCCTAGATCTGAGCTATCGTCTGTCATATGTTCCTTCGTTCGAAGTTTGGATCGGATGGAGTCAACCGGGGAGAGGCTCGTGACTCCACCCGACCGCTTTTGCGTTTGTTTTTGTAAACGCCGATAAGGGGAGCCTTCCCGCAACCTTTTTTTATATAAGGTTGATAGTTTTCATTATGGGGGCAGTTTGAAAAGTTTTTTAGGCGTGAGGTGTGAGAACGCTACCCTTTCTGGTTTAGAAACAAAAAAATCCCCCCGAAACCATAAGGCTTACAGGGGGGACTAAGTAAAGTTTTGAAGTTTTACTTTTTAAAATAAACTACTTGGCAAATTTGCCTCTGCTGTCTTTTTTCTGCGTCAAGGCTCTCTCACGAAGTTTTTGATTTCTCTCTTCGTTTTTATAAAAAGACTCCCGATAAAAAAGTTTAGTAACTTCATCTTTATGAACTAAATAGTATTTATTGTTCCCTAAAACATAATACTTTTGTAGTCGTCCTTGGTTGATGTGGTAATTTAATGCTCTTCGATTTAGGTAAAGCATTTCAGCAGCTTCATCCAAAGTTATTAAATCCGGGTGATTTTCTAGAACACGGTTTAACCATTTAGACGCCGACCGAGCTTCATCGAGATCGACCAAAAAGTTCCAACCATTGGGGTCTTTATACTTTTTTAGTCTGCCTTTTCTAATCCAATAATGAATCATACCGACAGTAACGTAAAGAGCTTTACCTGCTTCTTTTGCAGTTACCAACTCTACTTCTTTTTCTTGCAATTGCATATCTCCCAGCATTCTTGAGTTTTTTCTAACCTAGCATTTCTATCTGACAAAACTCTAATTCTGCGTTGTTCTTTTAAATCATCATCTAGTCCCCAAATAGTAGGGGGCCAAGTTTTAGGAGGTTCAGGTGGATCGATTATAAATCTTCCAACAGAATCTCTAAGCGGTTCACTAATGCTCATTGGTTTCTTCTACTTCCTCTTCTTTATCTGGATGACATTTGGTGCAATTGCAATACCAAATGTTGTCATAATATTTGATCTCTGCTTTGCAATTTTCGTGGTGCCCGGTCATACAAAAACCGCACATTGGCCTATTCGGGGTCTTCGCCCTCATTGAAATCCTCTGGTGTCGGGGGTTCTGGATATTCTTCTATGTAAGACACGAATGCTTCGTAAAGCATATCCGGAGTTAGTTCTGGAGTATCTTCGTCAATTTCTTCTTCGTACTCTTCCATAGCTGTTCGTTCGAACTCCAGATCATCTTCAAACTCTTTCTCTTCTCTAGAAAGTTCATTGTAGTAGTCATCTTCTTCGGCTTGACGATTTGACTCTTCTTGACTTTTTTCCATCCATTGATCGATAACTTTAATTAGCTCGCCCATTGTTAGATATTTTATAACCCCGTTCCAATCTTCAGAGTTGCGTAAAGCTAGTCTAAGCAAGTCCACTGACATTTTCAATCGTTGCATATCGGCTGGCATACTTAACACTCTCAAAACTTTAAGTCCGGGGAGTTCGTGCATTGGCATAACTTCCAATTCGATATCGGAAATCTCTAAAACTATATATTCCATTACAGACCTTTCGAAACAAGAGGGGTGATTTTAAGTTTTGGATCATTGGAGAAAGTTATTCCCCAGCCCTCGCATTGAGGACAGTCCTCACCATCGACTCTACGAATTGAGCCTGAACCTGAACACTTGGGGCAAGGAATAAGTATCTCACCATTTAGATTTTCATATTCATAAACGCTTTCCAGCTCAACATTGGCAATTTCTGCTTTGACTATTTCTTCCATAATCTTCTGGATAACTTCATTGGCATTGAACTCACTAATGGTGTTCATGTATTGCTCAATCCAGACTTTAACAATCGTGCCTTTGGCACTAATTGAGTAAGTTGCTCTACCAGTAACATCTTCTCTAACGCCGATGCTTTTGTAGATTACATCCCGAGCGACCTGAACTGCTTCATCTAGGTATTTAACTTCTAGGTATTGACCTTGCTTTGTGTATCTGAACTCAGCGTAGGTCTGAACTATTGGTCTATCTATTGTCATTATGTATTTATCCTATCGGTTATCTTATCGGCAGTCAACACAGAGAAACGCGTTATATCCGTGTCTTCCATTTTGAGAGATCGCTACTGGACTAATTGGCTTTACCACATTACATCTATCGCATTTAGGATCGATCAACCACTTAATCTCTACTCCAAGAGATTTTGCCTTAGACATAGATTTGCTCAAAGCGTGTGAAGTTCCTGATCCATTAGTTTTTCTCAAAAACAGTCTTGTGTCAGATACTTCCAAAACTAGACGAATCTGCTTACAATCGCAAGCCATCCTAGTTGGATTACAAGCTACAACATCAGCATAGGTTGAGTGTCTAGTATTTGGATGTCCACAGATACAGATCCGTCCATCACGTTCTCTAGTTCGAATAACTTCTTCTTCTGCAACTTGTAAAGCTTCTTCTTCCGAGAAATCGAAAAAGCTCATTGCATCCTTATTTTCTTCCAATTTTATCTCCAATCGATAATTAAAAATGATACCTTACGAAACAACTATAACACAACTAAAAACCCATTTATTGGTTTATTTCAACCTTTTTTTACTACGCGTATAGAGAAAAAATTCCGCATTAAGGGAAAATATAGTTGCAATAAACCATAAAGTGTATATTGGATTAGTTATACTATCAACTTTTTTACAAAAACTTTTGTTTTTTCCGATAGTATCTCCACCATAGATACTATTCACTTTTTGCAATAACTTTTCAAAATATCTGATAGTATCTATTAGAGTTGTACACAAGATCCCTCGAAAGGACCCCCCGATGAGCTGTCGTGAAACACCAGATTTTGACGAATCCGAGGTTCTTCTGTACAAAAAATTACATAAAAAAGCCTCTGGAAACCCATGGATTTTCTCAACGTTTAAGGGTGACGAATATCCGCCAGACATCATTCTTTCGATAGTTTTAAGTGCGGCAGCTTGGCCGGTAATGATCTGGTATTGGACAAAATCATACATTTGGCCTATTTTCTCAATTCTTCTATCTACGGCACTTTTGGCAATTTGTTTCAATTTAGGCTCTTTCTATCTTTATGTCTTAATTGGCTATTTCAGCGCATTATTCGGAATTACAAGCTGGCTGCTAATTGGCTTTTCTCACGGGACAAGCCCAAAACACAGAGAAATGACCATAAAAGAGTGGTCAGACCATATCACTAAAGATCTAGATTAAAAGGTCATAACCCCAATTCTGCGGTAAAATAGATTCGGGAGAGATACACCTCTATAGAGAGATATCTCATATGAAACGCAACAGATCAAAAAAAGTGCCACAAATTATTATTGTGACACTTCTTTCGGGATTACCGATCTGCTACGCAGAATCAGCTTTAGCTACTTCTTCTTTCGGTTTATTAGAACAGAAGCAATCGAGCTTACAACAATCAGTGAAACCCAACCAACTACTAAACCAACCCAAAAACTATCTAAATTCACGGTTACAATCATCTCTAACTCCTTCAGTTGAGGATCTTAATACTCTAAAGTCTACACTAGCCGATTACAACACGCAACTTGACACACTAATCAGCAAACAACCTACAAATGATTCCCCAGAACTTCAAACAGCCATCAAAAAAGCTCAAACAGCCATTCAAACCTTAAAAACTAACGTTTCTGCTACCGAAAAAGCCCTAGACACTTATAACAATGCTAAAACTGCTCTTACCTATGCTTTAAAAGCACAAACTCTTGCTGACAAAAATGCCAAGGATAAGAAAGCGATCCTCAGCTCATCGCAAACTTCCCACGAAGCCACAAAGCAGCAATTAGAAGTTCAGAAGGCCGCCGTAGCTCAAGCTCAAACTCAAGCCACAGAAGCAGATGCAAGTGCGCTCCAGGCACAGGAACTTCTAACGAAGACGACGGAAGCACTGACGCAGCAGAAAGCCATCACAGCTCAGGCACTACAAACTTTAAACGAACGTCAAACTGACGCCATCGCAGCATCGTCAACATATGCCCAAGCACAACAAACACTTACAAATGCAGAAGAACAGAAAGCACAAGCAGAAAGAAATCTTTCAGCTGCAACTTCCAACAAAGCACAAGCACAGAAAAACTTAGCTGCAGCTACCGTCCAACTTCAAACGAAGCAATCAGAAGTTAACTCATCCAGGGAGATCTACAATTCCGCCGTTGCTCACTACAACCAAACCCTAGATGAGTACAACCAAGCTTATGACTGGTATCTATACACGCAACAGAACGTAAACCTAACACGCACCAATCTTCAAGCAGGACAACAGAATCTAGACCAAGCACAATGGAACTATGACAATAACCTCATCCCAGATCCAACGTGGACACCAGCAACTTACGAACAAGAGCACACCAGGCAAGTTCCAACGACCACTCTTGTTCCAGTTACAACAACCACCCTTACTGGTGGACTAACCGCTGATTCATTCAACAGGCAGAACTACGGCAGCCGCCCTCCTCTTCCAACTTCTAACGAAACCCCTATTGCAACCCTCAACGTTCCAAACATCAACTACCAATGGGGCGGAGGCAATGTTCTCAATTCAGGCAGGTATGACCGCGTCTTAGTACGTTTCACGGGAAACATTTCATTCCCAGACACACAGGACGTTCGTTTTTACGCACCGGGAGATGACGGAGTTCAACTTTACATAGACGGAAACCTCATCATCAACGACTGGTTCGATAAAGGTGGAGGCGGTTCAACTTCTAACTACCTACATTTCGAAGCAGGTTCTTCCCACACCATCACTCTTTACTTCTATGAGAACGGCGGCGGAGCTAATGTTTGGCTTTACTACGCAACTCCAACCATAGGCTTCCAAATTGTTCCAGCAGCTTACCTAGGCACTCAGGCAACTACTACAATCACCTACGTTGAGCAGACTACCTACACTACCGAAACCTATTACACCACTGAAGTAATTCCTGATCAAGTTCATCCACTCATCAACGATTCTGCTCTACTGCCTTACCTAAAGAACGCACAGATCTACTACAACGCAACCATCCTTGCAAACCAACAAGCAGAAGAAGACTGGCAGTTAGCACAAGCAGATCAACAACAAGCAGCTCAGAACTCTACAACTGCTTACAACCAAGTTATAGATACTGCCACCACCTTGAACGCCCTTTCTTCAGATCTGGACGTCGAACAAAACGCATTCAACCAAGCCCAGGCAACTTCTAACGAAGCAGATTCAAATTTCCAGAAAGCACAAAGCGTGCGATTAGAATTCCAGCAAAATTTGGCATCAGCTGAACAAACTGCAAACGAAGCAACCCAGTATTTAGCTGGATCTAATGCACAATTACAGGCAGCTCAACTTGCTTATAACATAGAAGAACAAAAAAACCAAGAGACTAAAACTTCCAACGAACAAGCAAAGACATCATTGGAAGCAGCATCCTCAGCTCAGTCTCAAGCCCAAGCAAATCTAAAAACACAAACAAGCTTGCTAAGCTCTGCAACTTCTAACGAAGCCCAAGCTCAAGTTGACGCAGATCTAGCTGCAGCAAACTCAACCCAAGCCGACACCACATTAAACGAAGCATCAAGCACGGCGCAGCAAGCTCAGATCACCACCGACAACTCATCAACATCATTTCAGTCTTCATTGGAAGTTGCCCAGGCTACCATTCTCACAATCCCAAGCCTCATCAAAGAAGCCACCGACATCTTCAGCACACCACAGGGCTCAGCAGATATTCCAACAAATCTAGATGCAAGCAACTTACAGGACATTGATTTAGCTCAGATTGACCCAACAGAACTTAGCCCAGAACAAGCCACACTACTTGTAGCAGCTGCTCTAGAAACCTTCAATACAGCCACAGAAGGCTCTCCAGAGTACAATCAAGCCCTAGACGCCCTTTACCTAGCTGCACAGCAAGATGACATCGTCGTTGACGAGTCCCTAGCCAATATTCCGGGTGTTGGACAGGCTGCAGTAGCCATTGCTAACGTTTTGAACTTAGTAGGCAACGTTGGAGCCGATATTTCACCAAAAGCCCGTAAAAAGGCTCAAAACCTTGTTGTAACCACCCTTGTTGTTGGACAAATTGCCCAAGCAGCAGCTCTAGCTACCGCCAGTTCAGGCGGTTCATCTAACAAAACAAACAGAATAAACAGGAAGACAGGAAAGTAATGAAAAAACTAGGAAAGTTCCTATCAGACCTACTAAAAGACCTACTTGACCAAGCTTGGACCTTACTAGGTCTAGCTTTAGGTTGGGTACTTCTAGAAGGATCTGCCAGAGATATCGTAGGAAAACTAATTGGAGTAACACTTCTAATCTGGGTACTTACATTCCCTATTAGACGTGAAAAAGACGAGGATGACGAGTAATGTTTGCTTATTTAAAGCACTACTACTCTATAAAGCACAAAGATGTCTCTCTACTTGCATTAGAAGCTTGGAGAGAGTACATCAAAGGCAGACCACGTATCTACAATATGGATGTCTGCCGCAACTTTCAAAAAGGGTTTATCCACACCTACCGAAAGAACTACGCTAAAGCTCAACTAGCCTTAAATAAAGCGTTGTAAAATTAACTGTAACACCAAATCACTATTAAGGAGACAAAATTATGGCAGTTGAAGTGACATACTTCGAACCATTTGATCCAAAGCTTCGCGGAGACGAGCTTGGAAACTTAGCACCATATCGTAATGGACGTCCACACCGTGGACAGGACTGGCACCCAAAGGAGAAGAGCCCAATCAAGGCTATCTGCGATGGCACAGTTGGTCTTGTTGAATGGACTGATGTTCTTGGACACATTCTTGTACACTCATCAGCAGATGGCAAGCACTGGGTTCTATACGCACACCTCGCAGTAGCACCTACCCTAAAGAAGGGTGACAAAGTTGTTGGTGGGCAGACTGTTGTAGGTCTAGTTGGTGGCGGTAAGAACACACCAAGCGGATCCGCAAGCACCGGGGCCCACCTCCACATGACTGTTGCCACAATGGGAAAGAACTTTGCAGGAGTTGAAGCACACTTGCTTCCATTCGAGCGTCTAGTTGATCCACTAAAGCTTTTCACAGCAGCTCCTAAAAAGACTGTTGCAGCAAAAGTTGTATCCGCCGTCAAGAAGGTAGTTCCTACCAAGAAGGCGTAATAAGCTAGCCCGGAGATAAAGGTGTAATTAAAACACGTAATAAACCTGACCGGTAGAAAGAAGCCCCCACCTGACGAGGATGGGGGTTTTCTTTTACTTCTTTTTCAATTTATTAATTAATTTTCTTATTGGCCACAGAAGAATCCAAAAGCATTTAAATATTGTATGTAGCACCCAAATGAATAAAACTAACAAAGTTAACATAAATAAAGTTAGTGGGAACTGACTTCTTTTAGGAAGTTTAGATCTTGCTTTTACAGTAGCTCTATAGCTAAACGGTTGATCCCTACTATTTCTCGGCATGAGTCACCCAATAATAATTACAACCTTCACAACACGGTTTATTATCTGGATCACTCATAGAACTGGAGAACTGAAAGTAATACACAGGATCTTTTTTATAAAGATTTGCCTTGTGTGTAGCCATAACTCGACTGCTTTTATCAGAGTCATGGAACCAGTTAGGCAGCCCATTACCCCAATTATCATAATTTGCTAAGAACAAATTCTTGATATTAATTACGTTATTTATAGTTTTTATGCCGCGTTTGTCAGCTTCTTTAACGCAACACATAATATAAGCCAGCAATGATTTTTCGTGCCCACGCCACATTTTTACTGCAGGGTGATTACGCCATCCGGCTTTAGGGTCGTCACTCGATAGAACATTGAGGATTTGATAACCCTCTAGAATCTGCTTGTTCAATCGCTTATTGTCTAGCACTTGTGCGGACTGATCAAAGTCCTTATATGGTAGAAATGTTTGCATACTCAAACCATACTGACGTCTACAACATTTGTCAAGCTAAATTAACTTTTTTTGTTTAGCCAAAAAGATTCGTTCGTGAATAGTTCTAACGGAACTAATCCCCTCAAGATTTGCAATGATCTGAGCTACATTTGAAATACCAAATTGTTTCAAAAACTTATACTCTTCTGCTGTACGTTCGATAGTTGATAACCCAACACTCATATTCTTCCAATGACCAGCAAGGTGCATCATTGCCAAAGCAACCCTCTTTTTAGCGTCCGGAACGATATTACCTACTACGCCATCTCCTCCATAGAAAGTTTTGGCGATATACAGAACGTCCTCCAGTAAGAATCCTGCACGTTGACGAGCTTCACCTTCATTATTTCCATAGATCGGAAAGTTCATAACTGCCATAACCTGTAAACTCCCCCCAAAATTACCTGATACCCACCACTCACATGAGTATCCATCACCCTCCTTACGGACGTCGGCGGTAACGACCCGACCATCATGGGCCCACATTAGTAGTTTGTCTGTATCAATTGAGGTAGTCATACAGTAATTCTATCAAGACTTTACTTACTCAATAAGAAACCCCCCGGGTCATAACTCCCGAGGGGCTTTGGTTTGACAGGCACTATGGTCGATTTAATATATTATTCCGTACCCAGATATTCTGCCAAATCTTTTAGAATGCCAGGTTTAGGCCTAGCACCAATAATAGTCTTAACTATTTCCCCATTGTTGTATACCAATATAGTAGGAATAGAGCTAATACCATAGCGATCCAATAACTCAGGCTCTTCATCTGCATTTACCTTTACAATCTTTAGCTGTTCAGAATACTCTTCAGCAAGCTGATCAAGGATAGGAGCAACCATCCTACAAGGGCCACACCAAGTAGCCCAGAAATCGACAAGTACCAACCCGCCACCATCAACCACTTCTTGATCATATTCATCAGTTTTAATATCCTTAATCATTTTCATACCACTTCGTATCCATCTTCGTTTGGCTACCATATGTCAAACCAAACATCAGTAGAGATATAAGTATAACAAAAACTTGAAGGATCCACCAGTTAAAACCGGTTCCGTAGGAAATAATGCTTGCGACTGTCTCGTGATACCCAAACCAGAATAGAAAAGCAATCAAAGCATCTTTATTTATTTTTTCCATGTGCACACGCTTTCCGAGTGAGATCCACTCAAATTTTGATATTCAACAGTTTTACAGGTGTAATGCTGAAAAGTATATATCAAAGTAGCAAGACTAGCCAACACTAATCCAGTAGCAATCATCATCTTTGCTTCACTACTCACCGGTATGTACCTCGCAAGCTTGAATAGCAATCTGCTCCGAAGAATTCTTATACTTATCCCAACAGGTCATAGGTGGTTGCTTAGGCTCATGCTTTAGCAAAAAGTACCCATAAACCAAAGAGCCAAGCATTAAAACCATAATAGCTATGACAGCAACAATATCTTTTTTAGTTACATCTAAACGATCGTCTTTGCTCATTTATCAAACACACTCGCAACCCCAAACACAACCAGCACGATTAGAAGACCATATACAAAACTCATTCGTCTTCTCCTTTGATAAGAGCAATAAGCTCTTCCATTTCCATGATGCCATCAATGTAATGCTTAGCAGTGTAAGCCTTGTGACGATCCTTTAGCAAGTTAATAATACGCTCTTGCTCTGCAGCTTCACCAGCTTCCCAGCCAACCGCCATTGCTCTAGCGTTTTCTTCATTCATTTGTAGATCCTTTACGTCTAGCTCTAGCGATTCTTGAACGTTCAGCATTGGCAGCACGACAGTCTGTACATCTACAGCCCTCTTTATATTTTGCATAAATCCCATGAGCATTATCTATACGTCGTTCATCACTAGTTTTTTTCTTGTGACAACCATAACACAATACTTGGCAATTAGCCAACTCTTTTTCCTGTATTTCAGGTGTACGTGACCATATGCTAGTCGGGTTCATAGTCTTTAGACTTCTGTCTATATGATCAACTTCTAAAGAATCAACTGATCCACACCTCTCACAGCATCCGCCACGAGAAACTATGAATGCATTGCGGTTAGCTTTAAGCCACTCAACCTGATACTTACGTTGTTTATCTTTATCTTTATAAGGCATCTTTCTCAATCAATTCAATATTTTCACGAACAGCCCTGCAACCTGCATGAGTCCGCATTAGTTTTGCTTCCCTACAGTATGCATTATTACAAGCAAGTTTGTCAAGTGCCTCAATGATCCGAGTACGTTCCTCACGTCGACCAACTTCTTCTCCGGCCATCCAGATGATTCTAGCTTCTTCATCATCCATCTTTAATTCTTTTCTTAAGATCTGTTGTACTGATTCCCTCGGTATATGGAACATAAATCAACACAATATCATTTTGATCCAACCACTCTTCGGTGAAGTCCATCTGTTTGTAATAGTCTTTAGCAGCCCAGTCAGATCCAATGGCAACAATATCTGGTTTAGGGTAGGCAATAATAGTAGGTTTAGAATCTTCTCCACTTTTATTGATTCGAACTTCGTCTACGTATTTGCAAGCACTGATCAGATCATAACGTTCCTGCTCAGACATAATAGGTTTCTTACCTTTAAACTTTTCAATAAAGTCATCAGTATTAATAGCTACAATAACTTTTCCATTACCAGCTATTTGTTTAAGACGCTTAAGCAACCTAACGTGCCCGCTATGGAAAAGATCGAACGTCCCGCCCGTGTACACATTTGGCATTAGTAATTAAACTCCTCTATGTTATCTAAATTTAAATATCCTGCACTTAAAGAATAGGTATCAGTTTTTGTATTTATTCTTCTTTGAATGAAGTTATAAATATTTTTTAATTTTGAACTATTTCCAGATTTTAATCCTATAAACTCAGCAAAGCCCTCGCCTACTTGAATATAATCAAATATAGCTCCAGAAGTATCATAACTCGGGACAAGTCCAGTAGTTACTTCAAAACTTACATCTCTATAGATTTTTTTATTATTGTATAGAGTCCAAGCAGCATATATAGAATCTAATCCATGACCAGAAATCATCTTCTCAAAGTTCATCTTGTTTAGGGGGATAGCCCACTCGTAGTAGTTATAGATTTCAGTAGCAAGCTCACGGCTCAATGCCACCCAGATTCCGCATATATGAACGGTTAGTACATAGTTAGGATATTTATTAGACTTAGAAAAAGAAGTGTATGCAATAGGATCTTTTCCATGCCCTTTTTCATTAGTTATGTTCGGGCCCATAATCCAAATATCTGGATCAGCAGCCATAGCTTTCTCAACACTTTTAGTCAACTCTGCTTGACAACTCCCATAAACATCCCCAGCATTAAAGATAAAGATATCTGCATCAGATTCAACGAAGTCCTTTAGTCCATTGTAAAAATGCCCAAAGTATCTAACCTTCTCGGCTACTACCCATCCTTCACGTTCTACAGGAACATTACTGACGTCGAAGATAACGTATTCTAGCCCAGCACTTTTTAACTGCTGATCAATGTCCAGGCAGTTTTCCATAACTTCATCCCAGGCAACTACATACGTTTTACTCTTCATTTATAGTTTTTCTTCTAAAGCTTTCCAATGCTGCAAAGCCTGATCCCAGGAGAACTTCTCACGAATAGCTTTACTCTGCTCCATTGGATCATGCTCGCCATTCTTAATCTTTCTAATCGCATTTGTCAAGAACTCAGCGTAGTAAAAGTCGCTTAACTCGATGTACGGAATCATATCTCCATACCCTAAAGACGTCTCCGGTAATGCACCGAAGTCCGAATGAACGCACAAAAGGCCAGCTGACATAGCCTCAGCTTGCACCAAACAGAACGTTTCTTCCCAAACAGAAGGATAGGCGTGGATATGAGCCTCACTCATAAACTTAGAAACAATCTTTCTAGGGGTCCTGCCCCAGAAGACTACTCTTGGATCATTAGCTAAATCAGCAAACGGATGCCCCGTAGTATCAGGATAGAAATCATTAAAAACATTCAGTTCAAAGTCTTCCTCAACATCCTTTAAAGATTCCAGAAGTACTTCCATACCTCTATAGCTCGACGATGCGTGGATTAGTTTTACCTTCTGGACGTCGACGAACTTCTGCGGATCAAAGTCCACAGGCTCAAAAGCATTAGGGATAGCAACAAACTTTTCAGGGGATACGTTTGTAAAGTCACGAATTAGCGTTTGCTTGTGATACTCAGATACACCAACAATGAATTTAATATTCTTAGCTACCTCAGGACTATTCAAAGTATCAATCAACCACTTCACCATTTGATTAGTAGTGCAGTGTATCCAAACAACAATCTCTTTATTCAAATAGTAATCAGGATCAGTGCTAGGAAGATTGCCCGGGAGGACCAAGCACAAATAGTTATAAAACTTTGGCACTTGAGGCAGAATATTCTCTGTAACCCCCTTAGCCATATACTCGGTTCCACCAAACATTTGCTGGTTGTAACTAAACGGTGGCCATTCACTTGCCATTTTTTACCTTCTTATTTGCTCTTTTAGCCTGCTCATACAGTCTTTTCTTCTTCATTTGACGATCAAATCGAATCTTTTTTATAATCTTTTCATATTCTTCATTTGTCATATATGTCTTCTTTTCTTCTGGACGTCGAAACTTTTCTATTAGGAATCCGATACAAGCCACTGCATTAGCTCTGGATTGTCTCTCATAACCATGATCAATGAGTTCTCCCAAACACCAATAAAGTAATGCTCCCAAACTTCAAAGTCATCTGACTTCTTAGGTTTGACAGAGTTATCAAAAACCATTCTAGCAGCATGAAGGACTTCATGCATAATAGTTACTTTCTTTTTTGACACATGCAGATTAGAATCTATCACTATAACGTTCTGCGTATCTATAGTGTAGCCATAGCTACCCTCATTTAACATCCCGTCTTCCTTTTGAGTACGCTCAATAATCTCGAAGACTTGTACTCCGATCTTCACTGACTTAAGGACGTCGACCATTTTTTACCTCCAGGTCTAGTATACAACAGGCTCTAAAATTAACTTCCCATGAAACTTCGAACAGATGTACGAATATCTATAATATAAAAGTTATATAATATAAGGTATCACTTTTGTACAGAGGCTTTTTAAACCTCCCCATGTAAACTTAAACTTAAGTTTATACAGCTAAATCGCCTATATCTAGAGGGTTTACACTATATCTATGGAAGAAAACCTCGTACCCGAAGAACGTGATCTAGCTAACGCTTTGCGCGTCATTGTCAAAAAGCATGGCAAGTTCAATGCTGATGACACCGGAGTTTGGGCCGGCTATGACTCTGCTGAGAAGAACGCAGAGCTAGCTGCTATTGGCGTAAAGTGCGGAAACTGCGTCTTCTGGCAAGCTCCAAACGGCTGCGAAATCATTTCCCATGAAACTGAAGAAGGCGGTTTATGCCGCTTTGCAGTTATTCCAGATGGCATAGTCAAACCTACTGGAGTTCCAATTCCGGAAGAGCATTTGGAGTTATCTAATGATGGCCCTTGCTGGGATGGCTATAAGCAAGTTGGCATGAAAGAAAAGAATGGAAAAATGGTTCCTAACTGTGTCCCAGACGATGAAGCGTCTGTAACTGCTACTGCTGGATCTAAACCAGCACCCAAAAAAGATCAGATCAAAGGATCAGATAAGAATTCTGAAGGATCTGCCGATACAGGTAAGGGCGTAACTTTTACCAAAGAGATCACTGAAGCTCTTGAAAAGAAAGTAACCGAGCACAATGCTAAAGCTCCTAATGGTCGAAAGGTAACTCTTACCAAGCTAAAAGCAGTTTACAGACGAGGAGCCGGAGCTTTTTCATCTTCTCACAGACCAGATCAGAATCGTAACTCATGGGCTATGGCTCGCGTAAATGCTTTCCTAAAGCTAGTTAGATCAGGTAAACCTAACAACCCTAAGTATGTTCAGGACAACGATCTTCTCCCAAAGATGCATCCAAGAAGCCACGAAGCTTCTACTATTCAACCTCTACTTGCATCTCTAGTTGCAGCTTTGAATGATGATTCCTGCCCCCCAGCTACACAAGATATTGCAGTAAATCTTGCTAACCGAGAAAAAGCTATTGAAACCGCAGCTTACGGTCCATTAAATCCTAAAGAACCAAATGATCAGTTCTGGAAAGAAAAGGCAGATCGCTGGTCAGTTACAGTCGATGAAGCCAAAAAAAGCCGTTGCGGAACTTGCGTAATGTTTATTCGCACACCAAAAATGTTGGATTGTATTGAAGGTGGAATTGCTGCTGGAGATTCAGGATCCCAAAACGCATGGGATGCTATTGATCAAGCAGAGCTAGGCTACTGCGAGGCATTTGACTTTAAGTGTGCAGCTAGTAGAACTTGCAACGCATGGGTTGTTGGTGGTCCTATCACCGAGGATAAAGCTACTCCTCAGTAGGTCTTAAAGAGTTAATAAACTCGATTATATGTTCACTTCTGAAGTGATCTCTGTACATAGTAAAGTCATCACTTAGTTCCATGCCGGTCCTGTTTTCTTCGATCCAATCTAGAATCTTTTTACAGGTTTCATCAATACCATCTTTTTTACCGTAGTCATACGCTTCAATGCTCATATAGACCTCCAAAGATCTTCAATAGTACTTTGCAGACTGCGCTGGTCTCGAACCAACCACCATCCGAACTTCTATCTTCGATAGAAGGACACACTCCCGAAGAAGATTAGATGGGCATCCCCATTCAGCCTCACTGGAACCTCATACACCAACCATCCAGCGCGATCAAGCTTTGGTCAAAAGATCCGTTTGCAACCAGATCAATAGCCTCCACTACTGCCTATTAGATTTTACCTAATATCAGGGTAGTTCTTTATTCTATATCAAAACTTGACTTAGGTTCAAGTTTTTTCCATATTAAATTATCAATTTCTTCATTTTTAAAAAGAAGATCTAAAGCTTCCTTTTCAGGATGCGAAGCTATCAAACTGTAATATTCTTTTTTAAAATCATCCAATTGATTTGCAGAAGACTTAATTGTATTAAAAGTATGATGAAAATGCAATTGAAGATCATTAAACTTCATCCATAATTCAAGAGCATATCTAACAGCATCTCGCTGTGCCTCTAAAGACTCCGTTGAAAATTCTTTTTCTAAGAGATCTTCATCTGTAGAGATAATCTCCCAGACTCTGTGCTCAATACTTTTACTCATATAGAAATACTAACATAAAAAATTGGAAGACCTAGTACTGACCTTTCCCAAGTTTGGACCTTGGTTCCAGAGGTTCCCACTTACATCTCTGTAAGTCGTCTCAAGCTTTCGCTCTGCTGGTTGGTCTTGTGGACTCAGCAGTAAAGAGCCTTTAGTTATTTAAGAGTATAAGTAGTTTACTAGAGCTATTGCTCCAACTAATACCAAGCCAAAAAGAGTAAGCCCAACTACTAGAAGTAAACAACTCTTCCATTCATTCTTCCAGCCAAGCCAACCAGTCGAATACTTCTCCCTATGATGTGAATCGTCTGGAATGGGGTCTGGGTAAGGATTTATGAAGCCACCAGCCACTACTTACTCCTTATCTAATCCGTGGACTGTGTAGATTTGCACTACCGACTACTACTTACCGAATCGACTCGTAGCACCTTGGCTACGCCAGTCCTTGGAGATTCCGTTGCCTAGGACGGGTAGACCGCTTTACGCTCCTTTGTCTACAAGCGTGGAGATGCGGGGAATCGAACCCCGGTCCAATTGACATTCAGTTATTCTTCTACAAGCTTAGGTTTTACCAACCACGGTACTACAGGGCACTACGAGAGGATTTGTTCTATTTATTTAAAACCTGACTGCCCACCTAGAACTAGTGCTTTGTCAGGGGCCTAAGCGTTGCGATTAAATCACGCGGCTAGAGCGTATGCAGATGTATTAGCATTTATTGTTTTGACAGATTCAAGAGATACTGTCATCTCTGCTTGCTTCACTAACATCAAGACAACTGTCGAAACCAGTCATCCCCTTGTTCACTATTTAGTTATATTTACTAGCTTACGTTTAATCTTATCAAAGATCTTAGGACGCTTTTTAAACGCTTTACCATTCTGTCTCCCAGAACTTTTTACTTCCGGTACTGGCTTTCCACCAGGTTTACCTTTTGCCATGTCATTCTCCTATTGTTGTTACTGCGTTGCGGGGGCAGGATTTGAACCTACGACCTCTAGCTTATGACGCTAGCGAGCTACCGAGCTGCTCTACCCCGCGATGTATAAAAATAATAACACATTTTAATTTGACATGTAAACCAACACGTGTATATAATAATTTTATTCAATAATGAATATAAACTAAGGAAGACAAATGACAGAAGAATACGCAGATCTAATGCGTCCACTATTACCCCTTGCCCGTAAAGCTTACGGATCAAGAGATACAGTCTCAGTTCAACACGATGCAAGCCGGGAATATACCCGTCTAGCTATTGAATACTATTCAAAAGGTGGAAGCCTATTGAAACTAGCAGATGCCCTAGGAGTTACATATGCCGGCCTTCGTAGAAGAATTTTAACCGACGAGATCAGACCAAAAGACAAAAGAACTCGTAGTAAAGCTACTGCAGAAGAGATTAGCTCAGCAGTCACATCTATTCTTTTTGCTAAAGGATCAGGAGATGTTGAAAACTACCACGAAACTATTAGGGTTCAGTATGAAGATAAGGGAATCTCCCTAAGTAAAATTGCTAAAGCCATGGGCCTAAGCTCTGCTAATCCACTTTATTATGCAGTAGCTAAAACAAAAATAAAACAAAAAGAAATTATCTAACAAAAAACCCCCGGCTAAACACCGGGGGCTTTTTTATTTAATTATTCGCTAGACTTTTTAGTCTCAGAAAGCTTAGCTTCAGCAGAGCTGGCAAAAGCGGTATTGATTTCATCTTGATCTAGGACACCATCTACGACGTAAGCACGAGCCAAAGACTCAGCTACTTCTGCAACTCCAACGAATGAAGCAACAAGTGCAGACTTCCAAAGTTCAATACCAGCAATGCTACCAGCAGCTAGAACGCTGCTTACCTTTAAAATAACAAGAGCAATTGTTCTCTTCAAGATAGTTAAAGCAATTTTCATGGGATCTCCCGGGATAGTAGGGGTAAATTAACCTCTCTCCCAGGCCTATATCTAGTTTACCTGTTTATTCGAATTGTTATTTCTGTAATAGATTTTCCAGATTTTAAACTTCTACGGATCTCTTTTCGTTCACCCTCGGTAGTTCCACCCCAAATACCTATTTCGCTGTTTTTAACAGCATAAGTTAGACATTCAATCATGTAAGGGCAGGTTTTACAGACAGCCTTTGCTCCAGATTCATTATAATAGCTAGCTATTCTTCCGCCTTCCCTATCCTGAGGGAAAAAAGCTTCAGGATCGGTACTAGAGCAAGGAGGATCCCCTTCTTTAAAAAAGTCAGGGTAGTCCTTAGGTATGATGTCTTCCATATATGTCTTTTATCTTTCTGGCTTATCGCCAAGGTTTAGAGGTGTTATACCCATTTCCCTTAAACTGAATTGGAGGGGCGGTGAATATACGTATTAGTTTAGCATCGCACCCCTCAAATTTGCAAATCAAGTCCTGAGGAGATGGATCATTCATACTTCTATCTTCAGAGTATCTGTGATCTTTATCTTCAGGATTATCAGAACATTTATATTCGTATGTAGGCATTTTATTCTTTCTTTAACAGGGACAAGTCAATAGACGCCAAAAATATATACCAATAGGTATAAGTCCATAAACTACAGCTAATTCTAATACAACAAGCCCCACTACAGTTATTACGGTTTTTGCAGTCGTACTTATAGCAAATTCTTTAGTTCTTGTTAGTGTCGTCATCAGGATACCTGACCTTTCCTTTATCTAAATATACTAAGCCAATGGAATCTCCAGACTTTAGTTCTATGAAAGATAGTCCTTTGGCGGACATATTCCAGTGAGATGAAGCACTGAGATTATTACTTCCATGCTTCTCAAAAACTCCCCAGTAAGATTCCCAATCCATTTCAGCACAGGAATTTAACTTAGGAAGTTTATTGATCGTGCAAATTGCTTTACCAAGATCTCCTCCAAAATCAATATAGTTAATCTTTAAAGTAGTTTGCTTTAAAAGTTCAACCGCATTGATTTTTTTGGATACTGCAAAGCATCTAGTGTCTGGAGTTTCTTTAGCTAGGACTCCAAAATCAATATAGACGTTTATACAATTTGCTTTAGGAGGGGTAGTCTCCCCTTTTACCCAAAACAAACCGAGTAACCCTAAAGTAATTCCACTAGCAATTAAAATATTACGTTTCATTATGACCTCCAGGAGTCCACAAAGCATCTCCAGTCTCTCTATTCGAGTATCTAGCTAATACAAATAATAGATCAGATAAACGATTTAAGTATTTTGCAGTTAGAACGTTTACTCCTTCGCCAAATGAATTAATAGCCGCCCAAGTAGCTCTTTCAGCTCTACGAACAACTGTCCTAGCAACGTGCAAATTAGCAGACGAAAGGGCTCCACTTGGAAGCACAAAGCTCCTAAGCACTGAAAGATCTTTATTGTATAGGTCAATTTGCTGCTCAATGTAAGAGATGTGATCCTCGGTGACCCGAAGAGGGGCCACCTTTGGATCATCAACTACAGGAGTACAGAGATCCGCTCCAACATCGAACATATCATTTTGGATTCGAAGTAAAAGCTTTTGAACATTTTCATCAGTAATAGAGTGTAATGCAACGCCAATAAATGAATTAGCTTCATCTACAGTAGAAAACGCCTCTAGGCGAGAGTCGTTCTTAGAAGTACGACTCCCGTCTCCTAAAGAAGTTGTTCCAGTATCACCAGTCTTTGTGTAAATATTACTAAGTACAACCATTATTGTTTGTCCTTTAAGTTTTCGGTAATCAGCTTGACTTCACAGGCATCTGTAGTGCAGTAAGCATCTCCGATAGCCTCTAGACCCATACCTTGGTAAATTCCATCAAGAGAGATAGGGAATAGCTTTTCAGTTGCAGCTAGATACTCTTCTTCAGTAATCTGGGTGTAAGGCATCTGAGGATAGGTCATATTACCTGAAGGCAAGAATGACACAGTCTTTAGCTGACCGTCGTACATGTGGAGTACAGACTCAACGTGTTTAGCTTCTGTTTCAGGATCAAACGAGATAGTTACAGATACAGAGTTATCTGACCAGTAACGCTGAGCAGTTGCAGCTAGTGCCATCTTTTCAAAGATAGTTACATCACGTTCTGCACGTTCTGCAAGGGATTTAATCGGAAAGTAAACAACTGTTGTGTGATCCGGATTAGATACGTCCGGCTCGACTGTATAGTTAGCCATCTTGAACAACGCCAACATAGGGTCATCATTTCCAAAACGAATAGCACGGTTGAAGAACTTACCACCTGGAGTCCAGTGAACACCTGGAGATTCTCCAGCCAAGATAGACACAGTACCTGATGGCTTGACAGTTGTAGTCTTGATCGACTCACGGATACCTAACCACTCCGAGTATGTAATGTCATACTTCTTGACTACCGCATAGCCCTCGTCCATCCAAGTACGTAGCTCTGGAAGACCCTTTCGGTCAGCAAAGTTAGCAATACCAGACATCGAGGTTCCGATACGACGGTTTCTCTGCATGATAGCGTTGGTTTCTTCCCAGTGAGTAGGTAGAAGAGTTACGGTCTTAGCGTATAGGTAGGCAAACTTCAAAGTACGAAGGTAGTCTTCTTTGCTCTCGTGGCGGTTTAGGTAAGTCTCAACAAGAGTACACATTTCGTAGCTCTCCAAAGACTGTTCAGCACAAGGGTTGTAGCCCATGATCCGATGGTCCTTGTTGTTGATTGGATCACCTAGACGTCCATAAGCTTTAGAGACATCTTCCCAGATAACGCCAGGCTCACCGTTGAGAATGATCCCATCAATAATCTTTGAGAAATCAGTGCCAACGTCCACCATGACAGAGTTATTTGACATCCAACCCCAACCAGGGTTTTCAGAGTCGTAAGAATTACGAGCAGGAAACTTCTCAACGTTTTTTAGGTTTAGGAAGTTGTCGTCGTCAATACGGCCGATCAAAAGCTCAGCTGAACGGCGAACGTTACCTGACACAACACAGCGACCAATGAGGTTACCGATATCAGCAATATCAACAGTAGTTAAAAGCTGACCGGCACGACCGTTAAAGATCTCACGGATCTTTTCATGCAGTGCAATCAACGGATCTGGACCAGATGCTGTACCACCAAAGGTAGCAATAGGAGCACCGTACAGACGGATCTCGCTGTAGTCAAACTCTAGGCTTGCTTGCTCTGCTTTTAGGTACGAGTTGATTAGGGCAACAGTGCTCTCCTGCCAACCCTCACGAGTGTCTGGAATAACGTAGGTTTGAGCTTCACCGGGAGTGTAGATCTCAAAGTTTTTATCAGCACCCTTGTCATCAAAGCCAACACCCACCCCTAGCATCGAGGCTTCCATAAGGAACGCAAATGGCTTTGCAGGGTTAGCCTTAGTCATTTCCAAAGTAGATACAAAAGCACAGTTCTGCAGAGCAGCCGAGTTCTTTTGGACGTTTACAATATTGGTCCCCATAACCCAGAGTCCACGACCCGGGGGAGACCACTTGAGACGGAATAAAGAGTCAAAAAACTCTTTTGCTGAGGCAGCAGCCTTAGCATCTGACCATGGCAAGCGGTTCTGCTTAGCGTGATCTTTTTGGATTGAGTATGTACCGTTAGTTACACGCTCACAGACTTCAGCCCAAGTTTCCTTGGTGCCATCTTCTTTTTTGCGTGAGTACGTGCGCAAGAATGTAATCTCGCCTACAGAGTTGCCAGCGGCATCTTTGTAACCAAAAGGGGATTCTTTTTGCTTGTACTCCGCTACGAACTCTTCATTTAATTTAAATGAGAACATATTTAGTTATACCTTCTTCTTCGGGGGAGTATTTAATGTTTTACTAGTATACCCCAAAAAAAGAATGGGGAGTATTAGTCGTGATTTAAATATAGTGCGTCTACGATTTGTTTGCAAATCGGACATACCTTTAGTTTTAAAGGGTCTCTGTGGGGTATAAACTCTATTCCGCATAGGGCTATTACCGGAGTTCCCATAATATACCCCTCTGTTACCTTGGCAGATTCCGCATAATGTGCAAAATCTTCTGAATCATCTGTATCAGAAATATCAGTTCGTTCAAGTAGATCTGTACTAGACATCTCTAATCATCTCCAAAACTTTAGATAATTTTATTTTAGCCAGCATTGAAACAATATCCTTACGTCCGTAGGAAACTATAAGATCATCTCCTTTAATAACTAACCCAGCTGCAAATTCAATGTCAGCTTCATCAAATTTAAATCTATCAGATATTCCCGACAAAACTCCATCAGACGTATATCTAGCAAATCTATGAAAATATTTTCTAAAATTTAATATTTTTACTCCAAAAAATTTTGGACTATATCTTTCTACATAATTATTATCTGTTTCATGTACTACAGCCAAATAATCCCCAGAATTCAAGGCGATCAGTTGAGTGCCACCCCTAAGACTTTTTTCTAAATTAGGCCAAGATCTTACTTTGACTATTCCTTTTAGCTCGGAATATATAGAAGTGCCACTATATATGTAGTCAAATTTTTCATTGTGATCGCTGGTAGGCATCCAGTTTTTTTCTACTTCTTGTAGGGATTCGCTAGGACTAGTCACATAAAAATTTAATATTTTAGCTTCATAATTATTTAACCTAAATCGAGCCATACGAGGGTATGGGATAGTATTTCTCTCATATACAGTTGCCGTAAACTCCCATGATTCATTTCTCCAAAAAAGTCTTGCATCTTCAGCACCACGAATCATAGGAATTTCCCACGGAATAAAAGATACTTCTTTTAATGTATCTTCAATAATCTCTAGATCATCAGATAGTTTTGCAAACCACATCCTATTTTGAATAGCATAAGGGTCCACTCCAGCTCCTGTCCTGACAACATGACCTTCTACAGGATCAAAAAAGTAGTTACTGGATCTAAATAAAATGGCATAGCCTTCGGAGGGGGAGTATGAGATAGAAGGATTAAAGGCAGACCACCCTGTATCTAAGGGGTCTATATATCTTCTAAGTTTCCAGGTTTCTCCACCTAGATCAGCAAAGGTCGGGACAGTCATAGATTAATAGTATCAGATTAAATAAGGTAAAATTATAGAACAACTTATATTTTAAGGACCCCCATGAGCTGCTGCGGATCTTCCGACGTTTACAACATTACAGTCACACAAGGCGATACTTTATCTAGAGTCTTGACCTGGACTAATAATGCCAAAGTCCCTAATAACCTAACTGGCTACACAGCAAAGATGCAAGTCAGATCTTCAGCTGACTCAACTACTGTAGTTTTAGAACTTAGCACTGTTAATGGTTACATAGTTTTAGGTGGAACAGCCGGGACAATAACTTTAACCGTTCCAGCAGCTAATATGTCTATAGTTAACGCTGGACAATACGTCTATGATCTTGAACTAGTTTCTGGAGGAGGACAGAAGACCACTATTGTTGAAGGAAACTTCAAAGTAAAAGCTCAGGTGACTAGATAATGTCTCCAATATATAACGATCTTCCAAATAAAATTATTATCGACTCTTCTGATGAAAATAAAGTAATCATTGAAGATCAGTCAAATAGAGTTGTAGTCTCTACTGTAGGAGCTCAGGGAGCTACAGGTCCAGCAGGAACACCAGCCTCCGACCCCACTCCAACCGCATATAGTCCAGTATTTTCAAGTAGTGGCGGCTCATCACAAATTTCTTTTACAGGAACACCAGCCACTGGCTCATACATGAAACAAGGCAAGTTAGTCCATTTTAGAATTAAAGTTCTTTACACAACAGTAACCTCATTTGGTTCTGGAGCCACTCTTCAGTATTACGTAACACTGCCATTTGCTCCTGCAGCAGATTACGTGTTTAGAAACGCTTTGTACGTAAAAGGTGCTAATGGAAACCAATATGAACTATCTGCTCATGCCACAGCATCTTCAACAACAATGTCTTTATGGCACTCTGCTGGTAGCGGTAATGAGGCTGTAATGAATCACTCTACCCCACAAACAGCAGTAGTTGCAGACTACTTCTACCTATCAGGAACATACGAGACTGTATAATGACAGCATTTTTAAATACAAATAGCTTAGAATGTAGATATGTATAAAATTATTACGATCACAGAAGACAATGTACAATATTATGTAGTATTTAACAATATTACAAAACAAGAAGTTGCAAGATATGAGACCTACGATGAGGCATTTAAGGATGTTTTAGCTCGCTAATCAAAGATCTTGTACTACTATAAAATAGAAGTACCAAATACAAACTACAAACTAAGGAAGACAAATGGCTGAACAGCAAGACCAAATTGAACTAATCGGCAATGTACTAAACATCACCCGTGAGCAGCTAACTCGCTCTATGAATCTGAACGCAGAACTCGAAGCACTTCTCGGTGCCGAAAGATCTAAAGTTGCAGATCTAGAAAAGAAGCTAGCAGAGCTTACGGAAAAAGATTCTAAAGATAAGAAGTAATCCATGAGCACCTTTGAAGTTAAAGATGGAGCTAGAACGCTTCAATTTAACGGCAAGTTGCTCGGTAAATCTAGTTCTTACAAACGCGGATCTAATAGATGGATCGAGTTCTCTTTATACAAAACAGAAAGCGGCTCATACGTTTTATCTAGAATCGGTGTATCACTTATTTATCATGGAGCAGCTTGTCCACTAGTTAGAAGGTACGATTTACAAGAAGTAGATTATAACCTAATAGCTAAATCTGCTACACCGTGTGAACAATGCAAACCTACTCAGGAAGCAGAATTAGTTTTTCCGGAAAAAGATCGTTTTTGGGCTCAAGTTAGTGCTGAAGCCAGTGCTATCCTAGATGCATTGTACAAATACGACGAGAATGGATCAAAGTACCTAACTTATGTTGCTCAGAATCTTCTTGAAAATGCTGGTAAAAACGACACAGGGATTGAAAAAATCTATAAATTTGAAATTATTCCATAAACCCAGTACTATATCTGATATGGATAATAATCAGACTGAAGTTTTTTCAATACCCCACATGGACATGGTTGCTATAGAGCTCCACGAGATGTATCAATCTTTACAACGCGGGGGGTTTACTGAAAAAGAAGCAACTCATATAGTTGGAATGACTGTAGCTTTTGGAGCTATGCTTCCAAATAAAGATATGCGTGATTCCCCGGAAACTCCTCCAATGGATTTTGATGATCCAGATGATGGATTAGATCTACTTTAAAAATAAATACAAGGACGAAAATGACAAACGGATTAATTGATGTACAACTTCATCTAGTCGATAGCGTAGAATCTGCCGGTAAGTTTATTACCTGGTTAGGAGAACGTCGACCACACGATGCAATTGCTATTGATACTGAAACAGGCGAACGCGAAGGACGCCCACGATCAGATGCACTATCACCATGGCATGGAGATTTAAGATTAGTTCAAGTTGGCGATGGCATGACTGGATGGGCCATCCCCTGGAATGAGTGGGGGGGTGTTTTCTATGAAGCAATGAGCAGATTTGATGGTCAAATAGTTTGTCACAATATTGCTTTTGAAGCTAAATGGTTTGAAATTAGATCTCGTTGGAGTATGCCCTGGCACCGATCTCACGACACCATGATTATGGCTCAGCTAATTGACCCACTAGGTTCAGGTGCCCTGAAGAAACTTACATCTCAGTATGTAGACTCAAAAGCAGCTGCACTTCAGGCACATTTAGATGAAGAGCTTCATAAAAACGGTTGGACTTGGGGTACTGTACCTACTAACTTTCAGCCTTACTGGTCTTATGGTGCCCTTGACACCGTTCTTACAATGCGTTTATTCGAACAGTTCTGGGAAAAGTGTGGACCAGGAAAACCTTATAGCCAAGCATATGAACTTGAAATGGCTGCACGTAAAATTGTAACTCGTATGGAGCTCAATGGTGCTCGCATTGATCTTGACTACTCACGTAAAAAATATGATGAACTAACTGCCTACTCCGAATCTGTAAAAGACTGGGCTAAGGGTATGTATGGCGGAGCTTCAATTACAAGTAACGTACAGCTAGTAAGACTACTTGAGACGCTAGGCGGGGAGATTACAGATCTAACCCCATCTGGTCAAAAATCTGCTTCAGCTGATCAGCTAAAGAAACTAATTATTGATGGAAATCCACAAGTAAGAGAGCTAGCAGAAATTGTTCTAAAGCAAAGAAAAGCTGACAAACTTGCTAGCACATATTTCTTAAACTTTATTAATGACAATGTCAATGGTTTTGTTCATCCATCCGTAAAAACTATGGGTGCTCGAACAGGACGCATGTCAATCACAGCACCAGCTTTGCAGACTCTACCAAAAGGCGATGACACTGTTCGTCGTGCATTCTTACCTAAAGATGACGACCATGTTATTATCACCTCTGACCTAGACCAAGTCGAGTTTCGCATGTTTGCATCTCTATCTAAAGATCCAAACCTAATCAATCTATTCAATCTTGCTGATGCAACTGGCTCCGATCCGTTCACTGAAATCGGTCGTGAAATCTACCAAGACCCATCAATGGTTAAGTCAGATAAACGTCGTAACCTAATCAAAGGTGTGGTCTACGGACGTCTGTACGGTGCAGGTGTGGCTAAGCAAGCTCTTACTGCGGGTGTGCCAGAAGAACAGATGCGTGCTGTATCTAATGCTTTTGATGAAAGATTTCCGGGAATGATTTCATTCCAAAAGGAAATCGAAGATATTGGTATGCGTAGACTTCGTGATGAGGGTCAGGGTTATGTTCACACATGGACTGGACGTAGATTACCTTGCGATGAAGATCGCGTATATACTCTTGTAAACTATCTGATTCAGGGTGGAGCAGCCGAAGTATTCAAGGCAAACTTGATTAAACTTGACAGAGCTGATTTAACCGACTATCTTATTGTTCCAGTACATGACGAAATTGTTCTCAATGCACCTCGTAGCGAAGCTGAAGAAATTAAACAGCTAGTTCGTGAATGCATGACAACTCGAGACGGCTGGGCAGTTCCCCTAACTGCTGATGTCGATGGTCCACTAAATAACTGGGGAGAAAAGTATAAATAATGACAAGAGTAATACTTGCAGTAGATCCAGGCAAAGCTAGCGGCATTGCTTTATTTGAAGTTAAACCAGATTCTGAACCAGAACTACTTTGGTCTGGAGAATATCAACAACATGAATATGCATTTCCTATTCGTAAAGCTTTTAACTATGCACAAGCTAGGGAAACTAGGCTAGAAGTAGTTTGCGAAAGATTTACCATTAATGCTCAAACTGTAAAAAATTCTCAAGCTCCATATTCTTTGGAGCAAATTGGAATTTTGAAACAGGTTATGTTAGACTTCGGACGTGACCCAGAGGATATCTATTTTCAGTCTCCAGCCGATGCCAAAGCCATGTTTAATAATGAAAAGATTAGAATTTTGGATTATTGGCATCGTGGGGGAGAGGGACACGCCCTAGATGCAATAAGACACGGATTGCTAAGATTAGCAAAAAGTGGCTGGATACCTAGAAAATTACTAAAATAATTAGAGATACTATTGACTTTTTTAAATAAAGTTTTAAAATATCTGATAGTATCTATTCATAACGACAGAAAGAAATGCTTAAATGGCTGTAACAGTTGAGCTAAATGAGACTGGTTCTCACATCAACATCTTCGCTGATTGGCGATTCAAAGAGCTTTGCAAGAGTGTGCCAGGCTCTAGCTATGACGCAAAAACATCAACTTGGCGTGTTCAGACTTCTTGGGCTACATGCCTAGCACTTCGCTCTACCTTTAAAAACGATCTAGTTATTGGAGAACGTTTACAAGCATGGGCTATTGAAGAACGTGCAAATAGAATTGATCCATCTAACTCACTACGTGATTTGGAAGAACTTCCAGATGGCGAGGGTGATTCAGATCTATTCCCTCACCAAAGAGCCGGAGTAAAGTTTTTAACTACAGCACGTCGTGCACTTTTAGCTGACGAGCCAGGTTTAGGTAAAACAGCTCAGGCAATTCGTGCCCTAAAAACAATGGCTGAAAACAATGACCCAGTATTCCCAGCTTTGATTGTTTGCCCAAACACTCTTAAAAAGAACTGGCAACGAGAATTTACTAAGTGGTGGCCAAGTGGCGGGCCAACAGTACAAGTTATTAAAGGATCTGCGGCACAGCGTCGCAAGCAGTTTGAGACTCCAGCAGATGTTTACATAATCAACTGGGAGTCACTACGTACTCACTCCCGTTTAGCTCCTTATGGATCAGTTGCACTTGCTCGTTGCGTAGAGTGCGGCGGACATGACGATAGAGTTTCAGAGAATCGTTGTGAAGTTCACAAGCGTGATCTAAACGAGATTGACTTTAAAGCAGTTATTGCTGACGAGATGCACCGCTCAAAAGAACCTAAGTCTAAGCAGACTCGTGCTTTATGGGCAGCTACCGGAGATGCTGATATTCGTTTTGCACTTACTGGTACACCCATCGCCAATAACGTTCTTGACATGTGGGCAATTCTGCACTGGATTTCTCCAGAAGAGTGGCCTAGCAAAACCAAGTGGATCGATCGCATGGTAGACACTATGATCAATGCTTTTGGTGGAATGATGGTTCTTGGAGTAAAGCCTCATATGGCAGATGAATTCCACGCAACTATTAATCCTCGTATGCGTCGTATGTTAAAGGCTCGCGTACTTCCGTGGCTACCTGAGATGATGTTTGAACGCCGTGATGTCGAAATGTCAGTTAAGCAGAAGAAAGCTTACGAACAGATGCGTGACAACATGATTGCTGAAGTAGAAAATGGCGATGCAGTAGTTGCACCTAGCGTACTAACTCAAGCAATAAGACTCTCTCAGTTTGCTAGTTCTTTTGCAGAAGTTGTCGCAGATGAAGCTACTGGCGAACCTAAAACAATTTTGACAGAGCCATCCTGTAAGGTTGATGCTGTTATGGATGACATTAAAGAAGGCGACTTTGGAGACGATAGCGTAGCTGTCTGCGCTGTATCTCGTCAACTAATTGAACTTTTAAGTGCAAGAATGACTAAAGAAGGAATTACACACGGTCTAATTACTGGTGCTCAAGATGAAGATGAACGTCAAAAAGCAATTGATGACTTCCAAGCTGGACGCATTAAGTGGATTCTATTTACAGCACAAGCCGGTGGAGTGGGTGTCACCTTGACAGCAGCCCGCAGACTTGTTATGCTACAAAGACCATGGTCACTAGTTGATCACAAACAAGCTCTAGACCGTATTCACAGAATCGGTTCAGAGATCCACGATTCAGTGGTTGTGATGGATTACGTTACTGAGGGATCAATCGAAGAGCGTGTCATCCAAGTTCTAGAAACTAAGGCTGATAACTTTGAACAGATTGTTCGAGACAAAGACAAACTACTACAGTTGCTAAAAGACGACAAGGCAGGTAAGCTATAAAAATGAACGACGAAACTACACAAGAAGTTATGCCATACCGTCTCTCTAACTCAGAGATTCAGGTATTCAAAGATTGCAGACGTAAGTGGTGGCTAAACTACTACAGACGTCTCATGCCAAAGAAAAGAGACTACACCGGTGCTTTAGCCCTTGGATCTCGTATCCACGAAGCTCTAGACCAGTACTACTCTTCTAACGGCACAGTGGACCTCCTAGAGGCTCATGCTGCCCTTGTAAAAAAGGATATGGAAACTTTAGTCGCAGAATATCGCGACACCTCAGATCTTGAATCCGAGGCCGAACTAGGACGAATCATGCTTGAAGGATATCTTCAGTGGATGGATGACGAGGGTATCGACGCTGAGCTAGAAATGATTTCTACTGAAGAGATTATTGAAATGCCAATGTTTGATGGAGAAGTTATTCTTCAAGGAAAGCTCGATATGCGTGTTCGCCGTAAGATCGATGGCGTTCGTATGTTCCGTGACTTCAAGACTGTTGGTGGATCTTTTGCAGATTTTGCAAACCAGGCTCAAATGAATGAGCAGATTCTTACTTACATGATGCTAGAACACGCTCAAAATAAATCACCGGAAGAACGTTCCGAGGGTGGTATCTTTACTATGCTTAAAAAAGTAAAACGTACAGCTAATGCTAAACCACCGTTCTACGAGCAAATTGAAGTTCGACACAACGTATTTACAATGCGTGCTTTTTGGCAACGTATTCATGGTACAGTTGCAGATCTAATGACTGTTAAGAAATCTCTTGATGCAGGTCAGGATCCTAATTTTGTCGCTTACCCACGTCCTACCAAGGACTGCAAGTGGAAGTGCCAGTTCTACACTATCTGCCCAATGATTGATGATGGTTCATCAGCAGAAGCAGCTATTGAAGATATGTATGAGGTCTCCGACCCATACGGATATTACAAATCACAAGACGAAAAGAAAGGTAGTGACTAAGCATGTCAGATGTACAGCGTTCACTAACTATCATGGTCTATGGCGAATCAAAGGTTGGTAAATCAACCTTTGCAGTCACAGCACCATATCCTCGCCTCATGCTTGACGTGGAAGGTGGCCACCGCTTCCTCCCAATTAACGTCAGGTATTGGGACCCAATGCGCGAAGAGCCACCTGTGGCTGACGGCACCTGGGACACCGTAGTTGTCACTGTACGTGACTACGACGTAGTTCTAAAAGCTTTCCAGTGGTTACAAGCAGGTAAGCACCAGTTCAAGTCATTGATCATTGACTCCATTTCGGAGCTTCAGGTTAAATGCATGGATAACATCGCCGGTACCGAGCAGATGAAGATGCAACAGTGGGGCGAACTACTTCGCCACATGGGTGCTCTACTTCGTGACTTGCGTGACCTTACAATGCATCCAACTCAACCTCTCGAGGCTGTAGTCCTAACTGCAATGGCACGCGCTGATCAGAATGGTCATATGAAGCCTTACTTGCAGGGTCAACTTGCAGTTCAAGCTCCGTACTTTTATGATGTATTAGGTGCTATTGCAATTGAAAATATTCCAAATCCAGATCCTACTCAGCTGCCTTACAAGGCACGCCGTATGTACGTGGAACGTACGGACAAGTATGATGCTGGAGAGCGCGTTCAAGGCCGATTGGGTTCCATTGTGGAACAGCAAGATCTTGGTGTTGAACGTATGCTCGACATGATTTTCGGTCCACAGACCGAGAAAAAGAAGTCGGCTTAGATCCCTAGCCGACTAAACCATCAATAATAACTATAGGAGTTATACATATGAGTACTCTCAACTGGGGCGACCTAGTCAAAGATGCTGGCGAAACTGCAAGTGGCGGTAATTACGAACCACTTCCAGATGGCGACTATGATCTAAAGGTCATCGAAGCTTCCGCAACCACTTCACAGAGTGGCAAAACCATGTTCAAGATCACTACCGAAGTTCAGGGTGGCGCAAACAACAAGCGTCGCGTCTGGGACAACCTGGTGATCAGTCCAGAGAGCTCAAACGCTCTAGGCATTTTCTTCTCGAAGATGGCTGCTCTTGGGCTCCCTCGTGAGTTTTTCACGAACAACAACCCAACTAACGCACAGATTGAATCAGCCTTGATCGGCCGTACTTTCCGTGCTCAAATTGGATCACGTACCTGGAACGGTAGCAAGCGTAACGAACTAAAGCGTTACTACGTTCAGCAGACTGCTGGAACTATTCCTGCTCAGGCAAGTACACCACCTGCTCCACCTGCTCCACCTGCTCCACCTGCTCCAAGCACTGCTGGAGTGGCAGTTCCACCGGCCCCACCTGCAGCTCCGTTCTAGTCTGTAGTAATTGCGGGGGCATTAGGTAAAACTAGTGCCCCCACTAATTAAAGGTTTACATGTCAAAAATTTTATTAACTGGTATGACTGCACCTCAGTCGTCTTTAAATGCCAATACAAGAAATTTAAGTTTTTCTTCAGCTATTAACATGGCACTTCAAAATTTCGGTCATACCGTAGTTTGGTCAGATCCTAAGATCGACATAACAAAAGACGAATTACATTCGTACGACTCCGTAATTGTAGGTATTGCACCGGTTACCAGCCTTAGTGCAAATAAAATATATGGAGCTTTAAATATAATCAATCTTCTCTGGGGCTCAGATAAACTTAACCTACTTATAGATGCTCCAAACGTATCTCAAATAACAACTTCTTTAAGATCTGTAAAAAATAATCCAGACACTTTAACTAAAGATTTTTTCTCAAATAAAAAAGGCTATTCTTCTGTAGTAAATAATCAATTATTAAAGACAAGTATTTTAAAAGCTATAGATTTATTGCTGGAACAAGATTGGCCTACCACACTTGTACCTGTGTTACCTTGGAAACAAAACTATTCAGATAAAGAATTAAATCTTCCAAAATCAGCAAAGAAATCAATAACTTATTTAAATTTAGATTCTCATTTAATTGAAGATCCAATTAATTCATTAGATAAAATATATAAGTGGTCGGCAGACCAACCAGAATCAACTTGGACTAAAAAGATTTCAAAGACTATAGAACTTCCAATCTCTCCAGTAAAAATAAATAAAGGATCAACAGATAGAGATGCATTATCTCAAATCTCCAGGTCTGTGGGGATACTACTATCTCCATATAAAAATGAAGGCACATGGTGGTCATATAGATATGTGCAGTCGATCAATAGTCTAACCCCCATAGCAACACTGTGGGAAGAGTCAGGATCTCTTGGATCAGAGTGGAATATACTTGCTGCAGCATTAGAATCTATGTCTGAAGAAAAAAGAACTCTAGTAGCAATAGCTCAAAGAGATAGCTATATAGCTAAGATACCAACTAAAAAACAATCAATAAAATTGCTTGAAAAAGCATTAAAACTAACAAATTAAGGATAAACATGAAAATAAATATGGACTGGATAAACTATCAGTTAGGTAATTTAAACGTTAGACACGGTAATGGAAATGCTGTAATTCATCTACTAAATGCTTGGAAAGAACTTCCAGAGTTTAAGCGTGAGGATGCAGAACAAATAGCTAACTTATTTATGCACCTTGCTTTAGAGCATTCATTAGTACCGCCTCCAAAAGATGAAGTATATGTTCAAGCAGAACGAGGCTTTTTAAAAGTTAGAGACATCGTTAGAGTAAAAAATGATGCTTTTGCTGGAGACGTTGGTATGATTCATAATGGACGTCCAGGAGTTATTGTAGCTATTAGATCCGGAGACATTATTGTAGATCTAACTGATCTAGAAAATCCCCCAATTAAGTCTGCTCACTACCAACCAGAACACCTATTGAAAAGAGTCCAGTAATGCGTACAACATTTGAACTAGAATTTGAAGCTTCCGATTTTTATGAATCTCAAGCTATAGCACTAAATCAAGCTGCAGACTTTTTAAAAATAGATGTGACCGAGATCTCTGAAAAACTATCTGTAGAATTTAAAGTTAAGGACTCAGATACCGTTGAAAAATTTAAAGTTACAGCTCATATTCAAGTAAAAACCGGAATATCTTTAAATTCATTATAATAAAATAACTATAAATAGACTGGCGTTTTCCACACATTTTATATAAAATACTTGTACACTTATCTTGTGAAGTTGATTATTTATGCGAGATAAACGTACCGGTGAATGCTTATGGTTTGAATGGTCTGGAGATGGGTTTAATACCTCCAGACCTTCTTCAATCATATTTTTTACCTACGATCACGTAGATCTCGATATAGACCTAATTAAACGAGCACTGGCCTCGGCTCTTCAAAGAGATGGAATTGTTATATCTCTTGGAGAGGGATACAAAGCTGTCGAGAGAGGTCATATTTCATTTGGATATGTCGGAGAAATAGATGAAGAGATATATCCAACCGTATGCACCGAACAAGGAGAAACTAAGTACGGAAACCTGGTAGCCAATCCAGAACCCGTTACTTGGGTTGAGATAATATGACAAACTGGAAACCTAGTAATGGATTTGATTGGCAAGAAGAAGCCGAATGTGCTAAAAGAATAAATAGAGATGTAGACTTCTTTTCTCATAAAAACGAAGATAGAATGAAGGCTAAAAATCTTTGTTTTATTTGCCCCGTTCGAAAAGAATGCGTAAAGTCAGCTTTAGAGAATATGGAAATTTGGGGGATCTGGGGAGGACACGATGAATATGAGATCAGACGAACTCTTTCAGTGAATATAGATAAAGCTGAGACTAGGTACGATCGATTCCCAAAATGTTTATATTGCGGAGCTAAGACTAAGTTTCTTCGTCCATTAATTGCAGAAAATCCAGAAGGTGGACGTTGGGCCACAGTACGTTTAGTAAATTGTACAATGTGTGATTTTACTTGGAGAAGTAGGACAAGCGTAAACGCAGTAAATGCTTACTTCAAACTCACAGCAGACAAGCAAGAAGAGTTTGACACTCAAGAAGAATTAAACGAAGAGCTTGAAGCAAGCGGAGTTGATCTTAACGAGTTGGAAGAAGATCTGGATTAACAGCTAGAACACTTATGTGCTCTCGAGGTTCGTAATCTCCACCCATAACCAATGTCAACAAGCCAGGCTTAGATTCAAGACCGGCACGATCACGGAACCATTCAGATCCTGGATCAGTTGTAGGACACTGTAGCCACAAACGTTGACCAATATCCATCGATTTAAAATTGTGATAGTGGCCAGAAATCCAAATATCAGCAAGACCTAGTGCAGTTTGACCTGCAGCTTGCCCAGATAAGTATTTCATAACGTCTCTACCAACCTGGTGACCATGGAATAGTCCAAGCATAGTTCCATTAATATCAACTGTAAGAGTTTGATGACCAGAGGATGGGTATCTAAACTCAACATGTTGTAACGCTGGATTCTCGGCACATGCATCTTGCACTGCTGAAGCAATTTCAACATTCCATCCATCAGCTGGATCAGCTGCAACTTGACGAGTTACCTCATCGTGATTTCCGTTGATAACAGGAACAACTATACGCTCTGCATAAGGAGCTAAAGCTTTAATTTGTGCCATAAGCAATCGACGTGCAACACGCACCTGTTCTGTAAGTCCTAAATCAGATGCTGCTTGACCTTGCAAACGTCCATTCTGACTTGTAAGACCTTCAACATGGTCTCCCGGGAGAGCTAGAACAATGGTTCCTAAGTTCAAACCAATTTTTTTAAGATCTTTAAATCTATTTATTGAAGCTTCAGTTAAGTAAAGAATACGATCAATTGATTGTTGAGTGCCCTGACCATTAGCTTTTTTACCAATTTGCTGATCGCTCGGAGCTACAACATAAGCACCATTTCCAGTAGCAACTTTGATTCCACGTTCTGGACGCCATTTCTTAACTTCATCAATAAGAGCTTCTGCATCTAAAGTATCAGCAATAATAAGGCTAGATGGGGTGACGTTTACACGAACTGATTCTAACCACTCACCGCTATACGTCTGCCAACGCGAACGACGTAAAGAAGTCACTGTCCATGAGTTCGGATCTAGATCAAATTCTTTTAGTACATCAGCGGTATCAGGAATCTCCCCTACCGGGTGAGGCTTAGATACAACAAAACCACCTTTAGAGTCATCGACATCTAAACGTGGTCGCCAATCTTCTGGAGTGTTTAATGATTTAATATCTGAACCACTAACTCCGGGACTTGCTAAAGTTTCTAATTTATCTGAAATACCCATTAGGCTACCTTCCTGTAGCAACCACAATCTTTGCGGCGATGACGATCAACTGAACTATCTGAAAGGTCAAATCCTTCATCTCGAAGAACTCTTCCTATATCTACATTAGATATTCTACGAGGATCTCCCTCAGGTACAGATAGAGCATCAATTAAATAGTTACGATCTTTTTCAGGCAAAACGGTACCCATAAGCAAAGCTCCTAGTTTACATTTAGATCCTGATTTTTTTGAAGCTTCGGCTAACTTATCCGATAGAGACATATAGTACTCCTTAGTGTGTCATGTATGTCTTTTTAATACTAACGTCTTTTTACTACTTTTATAGCAAATTAAACAACTTTTTTTAGTCTAGTTTTCTTAGTAGAAGTAGGCTCAGATGACACGCCCAAAACAAAATTCTTAATTAGTCCAATTTCAGCCTGAGTTTTTACAACATGAAGCTCAATAGTATTGACTCTATCAGCCAATGAACTGCCACCATTTTCCCAAAGTTGGTGCTCGACTCGGTCTAATCTTTCAGAAATTGTTCTACCTTGAGAGTCTAATCCAATAGATTTTTGAATTTTATGTGTTATTCTATAGATAGCCACAATTCCGCCAACAATGACGCCAATTGCTGTTACCACAGCTGACACGGTAAAAACTTGGTCGATGATCAAAATAATGCCTTAATTGATGACGGATATTATGTGTATAATTGTACCCTACCACTTGATCGGCGATTAGCCCTAGACGTGCTACGCTTTCTTTTTTAAAGTAATTAAAATTACATTTCAACTTGAATTTTTCACGTCCTTGCTGTATCGTTTTTGATACAGCTCCTATTGAGAGGCTTTTTATGCAACGACAATTTACGGCAGGTAACTAACTATGACTCAACCTGAATCTACTCACATTGAGAAATTATCTAAAGCATCCGTCTGGTATGCTCAGCAAGGTTGGAAAATCCTACCTTGCCACGGTATTGATGACGGTGGTCGCTGTACCTGTAATGGTATTCATGGTGAACCTAAAGATGTAGGTAAACACCCAGCTATTGGTGAATGGAACTCACGTGCCACAGACGATCAACTAGTTATTCATAACTGGTGGAATGCATCTCCTATCAATAACATTGGAGTATTTTGTCAACCATCTGGATTTATTGTTATTGACATCGATCCTCGCTCAGGTGGTATCGAGTCATTTGAAAAACTAGATGAACTACTGGACGGTGCGCTACCGAACACAGTGGAAGCTCTTACTGGACGTTATACATATAACGGTCGAGCTGAACGTGGACGTCACTTATTTTTTAAAGTAGATAATTTAGAACAGTTTGTAGGTAATTTAAAAGCTAGCGGTTTAAACGGTATTGACATCAAGCACAATGGGTATGTAATGCTTGCACCTAGCCGCCATGGATCTGGAGTCAACTATGAATGGAAGCCAGGACATGCTCCATGGGAAATTAAAATGGCAGATGCCCCGGAAGCTTTACTAGAGGTTATTCGTAAAAAGAATCGTAAATCTGGATCATCCCACTCCGACGGCGATTGGGGTTGGATGGGAGATCTCGATTATAAAGGTGATCGAGTAGATATTGCCAAGATTCTTGAAGAAGGAATTGACGAAGGCTCCCGAGCCATAGACATTTATAAACTTGCCTGTGCTCTATCAAATAAATACGGAGTAGAAACCCCAGAAAAACGTTTAATGGTTGAAACTTTAATGATTCGTTTTAACTATGAAAAAGTACGTCCACCAATGGAACTAGAGGGTGTTAACTCACTTCTTATGCACGTCCGCCGTGCAATGGATTTTGTTGCTGAAAATCCTATTACAGAAAAGATTTGGCCTGGACTTCAAGATTGGGCAAATAGATCTCAAGAAGAATCTAGATCCGCTAAATCAAAAATAGAATCAGAGCCTAGCCCAACAGCAAGATCTCAAATTGGAACTGTAGGGCACTCAATATCTGAAGCAGCCCACAACGGTATATCTATTTCAGATGCTTTTAGTAGCGGTAACGTGGATGTACCAAAGAACGTTGATGCTATTTCAGAAGCCGAGGGCGGTGAGCCAGGTAGAAGATCTCTATCTGATATCGGTAATGGACGTCGATTAATTGATTCGTTTGGATCTTCAGTTCGATATACTCCTGGTATTGGTTGGTTTATTTGGGATGGTCAGTACTGGAAACCAGATGCCGAGGACCTTGGAATGAAAGAGTTAGCTAAACACTTACCAACTGTTATTACTACTGAAGTGGTTAATTACACTGATGAAGATAAGCGTGGAGAAGTCATTAAGTGGGCTAACCAAGTTAGATCAAACAGTAGATTGAATGCTGCCATTGAAAGTGCAAACTCTGATAGTAGAGTAATTACATCTGTCGAGTCATGGGACGGTGATGAATATTTATTAGGTGTGTTAAACGGTGTTATCAATCTAAAGACCGGTGAACTTATGAAAGGTCGTCCAGACTTACACATTACAAAGCGTATTCCTTTGTCTTATACTCCCGGTATGCGTAATATGCGCTGGGAGCAATTTATTGATTTTGCTACTGGTGCAGATAAAGAACTTCAAGACTGGATTCAACGAGCAGTTGGCTACACACTTACTGGCCTAAACAATCAGGACCTTATGTTTCTTGTCTACGGCCCCCCAGGTTCTGGTAAGAATACATTTGTTGAAGCAATCGTTAAAGCTCTTGGAACTCAACAGTATGCTTGGCCTCTAGATTCAAGCATTCTTGCTGACACAGGTGCTAGCACTAGCAGCACAGATATGTACCACTGGGCCGAGTTGCGTGGTCGCAGAATGGTTTGGGTAGACGAGTTACCTGAATCTGAACGTCTAAAAGAGAATGCTGTTAAGAAACTTACCGGTTCATCTGAAATCTCAGCACGTTCCCCAGGTGAAAAACCATTCACATTTAAAGCTCAGGCCAAGCTGTGGATTACAACTAATCACCGTCCAATGATCAATGATGACGCTATGTGGCGTCGTATTAGACCTATTCCATGGAGTAACGTACCTGAGTCCCCAGACCCAGACCTAAAAGCCTATCTATTCGACCCTGAAGGCGGTCTACCGGCTGTTTTAGCTTGGGCTGTAGAGGGAGCTATAAAATACCTAGGATCGTCTGCTAGAGACCCTTTAGGGTGGTGTATGGCCGTTTCTGAGGCAGCCGAGATCTATCGTAAGAATGAAGATCGCATTGGCATGTTTTTGAATGAAGAAACTCGTGAAAACGATGGTGCTTCGGTTTTAGTTAAGCAAATGTACTCAATTTATAGAATGTGGTCTGATGAACGTGGTGAGCGTCCACTTACTCAGATCGCATTCCATAGAAAGCTTTCAGACAGAGGTCTACAGATTATAGGCCAAGGATCTAAAGCTGAAATTAAGAATAGAACGTTAGCTCCTAGAGCAGTAGAATCCAAAGAAATTGATTGGAATGTTGCAGTACGCCTAGCGCACTAGTGGTATAGGATTTAATTGTGTCTTGGGATCTATTCGGGAGAAAGACATGGAGGGGGTCTGAAAAGACCCCTTCCTCTAATAATTAAGGAGTTTTATGTTAATTGCAATTGCTACCCCTATGTACGGTGGTATGTGTCATGGGGGATATATGCACAGCGTTCTTCCGCTATCTTTTACGTTAGCTGGTATGGGAGACTCAATGTTTTATCCAGTAATTAGTAATGAGAGCATTATTAGTAGAGGTAGAGACGCTCTAGTCCACGACATGCTTCAAAATAAAGAAGCTGATGGAATTTTATTTATTGACGCAGACACTGGATTTGATCCAATTGGAGTAGCAGACATGGTGCACTCTGGGAAAGATTTTATTGGAGCTATTTACCCTAAAAAAGCTATTAACTGGGAGCAAGTAAGACAAGCTGCATTAAACGGTGAAGAAGATCTTGAAAAATATGCAGGATTTTTTACCGGAGTAATTCCTAGCGGTACTGAAATTAAAATTACGGAACCACTTGAAGTTGAAAGAATTGGAACTGGACTTGTCTATATAAGTCGAAGAGTTTTTGAAGAGCTAGCTCCAAGTTGTAAAACGTATAAAGATATAACTCAACACAACGGAAAACAAGTTGAGCGCGAACTTACACAATTTTTTGATATGCAATTTGACGAGCACGGTCAACTTCTCGGGGAAGATTACTATTTCTGTGAAAGATGGAAGTCTATTGGCGGGAAGATTTATGCTGCCCCGTGGATTGACACAGTTCACTATGGAAATTACGGTTTTGCTGGCAGTTTTGCTCAAACAATTATGAAGAGAGATTAATCTAAAGAATCGTAAATATTTTTAACTGTAGTGGCGTACCATTTCCCTCCATTTTGGGTTGGTACGCCATTATTATTTAATCGTCTAGCTATTTCGTGAAATGAAAGACCAGAATCTTTCTGTTTTCTAATGAGATCTTTTACTTCATTAGAAGTTTTATTTTTAGGGCCCATATCAACACCCCATTTAATACCTCGGGCCCGTCGATCTTTGTGAACATCCTTTTGACGTTCAGCAATAATCCCACGTTCCATCTCTGCCAAAGCAGACATAATTGTAACCACAAAGCGTCCTTGATAACTAGCTGTATCCAAATTTAGATCAAGCATGACTAGACGCCATTTATTAGCATTGGCTCGGTCAATGATGCTCAAGAAATCCTTCGTAGAACGGGCTAAGCGGTCGATACGCGTCACAAATAGGGCTGAAGCAGTCCCAGTATCTAAACGCTTTAAAGCGGCTGTAAGAGCCGGACGGCCCGTAATTGACTTACCTGAGCGACCCTCCTCACGGACAAGTTCAAACTCTGTATATCCAGCTAGTTCAGCAGCTTGACGTAGCTGACGTTCTTGAACATCTAATGAAACTCCATCACTTACCTGGAGCTGGGTAGACACACGAGCATATAAAAGTGCTATTCCTTGATCAGACATTAAAGCTCCAAAAGTTTTTCAATTTTGCCATAAAAATTTTCTATAGTGCTGTCATTACTTAGAACAGCATTAAAATTGTAATTATTTAATTCTTTTTCAGATATATGATTATTTGGAGCAAGAAGCCCAGGTCTATTTATTCTCCAAATAGATCCCCCACGAGATGCCACAGCATCTGCTTCATTAATAAATCTACAGTCTGAAAATACAACTTTGTCGTATTGCTCAGCTTTTTTAAAAGCTTGATCTACCCAAAAATTGCTACCAAAAATATTACGTCCTACTTCAGTACCCATTTTTTGGATAAGCTCTCTTACTTCAGGATTATCTTCTTTAGCTCTATCCCAGCCACCAAGCCTGACCAATGTTGATAATTTTATGGAGGATATGCCAAACGCTACGCTTGGATCTAATGCAAGTAGTGCTTCTCTCATTGGATCAGCAAAAGATACCCGCGTAAATCCATGATTCTTAACCAAATACTCAGCGGCAGTATCTTTTCCAGATCTAGCCAGTCCAGATATTCCAATAAATTTAGTCATTTTGTCTCCTATCTATATAGTAACTTTATACAAAGACACTAGCACAATACAGTCTGACACGCATGAGATAATAAACTAGTAATGATCGCAGACCGTAAGGCCCCGAGTGAAACAGAATAATGGAAAAGATCCATATCAGTGCAGCGAGTGCAAACAAGTATTTGTTGTTAGAAAACTAGCAGAGTGCTGCGAACTAAAACATCAGGGAATAGTATTTGTTCGACGTCCAGAGCAAGAGCCTAGACCTAAGAAAGATTCTTAATTTGCTCTTCTAATTCTTCTACTTTAGCCACTAGTAGGATAATAGCATCATGGGCGGCTTTCAATGCTTGAGGATTTACTAGACCTTCAGTCTCCCAGTAAGCCAGTAGTTCGTTTATCTCATCCATTAGTTATCCTTATGCCCATGTACCGACACCAGCAACAGTTCCGTTACCGATAGGGGTTATTTTTATGTAAGAACCAGCACCAACAAGGAAAGAGTAATCAGGGTCAACGCCAGTGGCTGTGGCTGCTGGTGAAATCTTTACGCTACCTGTGCCAGTTACACGAATAATGCCTTTTACGTTATAGATTGAATACCTAGAAGTTCCAGCAGTAGCAGCGGCAATCACTGTAACAGTGGCGTTGCTGGTGATTGTGCGAGTGGTTGGTGTTGATGCAGTTGCCAAACTTGTTGTGTTAGTTGCTATTGAGATTTGCTGGTAGATAGTTGTAGTAGGTGACCCAGACACGGTAGTTAGTAAAAATGAGTGGCTTTTTGCTGTTGAGGCTGAACCAACAGCAGTTACGGAGGTAGTTACGTTTAGTTCAAACTCATAAGTTGTTCCAGCAACAAGCACTAGACCAGTCGTGGCGCTTCCAAAAATGCTTTTAGCAGTAGCAGTGATTGAAAAATCAGCAGCATAAGAACCATCAGAAACATAGTAGTAAGAAGCAACATCAACTGCTCTACCTGTAGTGGCATTAGGGGTTTTGTAAAATGCTGTTCCGTCATACTCTACTGCACCAGCAACTGGAGTAGTAAGAATATTAGTTGCACCAGATGTGCTGTCAAAGTAGAGTGGTCCAGTTCCAGCGGTTCCTACACCACCTAAACGCAACGTTAGAGAAGATGTAAGTACTCCACCAGTAAATGAACCGCCAGATACTGTAGTCCAAGTAGGGGTTGCACCTGCACCAGCAGAAGTTAGAACTTGACCTGAAGTTCCAGCGGAACCATTTAACTGTATTGAACTTGTTGTACCTGCATAATTAACTGTCCCATTTAAAGTTATTACTTTAGTAGAAGATGCCTTACCGATAGTTATAGACGCAGCTTCGTTAGTGGTACCAATACCAATTGTTCCAGCAGATCCAGTACTAAATGTTCCAACGTCAATGGTTATGGCACCAGAGTTACCTGTAGAGCCAGCATTACCAGTTAGAATAGAAATTGCTCCGGATGTACTTCCAATTCCCGAACCATTACCAGTGCTTAATGTCAAAGCTCCACCGTTAGCTGGTGCTGTAGCAGTTCCAGTAGAAATAGTTACTGCACCAGACGCGGCAGCCGAGTTTCCAGATCGAAGTGTTACAGCACCGGTTGTACCAGAGGTAGTAGTAGCACCAGTAATAACGTTTATTGCACCTGAAGCAGCCCCAGTAACAGCTGCACTGTTTAAAGCAATGGCTGTAGTTCCAGTAGGACCGGTAATTGACGTAATACCAGTAATAGCCATGTTTGTACCAGAAGATGTAGTTTGAGTCTGACCAACGTACCCAAGAGATCCACCAGAAGCTGCGGCTGCCCATTCTGGAAGACCAGAAGTAGAGTTATAGGTAAGCACATAACCATTTGTGCCCGGAACAGCTAAGGCAGCTAAAGTTCCAGGAGTTCCTGTAGCCGAAGCATAGATCAAATCACCCTTAGCAGTTGTAGGATTTAATGCTAAAGTTCCAGTTGCAGTCGGAAGCGTAAGAGTTCCAGTATTTGTAATTGTAGATATAACTGGAGAAGATAGTGTTGGAGAAGAAGACATAACTACGTTTCCAGTACCGGTGTAAGTACTGAAATCTGTGATACCAGATTCCCAATCTGCGGCAGTAGTTAAAGTAGTCCCGATACAAGTTACCATTGCAGTAGTGTTAGGAGGAACGGTGATCACTAAGTTTCCACCAGAAGAGTTAACTGTCAAGTTTCCAGCACTATTATTATTTACAAGATGGAATGTCCAACCAGTTATTAAAGTACTTGTAACTGGAAGAGTAATTGTTTGAGCAGTGCTTCCAGTAAATTGCTGATAATAAGAGCTTGTATTTGATAGTACATATGCTGTTCCAGATGTAACTGTTGATGTGTACCCCATCAACCTTGCTATGCTTTTTGGAGCATTAGTATCTAAAATTGTTGCGCCATTTAATCTCAAAACCGAGCCAGAAGCTAGATTTAAATTTCCATTTATTGTTGTAGTAATACTTGAAGTACCAATATTCACTGTTCCAGGAATATTAATAGTACTTGCTCCACCCGTATATCCAATATTTATATTTAGAGTGGTATTTCCTATATTTATAGATCCTGGAGTTCCAGTAGCAAATGCTCCAGTAAGATCCCCAGCATTTATATAAATGCTTCCAGTTGTTCCGCTAGCATTAGTATTGGTTAGGCCTCCAGTTGTAATATTTATATTTCCAGTATTTCCTGATACAGAGGAACTGCTACCGCTATATAGAGAAGTAGCACTTCCACCAGCAGACGTTATAGTTATAGCACTTAAACTTGAAATAGAAGATATTCCAGTCATACCTTGAGCTGCGCTACTTGCTTGTACAGCAGTAGTACCGATATACCCGCTAACGGCACCAGACGCCGAAAATGTCCAAGTTCCAGCGGTTTTAGTAATTGTTATAGTTGAACTACCAACAAAGTTTAAAGATTGACTCGAATAGTTATTAAATTTATATCTATCAGTACCATCATTGGTACCGCTATCAGCAGTGAGAGTTAAAGAATTTTTAAGACTTCCACCAATACCTAAATTATCTACCCAGAAACGATCAAATTTACCTTCAAGACCATTTGCTGAAATAGCAAACCTATCTGCGCTAGCTTGAATTACAGATCTTAAATTATATTTATCGTAGTATCCAGCAATTAGAGCGTAGTTTTCAAATAGTACTGTTGATGTGGTAATAAGGTGTTCTTTTTTACTTGAAACAAGTTCAAATCCAGCTTCTCTATCACCAGAAGTTAAATTTAGATATGCACTTAAATTTTGATAATTTTCAGCATTATCCACATACTGGTATTCACCGCTTGATAGTGCAGTAGTTTCGTAGTCAGTAGGTTTTAATATTTTTAGAGCATTTGTTCCAGAAGTTCCTAAACTTGGATTTAAAAACATAGTTTTAGAAAAATTACTTGGTTTGAACCCAATGTAATTAAAATAATTTAAATAAGCAGTTTGAGTGTCGAGATCTATATTTAACCATTTTTTAGTTCCTTCGATTGAAGCTTGAGAAGGATTATAAGTAGGAATTTCAACTGTGTCTGAGTACCATCTATTTGTACTAAGAACATCTCCATAAAATATCTTGTTCGATGTAGATAAATAAACATTATCTAAAATAAATCCAATACCATTTGATATTGCATTCATTTCAAATTTAGTTGTTGAATCTACTACAGTTCCAGCTCCATCGTGAGTGTAGAACCAGGCAGGAATGTCTATAGATATGTCTGTACCCAAAGCATGGTTAGTTTCATCAAGTATTGAGTAGCTATAATCAAGTAGATTAGAGTCAATAATAATTGCGTCTGACTTATACATGTAGGGTAGACCACGGGTAGCATCTCTATAGCCATTAGCATATAAAGTTGAGTCAGAAATATAGTATTTATTTATTCCGGAATTCCACTGGGATTTAGTGGCTATAGATGCAACATCAGAAATAGCTACAGTAGAACCATTACCAAATCTAAATCTAACTTGAGAAATGTCATATGCAGCATTTACTACTTTATAAACTTGAACAGGTCTAGTAAATCCATAGGGATCGGTAGCAACATCTGGGTTAGTTCCAATTGGATCAAGACTTGTCATGGACACAGGACTTCCAGCACCATTTACTTCATCTACGTAGTTATCCGAACTTACATAAAAAGTATAGTTTCCAGAAGATCTAGTTCTACTTGGGTATGCAAGAACTGAATAAGTTCGTACATATACTCCAGTACTTATCATTCTAGGTACATAATCAAAATACTCTCCGTATAGAGAATCGTACTTATTACCTTCAAAGTCTAAAAGTGCAGTGTCATAAGCATCTAAATAATGATCAGTAGACGTTGTAACTTTCCACACCAATACGGATGCAGATCCAGTACCGGTAGAAGTTGCAACAGCTGCACCATTTCTAGTCACAACAACTGTAGTAGAGCTAGCACTAGTAATCTTTACGTTAGTTATATTGTGGGCAGAATCACCAAATCCAGTAACTTTTAGACGTTGGCCAACTACAAAGTTCAATCCAGTTCCGGTATATGTGATCTGAGTAGTGGTTGATGAAGCTGATGTAAATGTTCCAGTTACAATTTGCCTAGCCACTGATGTAGGAGTAGAAGCATAGGCATTGTATTTAGGAAATATGTTCATTCCCAGATATAAAATTCGTCCAGATCTATAAAGATTGTATGTGGAACCTACAGCGTAGTCTAAAGTTCCAGAAATGTAAGTAGAAGGAGCAGGGCTATCCCAAGTAATACTTGCACCATAAGAGCTGTCATATTGGTATTGAGGATTAGTGCCATCATTAAATTGTTCTAAAGCAAAAGTGTACCCACTACTAGTTGTCCATGATAAGTCACTGCTAATTCTACTAGCATATAAAGTAAGATATTCAAAACTAGGATTTTTAACTAAGTTAACATCTTCAGCTGAAACATAAGCAACACCAGTGTTTGAAAAGTACCCATAATCAAATTCAGATTTTGAATAATCACGTAGATATAGACCAGCAATATCTCTAATGGCTAGAATTGAAAAACCGTTTACTTCAGGAATTACCGTGTCAGGTCCAACACTGTGGTACTTATATGTATTACCACTTATATCAATAATTACAGAAGAATCGGTATTAAAAGTAGAGTCTTCATAAACTCTAACTTTAACATAGTCACCAATTGAATAATTATGATCAGCAACAGTGACCTCAGCAATTTCAGAATCTCTGGATATAGATATAATATCAATTTGATCATCTATGTATGATTTAAAAAGACCAACATATGTTCCAGAAGTTACATTATCGTCTGTCAAACCTATATTGGAACTTTCTATAAGAGTTCCTTGAATTACATAGTCTCCAAAAGTTCTTTTAACTAGAGGTTGACTAATATTCCAATAACCAATAGTTCCGGAGTAAGCATTAATATTTCCACGAACGTACACGTTAGCAAATTCTGAGTTCCCATATCCGTCAATTCTCCAACCAGATACCCCCGGAAGATAATTTAAACTAGATATAGATTTATTATCTAAAACTATATCTTCACCAATTTCATTAGATCCAATTGCATTTGCAGCAATAGAAGTAACGTGATTTCTATTATTTAATTTAGTAACATCTTCACTCATAGCTCTTAAATAGTCAGAGAGCTCTTTACCTCTTTGTATACGTCTATTTGCCAATTCTGTCCACCTCCCAGTCTGTCACTAGAGTTAAATCAATCTCTTCCGGGAATGCAGGGCTATTTGGAACAGATATTTTAATGTTATCAATCCTTCTAAGAATAACGTCTTTTCTAGGTTCTAATACACTAGCTAATCTACTATTAATAAATCCAGCTTCATCATCAACTATTAATTGGCACCAATCTCCGGGATTATAAGATCCAATTACAGGCGGTAAAGAGCCATTAACTCTAATTACAAAGTCTCCTTGAGGGGGCCTAGACTGATATAAAAATCTTTTAGCTGTTGCATAAAAATCTGCCTCGGCATCATAGTTACCCCAATTATCCCTATTAACAGTTATAACTAGAGGATTGTACTGAGTAGGCCAATCAATTTTCTCTGCCCTATCTAAAATAGGCCATCCAGCTTCAAGAAGATCATTATCGGCAGCTCCAGAGAATCTTGCTACAGAGTTTGGATCTCCTGCACCATTATTACCAGATACAAACATTCTTGTGGCAGCATTTTCAGCACTTTCACTAAAACTTACATTTTCCACATTTCCAGGATGCTCAAATGTAATTTTATCTGCACCAAAAGCATATGGTGGAGCTACTTTACCTACAGGAAGAACTCCCCCTGGCTGAGTATTTAAATATTCTTTAAGCGTAGCAGGAGTAATAGGAACTAAAACAAATTTACGTTTAAACATACTTTCCCCCCCGGAATTATTTAAAGTACAGTCTATCCTATAATTAAACCCATTTACGGAATTACTATACTGTTCCATATGAGCATCAAGAGTTACCATATCACTACCACGAACAATAGTATTTGGATAGAAATTACCGCTATATGTAGTGCCATCGAAATCAAGCCCACCAATATTAGTATTTTTTGGAAACTCTCCGTAAGTTCTAGAGAGTACAACTGGAGTAATAGCTACATAAGGAGCTTCTACTGCTGTTCCAGTAGGGCTTAGTGCTTGCATAGCTACACCATTAGATGCTTCATAACTCGCTGTTTCCGTACTAGCAATTTCAAAATATGTTGCAGTAGCATTAGTTACAGTGGCTGACGTAAAGTTATAAACGTCAGGGATCACACCTTTTATAGTTATTTTTTGACCTGCAGAAAAACTATTATTAGCTGTAAATCTAACAGTTCCAGAGTTAGTACCTATATCTGTAATAGTTTCTGACATAGCAATGTTACTTATGGTATTAGTAACTTTATAGCTAAAAGTAGAATTATCTATTTTTGAAATTGTAACTGGTTTATCATCAGATGGATAATAATTTTTATAGTTATTTGGAAGTACTAATTTTATTACATCCTGATCAACAAATCCATGGTCTGGACAATATAAAGTTATAGTTTTTGTACTAGCAACAGCAGAAATGCCATAAACAGTTTGTGCAGTAATAGACTCTGAGTAATCCAAAAGAGCACTAGCATATGATCTAACATACCCAAAAGGTTTTCCAGAAGTGATAGCAGGAGATACAACAGTCCCTGCTACGTCAATTTTTACTGAAGTAGTGGGAGTACCAGCTGTAGAAGTTATTTTACCTTTACTATTTATTCTAGTAGATCCAGTACCAGTAAATCCAACAACAGTAAGCGTTTCATCAGCTACAAAAGGTAAGTTAGTTCCAGTGTAAGTTATTTGAGTCGAAGAAGCAGATCCACTAGTAAGAGCTTTAGCTTTTGAAATCATCATTGCAGTAGAAACTGCTTTACCGTATAAATTAGAAGCTAAAGTCTGCTCGGTTATGTCCGCTGCATTAGTTAAATTTGTCACAGATACTTCAAAATATTTAACTGAATCTGCTAAATCATTTACTTCAGTGATTACATACACACTACTCCAAGTAAGACTTTGTGCAAAAGCAGTTCCAGTAGGATTTTTATTTATTTTTGTAACTGTAACCTTAGATCCAACCGTGTAGTAGTGTTCGTCAGTTGTTGTATATCTTATAGTTCCAGATGTATTATTTGCAGTATTTTTTGTAAATTTATATTTAGATATTGAAACAACTCCTGCATCTGCTGCAGTTGTAACTCCATCTCTAAAATTAGTTAAAGAATATGTAAAAGTATCTTTATCTGCAGATTGAATAATAACTTTAAATCCATTATTATCATAATCTTGAAAAGCTGATGGAAATATTAAACTAATAGAATCATCGGCATTAAATTGATGATTAACACTTCTAACTGTAACTACATTGCTTTCGCAGCTCATAGCAGAAATTGTAGGTTGGTACTTTAAACTTTGTTGATCTAATTGAGCAGAAGTTCTAGATACAGTACCGGTGATAGTTTTGTATGTACTATCTGTAGATTTAGACACGGAAGATTTGCTTGCTGGAATTTTATATGTAAAAGAATCTCTTGACGGAGAAACAGATCCAACTTTATAAGATCCATCGGTTGCATCTACTCCAATAGCTATATCTACAGAATCTCCAGGATTAAACTTAATTTTTTCTTGAGTTTTTATTCTAACCGTTGATCTTTTATCAGTTGCATCGCTAGCGTAGCCACCTATTCTATATGAAGTTACAGCATATTTACCATCCGGTTCATTTATAGGACCATATTCTGGTAGTTTGTATCTAAATACGTTTTGACCTTTAACTCTGCCCGTTACTCCATTATCCGCAACCGTTCTAGCTATAGAAGCATTATCATCTATATAATAAGTAAAATAACTTTCTCCATCTAAAGATCCTTGTATTGAATCTATTATTTTAAATACTCCGTTTAAATAACTCAAAGATCCAGCAAATCCAGCAATAGTAACCATCTGATCATTAACAAAACTATTATTTTTACTAGTGTATAAAGTAGCTACTCCAGCCTCTGTAGCATATTTTGTAATTTTTGTACTAATAGATCCAGTTTCCGAGTCTATAACAGAGGTATCAGTTATCTGTTGAAAACCGTTATAGAGTGGTTGACTCCAACTAACCCCATCTACACCGGTAACATAAACATACATATCTTTTCTAAGAGGAGCTTCTTCTGAAATACCAATTTCAACTTCAGTTGTTGCAGTTGCATAGTTTATGGTATTTGTGCCAGATAATGTAGTAAAAGTTGTTTGCTCTGATATGTAAGTATCGTCATCTTTTTTAGTAGCTACTCCAGTAAGTTCATATGAAACAGTTTTTTTCACTTTGTCTACTGCTGTAAGAACAACTCCTCCCCCATCACCATTAGTTAAGGCAGTGTACATAAGATTTTTATTAGCATCTTTAGTAGTATCTCCAGCCAAACTTGTAGTTATAGTATCTCCTTTAAGAAAAGTAAAAGTTTTAGAGCTAGATTTACCTAGTTGAAGAGTTACTATAAAAAGACTTTTATCAGAATTATAAGATCGTTTAGCTGAAACTACTCCATATGGTTTAGTAGGTTTTAAAGCTCTAGTAGCTACCTCATATTTATTAGTGTATATGTTAGTTGGCGGAATAGATATCTGAGAAACAACTCCAGGAACCCCAGAAATAGTATTTATTCCAGCATACGCAGTGGCTGTATAAGGAGAATATTTTCCAGAAATTGCTGAATTAAGAGGATTAGCTATTATAAATTTAGTACTATCTGCATAAGTTACAATTTTATTTACCACATTGTAGCTCGAGTTGTTTGAATTTTTTACGGTTACATAGTCTCCAACGGATAAAGTATTTGTTGCAGTGTATGTGATTAAAGAATCAGTTGATGTAGCATTTGAAATAGCTATGGTTCCTCTAGGATTAACTATTTCATAGGTAAAAGTATTGTTATTTGATACACTAAGTATTTTAACGTTTGAAAAATTAAAATAGTTATATCCACCAAAGGTTGGAGCATCAGCAATTGTTACTCTACTACCTACAGTAAGTTTAAATATGTCGTTTGTATCGCCTACATCAACGGTAACTGTTGCAGTATTTGCGCTAGCAGATAGAGTTTTTATATTGTAAGCAGGAACAATTACCCTAAAAGTATTACTACTAGGAGTTTCTGAAACTAAACGTACGCCGTCAACATTTTCATCTACATTTCGTATTTCTACATTTTGCCCTGGAACCAGATCATGCGTAGTAGATGTGGTAAGAGTTACAATACCTCCATCAGCAGATTTATTTGTAATTTGATACGGAATCCTTATTCCTGGAGTGATAACCTCATTAGCAAATTTACTATCTACAAAATCCTGAGCAGCTTCTTTCATTAATTCTTTTAAGTATTCATAAGTATCCACTCGTATAGAAATACTTACATCAGTATATTTTTCTGCTGGAAGATCTGGAATAGTTATATAAAATACAGTTGTTGTAGGAGTGACAGACGGAGACAGTGGGTAGTACCCATTATATTTAATTAAATCAGATCTAGTAAAGCTAACATATACTCGATTTAAATTTCCGTAATCATCTAAAACTTTAATAGGTATTTTTAAATTTATATTACTAGTATTTTGTAAAACAACTTTAGCTGGTAGTTTTTTTGAAGTTTTATTTACTACAGCTGTAAATTGATATGAATATGTTTTCCAAATAATACGATGTTTTAAATAGCTAGTAAACTCCGAAGCAGTGACGTTTAAAGACCTTCCAAAAAGATCATAGGTTCTACCCCAAATAATACCGCCCCACATACAAACGCCATTACGAACAACGTATAGAGCGCATTTTCCAGGGAGAGTGGAGTTGTATAAATCAAGATCTTTAGTCTGCTTGTTAATAGAAATTTTGCCATCAAATGAACCAGCACCCTTTAAAGTTCTTTCATAAATAACGTCTTCAAAAGGGATTTGAGCAAGAATTTTGTTAGATACAATATCAACAGCGTAGTAGGTGTACTTAGCTGCTGTAGCAGACGTACCTATTGGATATGCTTCTGTCATCTAGACCTCACGTAATTGTCGTTGTATCTATTCTAACCGATCCAGCCGGAACGGTATTGGACTACTACTTTGCTATCAGATGCTAATACTGAACTATCTCCCGTTTGAACTTGAATATTATTAGATCCCGGAACTAGTTTCAACCAATCTATATTTGCATCTAAAATAGAACGTCCAGCATCAGCTATACCGCGATATTTTACAGTTTGATTATATGTATCTATTACAGCAATATCGGCAGATACCAAAGTAGTGGTAGAACCAGCAACAGAGGTAAGTGATACATCAGATCCAGCTGAATCATAAGTAAAAGTATTTGTAGTAGTTGAAGTAATAGTTACAGAACTAGCGCTAAAAGATCCAGGATCGCTAGAAATAGATATATTAACAACATCCCCCACAAATAATCCATGGCCAGTAGAGTTTGTAGTAGTTAGAGTAGCTACATTTCCATACCTAGAAACATATCCAATATTTACAAAATATGAAGCCGCTCTCATTTGTTTAACTAATTTCATAGAAGTATTATTAGTTGTATTTTTTATGTAGCTACCACTAGATATAGGTCCAGTAATAGTTATAATAGTAGGAACAGAAGTATTACCTGAGTTAGTTATGCTTGTATTTGAGTAAGCTAATTTTGCAGAACTATTCGTTTCAGAAACGTAAGCACCGGAAGAAGTTCCAGACACTTCGAACCAAGCTCCATTAGGATCCACTGCAGTAATAGCTAATGGAGAAGTAGATTCTGTATTATATCCTGATGGACTTACTCCTGAAATAGTTACGTAATCCCCCACAACAAAAGTATTAGTTGCGTAATACCTACGAATTCCAAGTCCTTGGGAGACGTTTGAGATAGATCCAGAAGTTTTATATGAAAAAGGCGTAACAGAAAAGTAACCATCAGTAGCTTGATAGTTCCATTCATATTTAACAGGATCTCCAGATCTAAGTTGAACACTGAAATCTATACGTCCACGTGCATTTTTTACTTCCATGTTAGGCTGCCCAACCATAAATACTTTAGAAACTTTTATAGGTCCCTCATCTACAGCTAAAATTCCACCTGAATATACTAGAGGAGAAAGAGCAGCGATCAGTTTAGATCTTGCAGCAACCATAGAACCTACATCTGGAGGAAGAATAGATCCTTCAAGAGTTATGGCTCTAGCTTTCCAACGTCCACGAACATCGTATGAACCATCATCCAATCCACGTCCAATATCTGGAACTTCAGGTTCAGGTAGAGCCCACCAATTTTTAATATCAGTGCAGACCCAAACAACGTTATTTTCATCAATAGTGTTAAGTATTAGCCCATTAATATTAATATCCGCATTGAGCTGCATACCTGTAAGGTGAGGGGGCGGGACACGACGCAATGCATTATTGACTTTAGTGGTCTCTTGATCTTGAGTAAAATCATCAAAATACTGACCATAATAGCTAGATTCTTCTAGCAATACAGCATCAACTAAGAATTTTTTCCCACTAGTTCCAGCGGTAGGTTGATCTAATCTAACTTCTCCAATAACAGCATTTGTAGGAGCAGTACTAGCCACACCTAAACGAACCCAACCATCGTCACTAGTTACAGTTACTAACGCGCTGGAAGTAAACGAGATCTGAGTACCAGTAAAATCATACCAATAAAGATATATTTTAAATGAAGAAGTTTCTTGCCCGACTGGAATTTTTACGTATAAAGATGCAGCATAAGTTGTTCCAGCTTTAGTTGCTACAGCTGTTCCGTTAAAATAAGAAGTAGGTACAGAACTTTGTTCAAGTACAGCAGCGTCAACATAGATTTGTTTTCCAAATGGAGCATTTGATGAACTATTTACAACTATATAGCCAAGAGTTGCATTTGTAGGAGCTGTCCCAGTTACACTTAACTTTGTCCAATCAGTGGTTGAAATACTTGTATAAGCGCTAGTCGAGTTAGTTATATAAGAACTTCCGTTATACCAATGAATTTCAACTCTAACTGTCATTCCAAGATTTAAATCTTTAGCATAAATAGATGCACTATAAGCTTTTCCAGGAGTTACCGAAGTACCAGTAATAATGAATAAACCTAATTTACTAGAGCTATTAGTGCTAGTAACTAAACCACTGTATGTACCAATATAACTTGTTACAGAACTTCTAGCAATTACAGAGTTCACATCTCCTGCCCAGCTTGGAACCTTAGAATATTTTTCTAAGCTTGTACTTATATGAGCAGTACCGGACCAAGCATAAGTAAATTCATTAGCACTAGCAATATTCCCATCAAAATATGGTTTAATCTCACTTGCTTGTTCAAAAAGAGCACCATCAAAATACACTTGTTTTCCGCTTGCGGGGGTAGTCCCAGAATAAAAAGTAGGAATTGCTGTAACGGCTCCGGTAGGTGCGGTAGCAGTTACACTTATGCGGGTCCAGCCTGAAGAATTAACTGCCGTGACTGTTCCGGTTGAAGTAGCGCCCGCGCTACTACCACCGCTATCTTTCCATTCAATACCTGCATAGTATGAAACTCCAGTATCGATGTCTTTAACATAAATAGAAGAAGTGTAGGATTTACCAGCAGTGACTGCAGTACGAGCAGAAGACACACCCGAGTTATAGATACCAAAAGTTCCAGAACCATCGGCAGTAGCTAGTGTAGATTTAGCCCCATATAAATACTGTGCAGTTGAGGTGATAGCAGATAATGATCCAATAGATCCCCAAGTAGAGCTAATAGAATATTGTTGGATGCTAGTTGAAGCATTAGCAGTGCCGGACCAGGAATAAGTAAATTCACCTGCTGCTGCTGTACTGCCATCAAAATAAGATTTTAAAATACTAGATTCTTCTAACAAAAATTGATCAAAGTAGAAATAGTCACCGCTTTTTGGAGCACTTGGTTGAATTTGTACAGTAGAACTAACCAAATTGGAAGGCATAGTGTACGTATAATTTATTCTAGTCCAAGTTCCACCCGGTACAGAAGTCACTACACCTGGGTAAGTAGAACCAGCAGCAGTAGTAACTGTAAACACAAAGTTAATGTTTTGTGTTCGATTAGTGTAGACATAAATGGAAGATGTATAGGTCTTGCTAGCCGTAATTGCACTAAGGATTGGTGTACCAAGATTAATTGGATTAGCACCTGTTCCTTGATACATAGCCAAAGCCATTGAGTAAGAGCCATTTTGTTTATCTGCATTAGTTCGATAAAATCCGTATGACAACCCTTCTGGATTATATACATTGCTCCAACCATCAACCATATTTGCAACTTGATTACTAGATGAAGCGTCAGCAGTTCCAGTCCAAGCGTGAGTAAAATCACCTGTAGCAGTAGTTGATCCATCAAAGTAAGTATTGACGTAAGAGCCTGCTTCAAGTAAGGCAGCATCTATGTAAAATTGTGAACCATATGGGGCGGTTGAAGGAACAGCTAATACAAGTGAAGCACCTGTTGCTCCCGATGGAGCAACTCCAGTAACGCTAATTCTTGTCCATGAACCGGTAGAAATAGCTGTTGCAGTACCACTACTACTACTTATATAGCCCCCACTGCCACGCCAATCTATGTTTACTTGGATAGTTCTACCAAGGCTCAAATCTTTAACATAAATAGAACCAACATAAGTAGTTCCAGCAGTAACAGTTGAGTTTGAAGAATAAGTACCAAGAGTACCAAAGCTGCTGAGGCTTGTTACTAAACCGCTATAAGTACCTACAAAAGGAGATGTTGCAGAGCTTCTAGCAACAACGCCTTTTAATGAATCGAATGAGTAGCTAGGTGCAGCATTAAACTTTTGAAGGCTAGTACTTGCATGAGCAGTGCCAGACCAGGAGTAGGTAAATTCATTAGCAGCGGCGGTATCTCCGTCAAAATATGGCCTAACTTCAGCAGAAAAATCAAAAAGAGCACCATCAAAATATACCTGTGTACCGCTTGCTGGGGCAGTATTTGAGTAGAAAGTAGGTACTGCCGTAACAGCTTCGGTAGGTGCAGCTGCTGAAACACTTATGCGGGTCCAGCCTGAAGAATTAACTGCTGTCACTGTTCCAGTTGAAGTAGCACCAGCGCTACCACCACTGCTGTTATACCATTCAATAGCCGCATAATAAGAAACTGCAGTATTTATATCACGAACATAGATAGAAGAAGTGTAAGTTGATCCAGCAGTGACCGCAGTACGAGCACTCCCGATACCAGAGTTATACATACCAAAAGCTCCAGGAGAGCCGTCAGCAGTAAGCAAAGCTGATTTAGTTCCATACAGGCATTGTGCAGTTGAGGCAATTCCAGATAACGCCCTAATATAGCCCCAAGTAGGATTTTTAAAATATTTTTGCTCACTGGTGCTTAGATGAGCAGTACTTGTCCAGTTGTAAGTAAATTCAGTTCCAGTTCCTGATGTAGCACCATCAAAATATGGTTTAAGAATACTTGTCTGTTCTATTAAAACATTGTCTAGATAGAAAGTTTTTGTTCCAGTAACTGCAGCACTGTTTAGTACATAACACGTATAAGAACCGGCAGCAGTTGTGGTAAATGTAACTGAAAGTCTCTGCCAAGCACCTGTTGACGTTGCATTTGAAGAAATAACAGCTGTAAATGCGGGAGTCACTGATGATTGAACGCTAAGCTGAGGAAAAACAGATCCACTTGGAGTATATACGTATGCAGAAAAAGTATATGTAGTAGATGCTGCAAGGGTTAATGCATAACCTACTCCAGTGTACGTTGCTCCAGCTGCAGCACCATAAGTTACAAGCAAACTTTGAGCACCAATGTTTTTTTGTGCAGTTGAAGCTGCCCTACTAGCACCATTTACAGCAGCCCATCCAGAAATGGGAGTAGTAGCGTGCTCAAAACTCGGGTTTGTACATAAGTTAGTTCTAGCAGTTGTTTCAACAGTTGTTGCTTCAAAACTTGAATTTATAAGTAAATTAATTCGGCTAGTAGTTACAGTAGGAGCTGCTTCAAATCTTGGATTAAGAATTCTATTAGTACGAATAGTAGCTGTGCTAGATGATGTTTCAAAACCAGGATTAGTCACTAAGTTAGTTCTGGCAGTAACAACCGTACTAGCTTCTGCTTCAAAACTTGGGTTTGTTAGTAAGTTAGTCCTACTCACAGTATCGCTAGGAGCTGATTCAAAACTTGAGTTGCTAACTAGGTTAGGAGTAGCAGCTGATGTCCATGACACGCCAGTTGAATTTAAAGCAGGCTTAGTTACTTCTAAGCATGTGCTACCGTAAAATCCATCGGTAGTAGAACGAACAAATGATGTTCCAGTGCCGACAGTAGTCCAGCCTGAGGTGTCCGTCTTAAATGACGGATTAGTTACAAGATTTACGCGATTCATTCGCGATCTCCTTAGGAATTAAGTTTGTACGTGTCATTATTTAGTACTCAGCCTTAGTTTTTTAATTTCAGTCAGTATTAGATTATTTATTGCTCCAGTATCGCCAGCAGCTATTGCTTTCTTTCCTTCAGTGGAAGCAGCAACTACAGCAAACGCTATTGCTTTATTTGTCTCACCTTTAATAAGATCTCCATAGCCTTCAAATTTGGCAGCAGCCTTACCCCAACTTTCAGCACTAGTCTTCATCGTATCACTAGCTGTTGTAAAAGTTTTTAATTGCTCTGAATCCGTTTTATTTGCCGCGTCAAGGATAGGATTTCCAGTTTTCCCGGTGCTAGTCAATTCTCCAATTTTACCGATATTAGCTAGGGTAGTAGTTCCAGCTAATGCATCATAAGCATTTAGATCTTTTCCATTGATTTTAACTTTAATTGACTTTAAAGCACTATTAAATAATTCTGTTGAGAAAAACTTACCGGATACGTTATACCCCTGCTCTTGTTGAAATGCATCAGGATCTTTTTTTATAGCGTTGTATCTTGTTGGATTTTTTGTTTTTAATTTTTCTAATTCAGACGGACTATAAATATTTCCAGCATACTTATAATAACCCCTTGATTCATTAGTTATACTGCCTCTTATTCCAGAAAGAGCATAAGATAAGTCAGAAATAGCATTTGTAACTTGATTCTGTCCTTCTTGACTCTTAAAACCAGTAACATTTTTATTAGCATCTAGTTTAAAGAAGCTTTGAGTAGACAAATCTCCAATGGCGTCAGGCAATAGTCCTGAAGTAGCTGGAGCTAATTTAAAGTTTCTAGCCGCTTGAGACTGAGCCGCAGTATACCCATTTGTTCCATATATAGTTTTATAATCATAAATATTTGGATTAGGTTGAACTGACCCTAAAGGTATAAATTTATTTGGAGCAACTGCAGTAGGGAGACTGCCAGGGGGAGGAGTTACTCCAGGCGTAGTAGGCGTAGATTTGTTAATATTTTTTATATCTGTTAAAAGTTTATTAAATGATTCATTAGTCAATACACCTTTATCAGTATATCCAAGATCTTTTTTAAGATCTGTAAGATTACCTTTACCAACTAGTCCAGCACCAACTAATCCTTGTAGAACACCGTCCTTAGTATCTTCGGTTATGCTGGATAGAGACCCTAAAGCTCCTGCAATGTCAGTAGTACTTAAAGTACTATGTTGCGCAATACTTCCAACTGAATTTAAAATGTTTTCTTGATTTACATTTCTTTGAGATAGTTGAAAAGCTCTTTTATTAGATAAAGCAAATGCTGCCAATGCCTCGTCCATAGCTGCAGCTTGCTTAGTTGCATCTTTACTATACGTTGCTCTAATTTCGTGGGTAGTGCTTGGAATAACCCTACTTGCAGTTGCATCATATTTTGAAGCTAGAGCAGATCCCTCTGCTTTAGTTCCTACATATCCAGCAGCTACAGCTTTTTCAGCAAATCCTTGAACTTGATTTAAGCTTTCAACCGACATATTTGCAACGGCAATTCTAAATTCTTTAATACCTTTTTGACGTTCATTTTCCGCAGCTATAATTCCATCAACAATAGTTCCACCAACAGATAGCAGACCACCAACAACCATACCGCCAGGCCCAAACATGGAAGCAATTCCACCAATAGCCTGAGTAGCCATACCAATTGGACCCATGGTACCAGTACCCATGCCAACTAAACCGCTCACTGCCATGGCTCCCATACCTAAGCCACCAGCAACACCTCCACCACCCATGCCACCGAACATACCTTTTATACCGGCTCCCACGGCTTTAAAACCGGCTCTACCCCCGGTAAGAACTAAATTAGGATTACCTCCTTTAGTACCAGGTTGACCATAGTAAGCAGCTTCATTGGCGTTTACAAATGGAGCTTTATACGCACCATTTGCAAGCTCGGTACCCCTAAGTAGTCCTTGATTGGTTATATTTTCTTGTCCAGCAAGTGTAATATTTTCTAACATTTGCGTATTTAATTTATTTAATGCAACGGAATCCATGCCCTGAGCTTTTGCAAGTTGTTCAATTCTTAAAGCCAACTCTAATGCTTGATTAGCATCCATCTCCATTAGGTTAGTGCTTTTTTGGGTGGTTTCATCAAATAGGGTTGCAGTTCTAGAGTTAGAAATCATTTGAAGTTCTAGTTGAGCTAGACGATCTTTAGCAAAACCAGCTTCTCTACCCATTGCCAAAAGCTTTTGATTATTAGCTGTTGCAGAAGCTCTTCTAAGTTTTTGCCAGAATGTCTCTCCTGCTAGTCCAGCAAGTTTCATTTCTCTACCAAATGCTTGATGAGCTTGCTGGGCAGCCCTAGCCTTCATAGTGGTAGTCCCCATTATATTAGCAGCTTTAGCTAAATAACCTAGAAATATTTCAAGAGCTTTTTTACCTAATATAAAAACTGCACCAAGAGCAAGCATAGGTCCATGCAAAGCTCCAAGGAATCCTAATATTGTTTTTACAATAGGTGAATTTACAAAATTAGCAAATGCATCAAAAATTACTCTAAGAGAGTTGAAGAATGTAACAAGCGTACCTTGATCTGCAAAAGCAGCTAAAATCTTAGCCACGTCAACTAAAATACCTGCAATTTGCACACCTACTGCTTGACCGTTTTCAAGTATAGTTTTTACGTAAGGAATTGCTTGTTGTATAGTGTCCCAAAATGCTTTTGTATCTTTACTTCCAGCTAGATCAACAAAAATACCAAGAAATTTACCAATAGTAGTTAAAGCAGCTACAGCACCTTTAGTAGAATTTTCAAGCCACGAAGCAAATGATTTACTTCCAGTAAATTTTTCAAACCCCTGTGTTACCTTATCAATAAAATCAAGTAAAACTCCACCAGCACCACTCTTGGGACCGCTAGGAAAAGTTGCTTTAATAATATTTTTTATTCCATCAAATACCGTGCTAAATGCTTTTCCAAGACGTGCAGATACGTCTCCAGCAAGAGCAAACATTCTCTGAAGGCTACCGGTAAAACTACCTACTTTAACTTTTTTATCAAGACCTGCAAGATATTTATCTACCCAATCAGCAAAACGTTTTGTAATAGGTTCAGCAGCATGAAGAAGAGTTATTAAAATACCAAATGAAGATTTAGTAGCACTTCCAAAACTATGAATAATTCCAGTAGAGCTTTTAAAGAAACCAGCTAGTTGCTGTAGATTTTGAGGATTTTTAAATGCACTTGCAAAAGTCTTAGTAGCATCCCCCATTGCAGATGCAACTTGTTTTAGTCCAGTTTTAAATATAGGAAAGCCATGCTTCATAATAGTATTTATTGACTCTGTAAGTTTAGGTATAAACCCTGCAGCAACTTCTTTTTTAAGTGTCTGCATTTGAGGTCTAAGCGCAACTACAAACTTTACAAACTGTAGTTGTACATCAGATAGAGCGGCCAAGGGTTGATACGCACTTGTAGCAGTAATACCCTTTTTAACGGCTCGAAAAGCTTCTTCACTTTTGTGCTTAGTTTCACGAAGATTTAATTCTGCATTTTTAAAAGCAAGTTCTGTCTGACGACGTAGTCGGTTATCCGGTGGAAGATCTTGAACGCGTGCCAGTGCTTCACGAGCAACTTCAAGTTTAAGTGCAGCATCTTCTTGGGATAGAGCGGCTTCCTCAGCAGCAAACTTTAATCCAATATATTCTTGAGTAGCAGCTCTAAATGTATCATTTAAAGCAGTTTGAGATTGCCAAACTGCACCAATAGCGTTTGACACACCTGACATAGCAACTTTTACGCCAACAAATCCAACCCCAACTGATGCCATAGCTCCACCGAGTGCTACAGCTGCAGGAGCCGCTGCCCCAAGAACTCCTACAAGACCTAAAATTCCTCCAGCTAGATCTCCAATGGTTCCGGCTATAGTTCCAAAAGCTGCTTGCATTTTAAGCCCGGTGCGCTGCAATTTCATAAAACGATCTGCTGCCATTTCAGCAGGACCTTTAATTTTTTGCAGAGAGGTGGCAGCAACGTTTATGGCTCGGTTAAGTTGATAAAACTGATTCTCACCTTTTTGAACTCCACGAAGAACTCCTTGTTCAAAACCTTTTCTAAAGTTTTCAGAAAATTTTCTAGTTATGTCTTCTTTAAAAAGTTTGTCATAACCACGACCAGTTTGCTCTAGCCTTTTTCTAAATCTCTCAATATCGATTTCAGCTTTTTTAGTATCAGCTCCTACAACAACATTGGCTTTACCAACTTCATTTATACCAGCCATGGGTATGACTCACCTCCTTCTTACAATTAACCCATCGGTTGATCTAGAATTCCACCGAAAGGTAGCATTCCATCAAAAACCGGGGTAGGTTCAATATATGGTTTTACTGAGGCCTGTCTTGGATTGAAAGGCTCAATAATCTCTTCGGGCTCTAGAGGTTCTTCTGGAGCTCCTAATGTACTTATGTCATCGAAATCAGGACTAATTTCATCTTGACTTAGATACTTATACTCAGATCCATACAAAGAATCATAAATATTCTTTCTAAAGTTATCCTTGTAAATTGGCTCATATTCGCCAGAGTATCTGAAGTCTTCTTCGAGGAAATAGTGAAGGACGTCAAGCATGTCACATGCTTCCATACTTGCAAGTTGTAGACCGCTCACTAATGCCTTTCCGTTGACGTACGGCCAGAGATCAATCCCCCAACTTAGGAGACTGATGGCCGCTCTGTAGGGCGGCTTGAATACTCCTCGATGAGCCACGAAGTGATCTCGGATAGAGTTTCAACTGAAACAATTTTTTCTGGATCTTCTTGTAGAGCTACAAACTTTTCGTAGCTGTCCTTCAAAAGAACTTTAGCGAAAAATAGAGTAACTGCATCTGCATTTCGAGTAGCGTCATCAGACGAGCTAGCCGAAATAAGCTCCAGCATGGTTTTACCTTGAATCTGCTTTACGCATTGAAATTCTTGGCCGTGTAGTTTAAATGAGATTGGCTCAGCATTTGGGTCCTGATCACCAGTACCAAAGTCTTTAAATCGAGTCATTTGTTATCCTTAATTTGTATTGAATACTTGCGTATTTATAGCTATTTAGCTATAGAATAAGTATAAATTATCTGTTAAATACCTATTTGCTTTGGTACCAGGATGATTGACTTTCTTTCTATAAATAAAGACCGCACCTTGCCTGAATTTCAAGTAAGATTTTCTTTTTGGAGTAATAGTATGTTTTCTAGTACCCTCATGGTGCATAAGAGCATAAGGAACAGACGATCCTATATACATGTGTTGACCGTTGGCAGTTCTGCTATGGCCGTAAACTCTTATAGAGTTTCTAAGTCTTCCGGTCCTAACTCCCACCTGCCTTTTAGCTGCAACTTGAACTTTTTTAGCCCTTCTTGAAAGTTCTCTGCCAACATCTCCCCTAGGAGAATTTAAAAGATTTTGTATTTTTTCGTGGTATAAAGTAATTTTTATTTTTGCAGCCATTATGGAACCGCCAAAGTTAACTCCATAGTTACAACTTGAAAGCCACCCTCCATGTCTGCAGCTTCAATAGTAGCCATAACTCCTAGACCAAATATTCCGTCCCACATGTCAAAAGATTTCATAGAAGCCATAAGTACCCAAGCATCCACTGCCGATAAAGCAGCCCCTTGCTGAATCTTTTCTCCTGTAGGCGGGCGTCCATTCATTCCAACGGTGGGGACCTCACGAGCAATACTGATATTGACAATAGCTGTGCGAGGAACGTTGCATCGTTGAGGCATATTTACCTGATCCCCTGGAGTTCCTAAATACATTTGACTGAAGGAAACTACAACTTGATCACAATCGATAGCTGGGGTACCCATTGTCCAATACCTACGCTGAGGCAGAGGAACATTGTATGACTGAAAAACGGTTTCTACTTTTTCAAGTATTCCGTCCATCATATCTTTAAGGTTTAAAGCATCCTCAGAAAAGTCACCAATATTCCCTGCCACAGACATAATTACTTAACCTCTGGAACTTCTTCTGCAACAACTTCAGCTACAGGTTCGACAACAACTTCAGGCTGAACTTCTTCAACCTTAGCTTCTACCTTCTTTGCAACTGGTTTTGCAGCAACCTTAGGCTCTGCTACCACTTCGGCAACAGGCGCTACGGCTGAAATGCCACCGATCATATCGGCAGCGGTAAAGTTAGTCTGAGCTGACATTCTTACCTTCTTTCTTAGCTATTTAACTTGATCTGGAGGTTTCCAGTTTCAAGCTCAGATACGGTCGTAATACCGGCTACGGTCTTAGTTGCGTACAGAGTCCATGTACCTGGGTCAATAAAACCCAGTACCGATCTTGCATCATTGTATGTAACTGTAAAAGATACAGAACTGTTTGTATTATTTACAACTATATTGCTAGATGCAATATCTAAACTTTTGGTAGATCCACCGCTACGTATAGTGACTACTGGAGTCCAACCTGTATCAGTAAAAAACACCGATACATCTGCTCCAGTTTTTCCAACAGATGTCCAAGTAGCTGGAGTATTTTGAACTACAGCAATATCAAAGTTAGTGTTTGCAGTTAGGACAACTGCTTTTGGAGTGTAACGTCTGGCTCTTGGAGCATCAGGGCTAAATACACGAGCACGAGCGCGGGCCTTATCTGGGTTAACAGACTTTAGAAACAAGTCAATGACGTACACACCGGTACGTAGATCGTCAATAAAGTCTTGAGAATCTAGAAGTGTGTAAGAAACACCTTGACGAGAAATAGATGTAATACGCTGTGGAAGCATACAGTCATCGTCTCCAGCCCAAAGTTTAGCAAATTCCATAGCTAGAGTGCGAGCAGCCATTTTACCGGCCATAGGAATTGGTGAGCCATAGGTGTAGGTTACTTCAACGTTACATGGAGTCCACGGAATACCAGCGGCTGCTTGAATTGTAGAGTGATCTACAAGGTAGTAAAGATCTGGACTAATAATCTCGCCATTCATATTTCTAACGGTGTGGATTTTGGTTACAGGACGTCCGCGTAGTTTTATTCTTGATTCGGGAGAAAGACCGTCGGATACAAGTTCTGTATATTCATTAAAGTCAGCTACAGGGATATTGTAAAGCTGACCAGTAATTAAAGTTCCATAATAGTTTCTAGAAGATGGGCCAAGGCGATAAGCTCGTTTAGCACAAACGTAACGCTCAGTTACGGTTGTTTCACCAGTAAACTTACGGCCAGACATAGTCCACATTAAGTATGATGCAGTTTGGCAAGCCTCCTGAGCATATTCAGTATTTGCATACGATCCAAGCTCTTCTGGCTGAACCCATAATGAAGTTCCCATAGTTTTTCTCCTAGATATGAATCAAGCGGCGTGCTGGCATGTCTCGCACACCAAGGCACGCCGCCTTCATCATTTAGTGGTTATTAAGAGGTTGGGTCCTCGTTTGACTTGATTACGCGGTCAACTGGCTGATCAGCGTTGAACGTTAGGCTACCAGGAACGTTGTATCCAGTTGTACTTGAAGTACCTGCAGCAGCTGATGAAGCAGAAGCACCCGAGGTAGTAGGAACGTTGATAGTAGTGATTGCAGAAACACGAGCTACTTGAGCACGACCACCAGTCCAGCTACCACCTGAAACGCTACCAGCTGTAAGGGTTTCAGAAGTACCATCAGTAACTGTAACGTTACCTGTTACCAACCTAAAAGTGTTAACATCAACGACAGTAACAGGTGCGGAAGTTACGTTATATGCAGTGTTTGTAGCAAACCCAGCAGTGGTAACTAACTGACCATCAACCAAACCATGTGCGGTTGCAGTGTAGTTAATAACTGCAGGTAGGGTTGTAGTGGTACTTTTAGCAGTTCCGTTAGTTACTGAAACTACCTTTGCATAAACAATGGCAGATCCAGTAGTACCTGTAAGAGCTGTAGATGTTCCATTGAAGATAGATCTAGTTACTACAGCAGAAGTACTGTTTACAGCTACAGAAGTTACTGCAGTAGCAGTAGACTTAAAGTACTTAATAGTAGTTCCTGTAGTACCGTTTTCTGTACCGTATGTACCATCAAATGCAGGGTCACCAATTGAAACAATGACCTTATCGCCTATAGCAACCAAGTGAGATGCGCTGGTTGTAAGGGTGACGATAGAGTTAGTCACAGTTCCATCTGAGATAGCACCAAGGTCCTTACCAGTTACAAAGATAAGGCTAGTTGTACCAGTTCCAGTTGTTGCTACCCAAGTACCGTTATACGCCGTGTTGCTAGAACCGCTAATCGTGAATCTGTCTCCAGAAACAAGACCATGAGCCGCAGCTGTAGTGATAGTTGTAAACGAGGTTCCAGTTGCATACGATCTGCTTGATGCAGTAGTAGTTGTAACGGCAATAGCCTTGTTTGTAACTGCATACGTTAGATCTGTATTTGCAACTGTAATAGTGTCACCAACGCTATAAGTGTGGCTTGCTGTAGTGTTAGTTGAGGCAGAACCAGTGTTTAGAGTGATTGCACCTGCTGTTGTAATTGCATAGTCTTTAATTGTGTAGTTAAGACCATCAAGTGAGTTAACAGCTGCGTACTCTGGAGTACCAAGTTCTGAAGCACCTTCACCAGTGTAGTTCCAGGTGTAGAAACCATTTAGACCAACTGGAGCCCAGATAGCACGTGAGTATGCATATGGACGTTCAGCAGCAGTTGGGAACTCCCAACGACCATCAATACCAGACTGGAAGTTAGTGTTTCCTAGACCGTAACCCTGGAATGTGTTAGCAAGAACACCATTCTCAATTACACGGTCGCCTGACTGACGTAGCTTAACGAATGGGAATACCCAGTGGAAGTAAGGACGTGTACCAGCACGCTTACCATCCTTGACGGCCCATGACCAAGCTTCGATAGCAACACCGAAACCAGCTGGGTCATCGCCAACTGCAGGTGAAGCCCAACCTACTGATAGGTTGTTGGCTGAAGCAAAGGTTCCTACGTTCTTGCGAAGCAATAGACCACCTGAAAGAAGTGCAGAAAGTTCAGGGTCTGGCTCACAAATTGCAAGTTCCATGGTGATACGCTTCAAAGTGTCTGGAGACTTAAAAGTCACACAAACAGCTCCGTTAGCACCCTTTTCGGTGATCTCGTCGCCTTCTTCGTACTCTGGGGTAAATGACAGACGCATGAAAGCTGACGTAGTGTAGCTATCACCCGGACCTGTTTGTAGCTTGCCAGCGGCGTCCAAGCGAGTGACACGGATCGACACACCTTGGATGCTGGCTGCATATTCTTGAGTAGCCATTAGCTATTCTCCTTAGTTAGTTAGTTAGAGTCAAGTCAACCTTGACACCTAGGTGGATGGATGTATCAAAGTAAACCGCAGCAGGGCGGGTAGCCTTGATTCTCATGTCATTTTGATTTGATGCAACAGCATAGCCCTGGGCTAAACTATCGTTTACAAGATCAGCTTCGCCGAGATAAACTCGTACTTCACCTGATGCGTAAATCCATTTGTAGCGGCTATTAGCCTGCATTTGTGCAGTTCCGCCTGTAGTAGCAACTGAAGTAACATCTGTTGCAGTTTTAGCATAATTAATAGTTTTTCCAGCGGTACCAGTTGTTGTTGTGTAGGTACCATTGAATGTGGCATCAACACCAGTAACTGTTACTGTATCTCCTACAGCTAGACCGTGGTTACTTGCTGTAGTTAAAGTAGCTACGTTAGTTGTTAGAGCCTTATTAGTTACGTTTACAACAGGACCGTTACCTGAGTAACCGGAACCACACACTAGGGGGGTACCACCAAATGTTTGCAAGTGTTGACTGCCAAGATCTCCAGGTTGGTGGAACACCATCTGGTTGTATGAGCTTAAAATTGCTGCGGTATCGCGAGTCATGTGCAACCATCCCTGCTCTCCAGCAGAAGAATACTGACCGATTTGGTACTCAAGGACACCAACACCATGCTTAACAGAAATAGCAGCTCCATCTGCAACTGGGTCAGCTACAGAACCATCTGATTTTCTTCCAGCAAGAATAGTTACGCTAGATCCTTTTGCAAGATAGGGGTTTACAAGATCTGTTCCAGTTCCCTGCAAAGCAACAGCTCCATCCCAGAGCTCTAGTTCACAAGCTTTCTGAGATACACCTTCTAATTGACGTAGAACACGGGCCATACGCTCTTCACCAAGAAGACCTAAAGTAGATCTGTCATCCTGTACTTCAATAAAAAACGGAATATGGTGACTGTATAGAGCTACAGAAGGATTCGAGTCAACTACAGCAGTTGTATAAGTCGAGTAGTTAGCATCTAGTACTCTAACGTAACTAGGAGTAGTGTCCCACCACTGATCAAATCCTCTAACCCATTTTTCTCCTGAAGTAGGGTTAGTTGGGGGGAATATAGAAAATAGGCCGAACGCAGAGGGTACAATAGCGGGGGCCCCGAAAGCTCCATCAAAAGCCATTTATTTTCCTTAAAGTCTATAAGTTTAGGGGGTGGAGTGCCCGGAGCCGAAGCTCCGAGCACCCCCTTATCAAGTTTAGAACTCGATGTTAGCTGATGCAGTACCAGCAAGTGTGTCACGGAGTGCAGAAGCAGCACCGTTGACGTTGATGGTTGAAGTGATCTTGAGAGACTCAACACCAACCTTTGCGACGTTCTCAAATGTTTCTAGGAACATCAAGTAGTCGTTTGTGCCAACAAGGGTGCTGTCACGAACGATACCTAGGTCTAGAGTACCGCCATCAAGGAAGATAAATGTACCTTCAGCGAATAGGTACCAAACTAGACTGTTTGGGAATGCGTTAACAGCGCTAGCATCAGCCTGAGCACCGATCAGGTTGCTTGAGCTAGTATCTGAATCCATGTAAGGAGTGATTGTTACGTTAACATTTGCCAAGTAACCATCGATCTCAGACTTTGACAAATCTAGAGTACCATCACCTGGCATAGCTAGAGTCAAGTCAGCGATCATTGCATCATAGAACCAAACAGGTACAATAGCTTGTAGCTGAGTGTCAGGTGCTAGACGGTGACGCTGGCGGTAACCAACAGCTGCACGGCGAGCCTGTAGCAAGAAGTCACGGCCAAAACCAAGAACGCTGCTAGTGGTTACTGCTAGAGAAGCAGTTCCAATAGCTGAAACAAGGTTCTGTTCAGCTTCACGAGCGTGCTGTACTAGAGCAAGTTCGTTGTGACGAGCAATCAACTCTGGGTAAGCACGAGTCATCAAGTTACCAAACTTAATCTGCAAGGTCTGAGCATAGGTAGCTACAGTGTTCTCATAAGATGAGGTCACGGTCAAGCTAGTCTTTGAGTTAGATCCTGGAGTTAGGTCTGTAGCAGCAGTCCACTGGCCAACAGCGTTGTCATAAGCTAGTCTTGAGGTAGCAATTGTAGTGTTGTTGCTGAAACCGTAAGCCAAGCTTGGTGGAGTGATGAATCGAATACCACCGCGGTCAGCCTGGAAACGTGGCAAAGAGTCACGAACTGGGCGCATGTTGGTAGAACCGATGCTGTAGATGTCATACTTAACCTCAAAAGGTGCTGCGTGACCACCAGAAGCAACAAGTGCCTCAGGGCCTGCAACAGCTGAAATTTTCAGCATGTTTGACTCTGCATCAGTAGTTAGTACTCTTGATTCTGGGAATGAAGTTGCGAATGAAGCAACAATGTGCTGTTCTCCGTCTCCTCCATTTACACGACGAAGAGAGTGTAGTCTCTTCTCCATAGCTACTGCTACCTCGTGCATGGTTTTAATTTCGCTGCCGGCGGTGTAGCCAGGAATGTCAGCACCAGCGGTAATTGTTACCGGCGCTGGCTCTGAAACCTGAACTACAGGCTGACGGTCAGCTGGAGCCTCGAAAGGCTGTTCTGCTGTGGCGGTCACTGGGGCCTGCCCTTCCTGCTCTTCTGGAGCAATAGTTTTTGTTTGTGGTTCTTCAGTAGAAAACGCTGTGTTTTCTGCTGGGACTTCTGCCGGGACGTCTTCGACGACCTCAACTGGAGCCTCTTCTGATTCTGTTGCTGGGACGTCTTTGACGACCTCAACGGTTGGATTTTCATCGGTTGAAAGTTCAGAACCTTCTACCGCACTAGCAGACGCATCGACAGATTCGGTGGAGTAAGTAGATTCAGTTGCCTTCTTCTTCTTCTCGTCATCCTCTTCCTCAGGAGTCTCGCCCTTTTCTTCTTCAGGAGTACCTTCTACAGGTTCTCCTTCTACGGGGGCTTCTTCTGGAGTTGCTGGAACTTCCTCTGCAGGAACTTCCTCAACTGGGGTTTCCTCTACAGGTGTATCCTCAGCTGGCATTGCACCATCCATATTCTCCTCGTCACTGCCCTTAACGCGCATAGCAGCTTCGGCAGCTTGCTGTGCAAGCTCCTGGGCGGCCATCTCGCGACGCTTTGATTCGCCTCTGCAGGCATCAAGCATATCGGCAAGTGACGTCATAGCGTCAACTGATTCAGCGGTAGGCTCTTGGCCTTCGACCGTCTCAAATTCACCAATGATCTGACCCTGAAGAGCTGACAATTGTTCATCGTTCAGCTCAGACAGGCGATCTACCTGTGATTTAATGTGGTCCACTGTTCCTCCTTAATAGGACAGTTGATGATGTCATATTTTGAACATCATGCTAATCGGTTCAAGGTAAAGGGACTATTACGCATAGAAACGTAAAGGCACTCCACCTAGTTATTATTTTACATTAGTTTTTACTTGTTTATTATTTAAGTTAGTAGTCTGAGCATTCTAGCCATGACAGACGAGATATCTGCCTGACTAAACAAGTCTCCACCACGCATAAATTCTGCAATGTCAGAGGTAGCTTGCTTGCCATCTTTTTCACCTAATTTTTTACCTACTCTATCAACCATATTTGTCATAAGGTTTTTTAGGGCAGGAGGTAAGTCGCTAAACCTAAGTTTGGCGTTTTCGTCTCCAAAAGGAAGAGGTAGATTTCCAATAACCTCTCCCAACTCCTTTGACGCTGCACGAACATTTTCTAAAGAAGGTCCGGTCAGAGATTTATTATCAATTCGATCAAGCAAGTTCAAAAGACCCTGACCAGCTTTAGCTGCTTCAGAATAATCTCCAGTCTTATATACCTTCTCTACTTTGCTTACTTCGTTAACTACATTTTGAAGACCGGATGTTCCAAGATCTTGTTTTAGTCGAGCTAAAACATCTTGAAAACGTCCGGTGTAGTCACGCGGCTGATTGATTCCAGGTGTGAATTTAAAACCCTCTTCTTCAGGGTTTCCAATAACTTCTTTTGAACCTTCACTAGGTACAGGTACGTTATCTTCACTTACTGGGGCCGGAGCTTCCTCCGGCGCAGATCCATCAGCCGCTAATGCTTTTCCCAGGCTCTCCTTAATAGCAAGTACACGAGACTGTAGCTCGTTGGCACTAGCTAAAAGAGTCCTAGCAGCAATTCGATTACGTAGTTCTTCTGCACTAGCAGTTACTGCGTCTTCCGATTGATGCTTCCAGTTTTCTGGAATAAGGTGGCGAACGTTTAGTTTTCCAGCCATCTTGATAATGTGCTTACGAACATCAGACTTGTGACTGTCTTTTGCGCGACCATAGGCGTGGATAGCTGCACGGATATCTTCAACGTTCTGAATAGGGAATGAACCGTCTGGAAGAGCTTTACCTTCTTTAGCTAATTTTTGACGTTCATCACGAGAAATATAGGTTAGCTCACCATCACGAACTCTAGCTGAAAGTTCTGCAATCTTTGCTGCAAAATCTTCATTAGAAGTAGACGCTGATTTAGTTGATTGAATGAAGTTTAGATTCTGTAGTCTCTCGATGCGAGCACTAAGGTCAGCAGTTGGATCTGCTTTCATTCTAGCCAAAGGCAAAGCACCTGCTGCAACCAAAGCCATAACAGCACCGGAAGCTACACGAGCACGAGCAATAGGGAATCCCGGTACGTTTACTTGACAAACAGCAACAAGCTCTAGGGCACCACGAATAGGTCTCCAGTCACCTGAAGGAGCTGAAGCACGAAGTGCACGAATCTGTTCTGGCTGTGCGCTAGGACGTAACCCACCAGCTACCCAGATGCCATAAGCATCTTCGCCAGCGTGTACATCTGCGATTGCAGATGCGGTATCGTCATAGTGTTTAACTGCTTCAGATGCACTTGCTTCTAGAGAAGCATGTCCGCCAGCAAGGGTAAGCTGTCCAACTGGAACATCTTTGCCTGAATCGGTTCTGACTACTCCAGTGTGGAAGTAAGCATATCCACTCTTGCTGCGGGGTGGTTTTGTTCCAAATGCCAGACCGATGTGATCAACATTCCAAGCCGCAATATGGCCAAACACTCTACCATTGTCATCAACAGTAATAGGAGTAGCCTTAGTTAGATTCGGGTTGTTAAACCATTCAGTAGGCGGAACGACTGGGATCGCACCGGCAATAATGCCGCAAGCAATTAGTGCTTGAACATTTGCAGCGTCCGAGTCATCCTGATAGATGCCGTCGGCAATCATAGTATCCTCCTGTTGGATGTTTGTTGGGGTTTCAACGAGTATTTTGCATTCTTGAAATGCTGGCTTAGGTACAATTGTAACAGCCATTACGCGTGCTTTATTTATAGAAAGTTTGCTCTTTCCTAGATCTTCTTCACCTTCAGAGGCTTCAGGTTTGATCTCTTTTGCTTCAAACTGATCTAGATCAGCTGATACACCTTTTATAAATCCATTTTCAACAAGCCTTTGAGCTTCTTTACCAAACTCACCAGTATCAAAAACACCATAGGCATTTCCAATACCTTGAGAGGTACGTTCCATGTGATCGATACGACCAACAACTACGGACCCCATGTGACCTTCAGCGGTTTTCATTTGCCATAATAGTGGGAGAGGTAGTTCACGAATAGTCAAAGCACCTTTAACAAAGCATCTACCATCGCCAGACTCAAGCTCCTCTGGAATAACTAGAGGAATCTTAAACTTAAAACCTTCGGTAATGAGTCCGGAAGCGGCAACAAGTCCAACCCTAAACTTTGCATCAGCTGCTCTAGCTGCAACTTCCGATTTAACAATAATATTGTCAGTAGATTCAATAAGTTCTGTACTAAAAACGTTTCTTCCGCCACGCTTATGACCGTACATTTGACGATGCTTTTTATCGCCTGTCCACATGCCGGTCATTTCCTTGTGACGTAGAGCGCAATAACCTTTAGCACGTGGACCTAGATACTTACCTAAATGACGTACGCAACGAGTCCAGTCTCCTGCTGTACCCCAGCGAATTTTTAGACCGCCTTTACCGCGGGTCCAATAGTGACGAAGCTCTTCAGCTTTGCCTTTATTACGATCTAGTCCACCAGCAGATACTATAGGGTTAGGTCCCCAAAGAACAGTAAGTAGGAGATCAACATCAAAAAGTAGTGAAGCAGTCACTGGTTTAGATGATTCATCTACTTGAAGTAAGACATCATTTAAAGTTGACTTGTCTAAAGGAACTACAGGAGGAGGAGTTGCTGATTTAAAATCATTTAGAACACTAGGATCACGAACCCATTTACCTTCTTTACGAATGTAAGTCATAGGCTTAGGTGATGTAGAGCTTTCTGGAACAATAGCTACTAGATTTAAAACTGCACGCGGGTCATCCTGAGCTACTACAGCAAGATAAATAGGCTTGACGTCAGATGTCTTTGGAGTCATCTCTACGCCTTTTTCCTTAGGTGCAACTTCAGTAGCAGCAACTACAGGTTTAGCCCAGGAATTATCTTCGTTTTCCGATTGAGTTTTTTTAGGTTCATTTACAGATTTAATCCACTTTTGTAGAAGTGGGTGATCATAAGACTCTACATCACTAGTCTCTTCTGGCTCGGCAGCAGAGCTTTGAATACCGTGAGCAGGGCCTTCGCCAGCTGCAGCACGCTGAGAGTCCACCCAGCCAGACCAATCGTAGAGTAGATTGTGTAAATCATTAGAGGTCATTGCAGGAAGATCACCCTTGATGTGAGCTTGAGGCTTATCGATTGGCGAGCGTGGACGTCCAAGAATACCTGAAGTATCTAGAGGATGAGAAAAATCTCCTAGAGGTGGAGTTTTGTATTTACCTCTATCTGCAATAGCCTTAGCTCCCTGGGCAGTTGCGGTTGGAGCATTTCCTCCCTGAGGAGCAAATTTGCCTCCATAATCTCTGGATTGACGTTCGGCATTTTGGGCACGTTCGTCTGGAGTATACCCATCAGATCCAATAGGATCTTCACCGGCAGCCGTTAGAGATCTGTCAATTGTAACTAAATCAAGTTCTTGGTAAGCCTCTGATGCAAGCATTGCTTCATCGGCATCAATGTCAGAGACAGATACGCATTTATATGGATTTTGCTGCAATCTAGCTGATATAATAATAGCTGAGTCGGGGTCAATAGAGATGTGGGTTTTACTTGTTTCATCATAATCAGCATCAAGTTCTGCATCGTAGTCCCAGATAAGTCCATTTACATTTCCAAGATCATCCCATTGGCCATCATCCCAGACATAGACATCTCCATTAGAGTCAATCTTATACAAACGATCAATTCCCGAGCCATCCATTCGAACTCTGGCAATAAAGTCTGGAGCTGTAGATGGATCTAGATAAACTGATTTAGTAAAATCTTCTAGATCTGCGTCATAATCACGTTCTGGAAGATATGAAGTATATTCAGACTCGGTGTAGCCATCAGCAGTTAAGGCTTTATTTTCACGCTCAACAATAGCTCGTGCCCAGCTCCAAGCAGTGTCTCCACCCCACAGGGCCCACGCAATTCTTCCGTTGCTTGGAAAGTTATCTTCGCCTGGCTTCCAGCCTTTACCCCTTTTATCCACTTCGTGACGGGGAAAGTATTTTGCAATATGACGAACCTTATGTAGGCCTATCTGTCCACCTCTAGCTAGGATTCGAGCAGTATTTAAACCAACTGGAGTTCCGCCACGGTGATGTTCTTTATGCCAGTCAAGAGCTTTTTTAGCTTCAGCCTGAGCACCTTTAGGGATAGTATAAAGTCTGTTAGCAGAAGCCAAGATCTTCATATTAAGATCAGAAAAAGCTCCGCTCACTAGCTCTAGGACATTTGAAGAAAATTCTTCAGAAGATAGCTGCCAGTCTTTAAAAGATGAAATGCTATCCGAGGAGCCAGTTTGTACTACGAGATTGACATCTGTATCAATTACAACACCGCGGTTCTCGTAGGTAAATAGAGCCAATGACCCGTCCCTACCAGAGAATGTGGGGGTGTTTTCCGATTCAAACATCTAAGTAAAATCCTCCATAATGGATGGTAACGTCAGCGTAGGCAAATATAACGCTTATACGCAGTACTATTCTATCAGTACTATTATTTAGTGTCTTTTTTCCTGTTCATTTCTTCAATGAACTTTTTGCCATAAGCATCTCTAATTCGATCATCTATCCCAATGTAAGGCTTAAGCTCCTCTAGGGTTGCCGTATTTAAATTGATGTAGATAGTCTTAGGTTTATCTTTAGGATCAAATGTATCCACAGATATCTGCACAATATTATCAATACTCATTAGTTACCTTCTATTCCAAATATTATTATAATCTATTAATTGACTGAAGAGTCTTTTTCATCTTCACTATCTTTTGGATCTAGATCCGACCACTTAGGGGCATTATCAGAAAAAGATACTATTTTTGGATCTAATCCATATATAGAAGCTATAGCAAAAAGAACTGTGTAAGCTGAACTTATACTTTTAAGTAAGGCTGGTCCGGAGGGGGGAATAAGAAAAGTTCCATCTGGCTTAGATCTTATAGAGTCTATAAACTGCTCTATTTGAGAAATTATGTGATACCCATCATCTGACCCATCCCCTTTAAGGTAGGGAGATCTAGGAATCCAAGTAAGTTCTACTCCTTCTATAATAAAATTCCAAATCTCAGACCAGTCATCATACGGATATTCTAGTTCTTCATCCATTATTATTTATTCTCCCAGTTCAATAGTGACATCAGCAGACCGATTCCAAAAGCTTTTAGATCCCAGTCGGTGTCATTGGAAGGATCTAGTCCTTCAATTCCAGTGATCAGCTTAGGATCAATTTTAGTTGTCATAGTGGCATCAGTGTACCAAACGCCAGTTGCTATGTCCATGCGAGCATCGCTGAATCTAGTAGTTTTTTTGCCTTTTCCAGTTTTCACGGTTACACCATTTGGAGTAGAGAATCTACCGGGATCGGTAAATAGATCTTGCATCGTAGTAGTTATAACTTCAGCACTGTGGTTATTAGGACTAAAAGTAGCAAACTTACTGGTAGCACGAGGGTATACTTTCACAGTATAAGGATCTGCCACTTTTGCTCCAGAAAAAGATTCTTCCATCCAATTTTCATAAACTTCCATTGAAGGAATAATGTTGCTGCTATCAGCTGTTTTTATTCTGTCATAAGAAAAAGCGTGTTCTAAAGCTGCAATGTCATGGTTGATCATCTGGAAGAAATGCCAAACTTCGTGTAAGTAGTCATCAGTCGAGTCTCCACGGAAGAATCCTCCGTCACCCTGCTCTTTTTTCCATCTCAATGAATTTATTAAATTTTTATTTTTCCAGTGTTGTTTAAATTGCGCACGTGCATCGGAAATTTGAACTCCAAGTTTTCCACCAGTATGAGCTAGATATTCCATTCCAGCTAGAATAATATCCTTAGGAACAAAACTAAGAGTTTCTTCTAGATTTTTAATAAGTTTCTTATTTCTATCTATTCTAATATCCTGAAATTTTTCATTACTATTAACATATTTGTAGTCTTTATACTGATTAAAGAACTGATGTGCAGGAATCGAGTCAAATTCAACTCCAGACTTTTCCATCTGAGATTTAATATTTTTACCAATTATAGAATGATATTTATTAGTAAAATCTTCTGCTTTTGGAGAAGCTCTAAGCCGATCTCTTACTTCCTTTATTTCAGCTGCTTTCTTAGCAAGGTCTGATGTGTCAATTTTACCTGTTCGAATAGCCCATTTGGTAAGCAGACTTAGGATAGTTTCTCCGCCCTCGTGTGCTCCCGTAACATCTATTAAAGCTCTTACTTCTTCTACATCTTTAGTTAATCTTAAAGTTTTTTTACTTCTAACTCTTTGTAGCACAGTTTTACCAGTATCAAAAATAAACTCTGAATGTGGGGTAGCATAATCATAAGCAAGTTTATGGGAAAGGTCATCCCCGTACTCAACTAGAAGCATATTGAAAGTTTCTTCTGCACTAAAAACATTTACATCTTTACCAGATAATTCTTTAGCAGCCTCTTGTTTTAAACTTTGGAATACCTCTTCTTTATCTTCATAAGAAAGCCTGTTAAAAGCATTCCTCATAAGGTCTTGGGCCATAGCTCTAAATTTACTATCTCCTTTAGATATTTCTAATTCTAAAGCTCTAGCATCATTTTCTAGTTTTTTTCTATATTCTTCAGCATCAAATCCTTCAGGAATAAGACCCTCAGCTCTAGCTTGCTCATCTGAGATAGTTCTAGCATCATCTAGAATCATATGTCCTAGGCCGATTATTTCATTTTTAATGGCGGTAGCCTGATCAGATGGGGCTACTGCATCTTTTTTAGGAAATCCTTCAATCTGTACTACAGGACCATCAATTGCTATGCTTATGTCATTTTTAATTTTTCCAGGAGTAAATCCGATACCGCTAGAAGCAATGTCCTTAGCCGCAGATGCAATAATCTGTTCTCTAGAACCTTCCCTGTTTTGGCTAGGTTTACTATTATTTGGAATACCAAGTTTTTCTAGCATACCCTTTAGAAGATCAATGGCAGCTTTTTCTTTTCTTTCATCAACAGTAGCAATTTGATCATTGATCCAGTCAGCAACTTCTTTATGCCTTCCAATACCATCTTCGGATATCATCATTCCAGCATATGCTTCCGCTAGATATTCTGCTTCATCAGTAGCTGCATAGTCACTTAGAGGATATTCAGTCATAAATCTACGAAGCGTATCTTTTGTAGCCTGATCGTTAAAATTAATGATGCCTTTTTGTTGAAGAACGTGGCCTATTTCGTGAGCAATTGTAGACTCTAGTTCTGTAGCATCTGCCCTAGGATTTTCAGTGAGTTTAGGATTAGGCTTAACATCTTCTTCGTTCAAAATTTGACCATTAACAAACATGTGAGGGAAAGACAACCCAGCTAAGTTTCGGCCACGAGTACCATCATCTCTAGTAAATGGCTTGAAGTAATCTTCTATACTAGGGTGACTAATAATTACTTGAAGCTCTTTTACAGGGAACTTAAATTTAACTCTAGATAATACATCCGAAAGTTTATTTGCAAATTTAGCCACTCCAGCAGCTGTAGCAGCTCTGTATTCGGTATTTACATTTGTTTTACCATTTTTCTTAGTTGGATTAATTATAAATCTAACAACTTTAATAGTCACATTATTATCTTTATTTATATAGATATCGTGGTGAGGAAGCAACATATCATCCTCAGCATGTCTATTAATTAAAGGAATTATATGCTTAGTAAGATATACCTGAGCATTAATAGATAGATTGTCACTACTAGCTCCATCTCCCTTAACAACGTTCATGTACCACGTATAAATAGCATTTTTTTCAGCCATTGTTAAATTATCAGTTTCTACATCTGCTGCCAACCACTCTGGCTTTGCATCAGGAAGGGGTCTAGTTCTCTGATCTCCGGCACCAGCTAGAAGTGCTGTAATAAATGTTCTGTGTAGCTCATTTAAGGAAATAGGTTCCTCAACTGGATTAGTTTGACCAGATCCTTCAGGAAGTTCATTTTCTTTAGCATCTAGTTTTTTCTTTTTTGCAAACTCGGAGATAACCCAGTCAGAGTTTTCTACGCTATCATCGACGTTGATAGACGGAATCTCTCTATTTTGTGATGGGCCAGCAGTATTAGGAGTACCCTTGTTAAATTCAATAAGATTATCAAAAGCGTTTTTATCTTTAGGGAGCTGGTCCAGTAAGTAAGAAATTACTTTACTTGCATTCTCAGCAATAAAAGTTTTTTGATCAAGAGTAGGGTTAGAAAAATCACTAGTAACAGCCCTTACTAGTCTATTTTTTCCTGCCAGTAGAACTACTTCAGCTTCTTCAAAGCAACCAAAACCTGTGCCGGGAATAGAAAGTACCTGCTCAACAGGAATAATAGTTCCCATAAACATTCCGGCTCTTTCTTGCAACCTACTAGTAGCAAAGTTGAAAGCATCACCGTGAAGCCAAGCCCAAGCTGACATAGGTCTTTGCAATATTTCAACATCTCCTATGCCATTGTATTCAATACCGGTGTCTATTTTTAAAGCTTCTTCGTCTACTCCAGTACCTCTGTAAAGAGTTAAGTATTTTATTCCATAATTTTTAAATCGATCCTGGGTAAGATCGTACATAGTTTTTAAGAAATCTTTAAGAACAGAACTGTGAATTCCATAGTAGTATTCTGCATTTTCTAAAATATCTTTTGTATATTGGGCGTTTTTACTTTGAACTTTCCACGGTGACCACGAACCAGCAGGCATTTTAAATGTCTCAGCAGCAGCAATCTGTAAAGCGTGAGATAGCATATCACTACCATTAGATGTCTCTGCCCACTGCGCAACAAGTATTGAAGCGGCTTTTTCTTTAAATGCCTCTATGTCTTCCGGATTGTCAAAGAAAATTGGTTTTTTATTTTTATTTGCATAGTAATCGTCAAAAAGAGTTTTATAGTCAATAGTTTCTTCATCGTAAGGGTTTCCGTACAGTTCTTCATCGTAAGGATCCATGGAATCTAGTACTTCTCTTAGAGTTTCTATATGTAATCCTTCATATGGAGAGTGCTCAGAGTCATCAATAAATAATATAATAGAATTTTCATTTAAATTATCCGATTTACTATCTAAAGCTTTTAGAGCCATCTTTTGACTATCTAGATAACTCAACCTAGATCTGACTACCTGACTGATAGATATGGCATGATCTAATGCTCCCAAAATATCTTTAGGAGAAGATAACATATTACTACCTATATTTTTAGCGGTAATCTCTTTTAATTGCTCAGAGGCTCCGCCCATATGTCCAATTGAACTATCTATGTCAAAAGCATCCGGATCGTACCACGTAGCAATCTCATTAAGTCCAGTCTCTTCATTCTCAGCCATAAGCTCATTTAAAAGATCAGACTGTATTTTAAGTACGTCTGTAAATCCAGGTACATCTTTTGGATCCAAATTGATTCTAGGGTATAAAAGATCCTCGTCATTAAATAGGTGGTATGGATTTATAAGTGATCCATCTTTAGCATTCTTGAAGTTTTCTAGACTTCCATCCTTATTTAAAACTACATCTCCGACTCCTCCGGATCTTTCCATTGTAGTTGGATTTTTAAAGTCCACAGTGCTAACGCCAACTACAACAGGCACATACTCTCTTCCAGCTATACGTGCAGCTTCAACCCTATGATTTCCTTCTGCAATAAAAGCTCTTCCAGTAAGAGGGTTGTACCAAACTAGTACCGGCTCTAAGTAGCCAGTTCCGTCTTCGAGGTCATGGGCTATAGAAGATGTACTGCTCTCCATATCTGCAAGATTGCCTTTCATTGTGGCAAGCTTTTCAGTTCTGACGTATCCCAGTGGGTTACCGCCATTACCTATTCCATATATTTTAGTGCCCCCAGTCACCCACTGTGTAAGGTCAAGATCTGGGTCATTCTTATCTCTATAGGAATTATTAAGAGGAATTACTTCACGATATTCATTAAGAATAGTAGGCTCTTCAATATTTTCTCTATTTTGATTAGGTCCATAGTCAATTTCATCGCCATCAAGTTCAGACTCTTTTACAGGAAGACCCTTCTCTTTAAGGAGATCAATCTGTAGTTGCTTAGATTCTAGAGAATCGTGTACGTCTGGTTTTCCAGCATCTACAGAGTTAGAAAAAGCTTTACCGTACATGGTAAGAGTGCTTGAGTGGTTAACAGGCTTGCTGTAATGTTTACGAGCTAAGTACAGCATTGCTGTTGCAAGACCACGGCGTCTATACGCATCATCAGTAAGTACCATACCAATATAAGCAGCAGCATTTGGATCTTTTCTATCATCATCGTTAACTTTTAATGAAGCTATGTGAAGACTTTTTCCTCCAAATTGATCAACATTTTCCATACCCTCAGGGACAAAAATTTTCTCAAGGAACATACTCTTCATATCATGCACTGTTACCATTGCAGAATTGTCCCCCTTATCATCAGTTCTTATATCAGTGAAAATCACGTATTTTCTACCGTATTTATCTGTAAAGTTATCTGTGTAACGAACAAACCCAGTAAACTTTTTAGGTTTAGCTTTACCAGGAGTAATCTGATCGGCTATAGTTTCAGTGGTTGTTTTGGAGTCGGGGTTAGCTACAGTTATAAATGTATTATATGTATATCTTCTAGCAATTTTAGCTGCACGTATTTTTGCTTCGTCCCCAGAAGCTATGGCTTCTTCAAGAATTTTATTCTCGTGATCCATTGCTTTTTGTTGCTTAGCATTGAACGGAGTTCCGTCAGGAAGCTTGGTGTAATCATAGTTATAGATAGTATCTAGATCGAGAGTACGATCATTAGGATCAAAAGGCTCAGGCGGATACTGGTTCTCACGGTTCTGAGAAGGTTGATTGTTAGACAGAGTAACTTTTGATTCATCATTTCTATGAAGATCAGGATTAGGGTCAACTGAAAGGGAGAATGCTCTACCAAAAGAGGTTAACATTTCTGAGTGTTGAACTTCTTTTCCAGAACGCTCTCTTGCTAAGTGAAGAGCTGCAGTAGCTAGACCTCTTCTTACATATCTATCTGAAGTGTAGACCATGCTAATTTTGTTATTAAAGACATCTAATGAAGACACAGGAGTTCTATCTTCTGAATTATCTTGAAGATCTTGTAGGGAGTTCTTACTCTTATCGTAAAGCTTTACGTTTGACATGCCTAGGCCGTTTACTACCTTGGTAACTACCCAGTACTGTCTGCCGTACTTGTCAGTAAACTCATCAATATACTGAGTACTCTGCTTGTACTCTGATGGTAGATCTGCATAAGGTTTACCAGCACCGCTGTAGTTCATTCTAGAAGTATTGTCATCTAGAAGTCTCACCTGATCTTTAATACTTTCAAGATTAGTGCCAGACTTTAAGTTTGGTTTAGCGGTGTATCCCTGATAGATACGTCTTCTTTCAGCAATACGCAGTTTTCTTTCAAAATCATCAGGTTCATTGTCAATCGCATCTTTAAGAATATCCATTTGCTGCTGCTGATAAATATTGAATGGGGTACCATCGGGCATCTGAGTGTAGTCGTAGTTATAGAACTTTTCTAGATCGATGGTAGGATCTGTAGGATCAAAAGGTTCTTTCTTGGCTTTGTTTCTCTTGAAGAATCCTTCACGGTTTTGAGATGGTGCATTGTCACTCTGAAGTTCAATAGACTTTTCATTGGTGTGAAGGTCAGGCTTTCCAGGGTCCATGCTGTTAGAGAAAGCAAATCCCATGCTTGATAAGTTATCTGAGTGAACTACCGGAAGTCCTAATCTCTTCTCTAGAACAGCAACGAGGGCTGTTGCTATACCTCTTCTTTGGTATCTATCAGTAACCATTACACTTTGGATTTCAGACACAGATGGATCTCTAAATATGTAGGAATCGAGTCCTCCGACATCATTAATTCCAGACACAGGCTGGTCTTTTCTTACATAATCTTCAGGTAGAGGCATACCTTCAAAGTTTTTTTGGTCGTAGGCTACTACAGTCTGACGTCCAGAGCTTTCGTCTATGTTAGTAACTATGTAGTATTTTCTACCATATTTATCGGTAAACTTATCCACATATCTTGTGTAAGTTAGTCCACGAGCTTCATCAAAATACTTTACAGCTGGTTTATCGCTAAACTCTACCTGTTTAAGAATGCTATCTCTTGTAGTAGAAGAGCCTTTGGTAGGCTTAGCAATTATTTGCTGATATAAAGTTCTTCTAAAGTTTTTTAAATTCTTTACAGCAAAAGAGTTAGCATCTTCATCATTATTTTTAAGAATGTTCTCTAATCTTTTAGCTATTGCATCCATCTGCTGCTGCTGGTCACTATTAAAAGGAGTGCCATCAGGCATCTTAGTATAGTCATAATTGTAATACTCATCTAAATCCGCTTTTTTATCTCTAGGATCAAAAGGCTCTGGAAGGTACTTAGACTCTTCTTCCTTAGGAGCAGACTCTATTTTCTCAAAGTGCTTGTCAGCAGCTGGCCATAGATTACGTAGCATTTCTTCAGGCATACCTTGAGCAGTAGGCTTAGTCATAAAGTCTGAAAGTTGATCTCTGCTGGTAAACATTTTTAGGAAATCATCAACGTTGGTAGTAAGATCCCAGCCGCTCTGTTTAATCCAATCTGAGTTCTCTTCGCTGTTATCTACCTCAACAATTGGTAGATCGCGTTCCCTATTTTGAGACGTAGGGAAGGTTGGCTTTGGCGGTAAAATACCGGCAAGTCCAGTAGAAGGGTCTAGGGCTTGAATCTGCTTAGGAGGATTCATAGCACTGCTATTTTTAAATGCGTTTAGATCTATATTTCCTGGTACACCATAAAGTACTTCATCTAGATCCCCCCCTAGTAGTACTACCTCATTCTCTTCAAAACATCCAAAACCAGTACCAGGCATAGCTATAACTTTTTCAGCAGGTACTATTTTACCCATAATAATAGGAGATAGACCTCCAGCAAACTGAGATGCTGTTCTAATAGATGTAGACCATGAAGACATAGGACGCTGCTTTGCCCTAGCACTCATTAGATTATTTACTCTAGTGTTCCTCTTTATAGGAGTTCCATCTGGAGCGATAAGCTCTTGATCCTGAGAGCCTCTATATACAACTACCCCATCAATTCCTATGTCTTTTAGCAGGTCTTGAGTAGAGTTGTACATACCCATTATAAATTTTGAGTAGATATCAAAATGTCTGCTAATCTCTTCATCCACAAGATCAGATGCATACTGCTCGAGCTTATCTACAGTATTTATATCGGCTGGAATATTTCCTTTAAGAATATGGCTATCAATATCAATTTGATCATGGCCAGCAGCATACAGCCAACCAGCAGTTTTACTGCTATCCATAGCAAACATTCTTGCAGCAAGTCTCTGTAATGCGTGAGACTTATAACCACTATCATTTGATGTAATAGCCCAACTTCTTATCAAGTGAGCAATTAATATCTCTTTAAGATCATCCATGTCTTGATTAGAGGAGCTGGAGTAGACTTTAAAATTCATTTCATTTTTCATAAAATCTAAAATATTACTTGAAGAATTAGATCCTTTAACATTTTTTACTCTATCTAATAATTCTTTTGTAATAGTTGTTACAACTACCTCAGGTAGCTCCGAGGAAAATCTAATATATGATCCTATAATTCGGCTACCCTCTACCAAATTAGACATATCTGTATCCAAAAGTCTGACCATATCGGCACTATTTTTAACTTCAGTGCCGTCAAATTTATACGCCAACCCCTCTCCACCTATATATGGAGCGTTATTAGTGTATACAGTACTCTTAACATGTATAGCTGCTTCACAACCACCAAAAGGAAAAATTTTTCTAGTGTAATTTGCCACTACTGAATCAAATAGGCCTTCAAAACTAACATCTGGCATGTATTGAAGAAGTCTGGCAGCGGTAGCTTTCTTAAGCAGAATTGCTTTGTCTTCATCACTATAGCTGAGTACATTGTATGGAGAGTAGCTTCCCATAATTCCAAGATCTCTCTCGGCTTCAAAATCATCTATAAGTCCCTCTTGCAGACCTCTTAGATCTTTTACAAAGTTTTCTCTATTCTGATTAGGATTAGACTTTTCTTTAGCTGATTGAATGTCCCCTAGATCGCGGATCTTGTCGTCGTAAACGTTACGGATTTGCTCTAGATCATTGCCACTTGTAGCGGAATCTTCGTAAAGTGAGTTTAGCTTCTTAAGTTCATTGTAAAGTTCTTTAGCTGCAGCTTTGTAGACATTCTTGTCTGCGCCAGGCTGATTTCTAAAGTTTTCAATTGCATTCTCTAGAACATTTTTAAAAGCACTTAGATCATCTTCTAGATTTCCATTGTAAGCAGCATTTTCTACAGCTTCAGGGGCTGTCGGAGCTTCAGGTGAAACTTTATCCCTATTAGAAATAATCTTTCTGATCTCAGACTCATCCTGAGTGTGGAATACATTATCCAAGGAATATGACTCTTTAGAGTCGTTGATGTTTACAATTTCAGGATTTTTATTTCCATCAAGCCTGAGTTGATATCCCCACTCAATAAAATCTGTTTTATCGCTTAGAGCCCTAGGGTTAGGCTTTTTAAATATTTGTAGCCTTATCTTTTTAAGATTTCCATCCTTATCAACAACAACTAGATCATCTCCCTTGTTGATTATTTTACCATCGGCACCCCTGTGTATAGGGTTAACCTCAGCACCATTACCTGAAGAATAATTATTTATATATTCTTCAAAATTATCTAGAAAATCTCTACTAGACATTATCTTTCTAAAAGCTGTTTCTAGATCTACATAGCGAATAAAATCATCTACATCTTCAGGGTTTAGAATCTTTGCTAGTTGATTAACCTTATCATTTGCATCTTTTTTAGCAGCATCAGGGTCTTCAGTTTTTTTACTTCTGTGAATGAAATCATAAACTTTTTTAAGAGCTTCAAATAGTCTGTAGCCGTCTTCACGGGAGATTTTATCTGGAAGTTCTTCTCCAGGCTGCTCCTCAACCTCTGGCTCAGATTTAGGTTGCTCTTCAGATTTTTCTTTAGCTTCCGGTTCAGTAGCTGGCTTAGTCTTATTAGCTTTCTCGATATCCTTTTTATCTTTAGGACTAAAAGCGTAAAGCTTAGTAAGCATGTTGAAGTTATATGTAGATTCTTTTCCGTTAGGACCTCTTACGGTTAGCTGAACAACTCTACCTAGAGTATCTTTCTTAACTACAACTCCAAGAGCATAACCATCTGGACCATACAAAGTCCAGCCAACATCAATTTTTTCAGCTAAGTACTGCTTACCTGTATCTTTGGTTATTTGAGTAGGTCCAAGATCTTTAGGAGTTTCTACTGGAGTAATAGGAACTGCAGCAGGTTTTTCTGGCTCGGCTTCAACAGGTTCCTCTGGCTTTTCTTCAATAGGTTTAGCAGCTTCAGCTTCTGCTTTTGCCTTATCTTCCTCATCCCACTTTTTTTGTCTTTCAGCCATTTTAGCTTCTTGAACTGGAGCAGTGGCATCTGAATCTAATTTTGGATCATCGCTATTTGGTTTGAAAGCATCATAGATCATTTTAGGGACATCGATCATGCCACCATTTTCATCTACAAAAAGGAAATACTTAATAGGCCCCCAAGACTTAACTGACTCGCCCTTTACATAGTTAACATCTTTAAGGTTTTGACTCTTATGTCTACCGATAGCAAATTTAGTATAAAGTTCACGGTAGGTCATTACTTCGCCATTCCAGCGAACTTTTTTATCTAGGTGGGCTTTAATTTTTCCTAGTTGCATTGGAGATAAACCCTCAAAGTCTAGAACTCCGCCAGCAGTCTCAATGACGTTTTTCTTAGGTTCTTCTGTAGGTTCGGCTGCTGGTTCTTCTACAACTTCTGGCTCTTCTGCAGCTTCTTCAACGTCAGACTCAGAGATGCCATCTTCTACTTCTATATCCCTAAAGAGGTTGTCAAAGTTGAAGTCTAGAGGATCTGTTGGTTTGCCGGCACCTTCTTTTACACCCTTATTAACTAATATGTTTAGCTGCTTCATTGCGTCGACAAGTTCAGCTATTCTCTTAGCAATAGCTTTTTTCTCATTTTCATCTGTTGAAGAGTTTCTAGTGTTGTTTAAAATATCTTTATAATCGCTAAGTTTTTCATGCAGCATTACAGCAGGATACGGGCTAAGCTCTTGCTTCAAACGCTTAGCTTCGCGCTTCATGTTCTTGCCTCGTTTAGCGGCTAGATACTTTCTGTAAAGCTGGCCAACTTCAGTCCAAGCATCTATATTAGCCTGACGTTCTTCCTCGGTAAGTTCTTTAGGTTCTTCTTCTACCTTAGTTTCGGCTACAGGTTCAGCAGCAGGCTTAACGTTCGAGTTCTCGTCAGAGTAGCGAGCTAGGCCGGTTATTCCACCAAATTTATCTAAAAATTCTTCATCATTAACAAAGACATTATCGTAATACCCACCCTGTGCACGGTTAGGTTCTTTAATTTCAAAAATTCTATTTCCGTTTTCATCGGTCTTAACGGATACAACTTGTGCATAGAAGTTAGGACTGGTTTCTTCGCTCTTAGTTCCCTTCCATCTAGTATTTGGAGGGAAGTGGCCGCCATACATTAGGTAGTCGCCAGATTGAATTTGATCCAAAGATTCTAAAGGAATGTATTCGGATGTGTAAGGATTATTATTTCCACCATTTTCAGCTATTGCATTAGCCAACATTTTTCTGGCTTCTTCTACAGCTTTCTTCCAAGCTTCTGGATCATTAATATTTCCTGGAATCTCAGAAATTCTATAGTCGATAAGTCTACTTCTAGACATATCTTCTCGCCATTTGTTATTTAATAAGCTTACTCTCCAACCAGCAACTCTTCCCTTTTTGTTGTAGCTATTAGGCTCAATTGCTTCTTCATAATAAATCTCTACTCCATAGCGAAGTCCATCTTTTACACGAACGTCAGGATAGTCGGCTTCGTGCTGAAATCCTTCTCCATTTATTACATATTTAGCGTAAGGTTCTCCCACACCTGCAGGGAACATTTGAACATCATCCGGTAGAGGGAAGTTATGCTCGCCAGTTATTTCTTTTGATTCGGTTGTAGGAGTGGTTTCTTCCGTAGCAGGCTGCTGATTTTCAGTAGGTTGAACTGGGGTTGCTTTAGATTTATTTTCATCAGAATAATTTTTTATAAAGTTATCGGTTATATCATAGATTTCTTCTTCGGTGAGGTAGCCTTTAGTATTTGACTTATCATACATTTTTTTGGAAAGAGCTTTAGACAAACCTGGTATAAATTTATGATTTTCAATAAGATCTGGTCCAATTTTATCTTCTATAGCTTTATAAATTCTTTCCAAAGAATCTTCAGAGTTATTAGGATCTTCTTCTATATCCATTCCAATAGAAAAACGTAATTCTCTCATTTGACGTTTTGCAAGTCGTTTTTTAACGATCTCAGTTGTAGATACATTAATATTTGGATCATCGTCAGAGAATCTTACTGCACCGCCGACATAGTCTAGGTCTTTATCTTTAATATTTTTAATCTTACCGTCTCTTTTTTGAATTTTGAAGACACGGTTGCCATCTTTATCTTTACCAATAGATAGTACTTTACCTATAATTCCTGAAATATTTTCTTCTGGATGATCGGTATCAGCATAGTTTATGGAAGGCGGATAGCTAGTTCTAAAAATTATATAGTCATTTACCCTAACATCATCTAAAGATTCTATTGGACGGTGCTCATATCCATAACGAACATTTTTACCGCCATTGCGGGCTATTGCATCAGATATAAATTTTCTAGCTTCTTTTAAAGCTTCTTCCCACGCTTTAGGATCATTTATGTCACCTTTAATAGTTTTGTATGTTTCAGGGAGAGGTATAATTTTTATACCTCTTTCGTCATCAGAAAAACGATTTACATCGTGTAGTTTAACGTACCAATGGCCTTGACCTTCAATATATGAAAGTGTTGCAGCAAACCTCGAATCTTTAGGCATTCTAATGTAATGCTCTCCAAGCTCATCTACACCCTCTTCAAAACCTATGGCATATCTGGTCATGCTGTCGTCTCTAATTCTCCAAATCTTTACGTCATCCGGTAGAGGGAAGTTATGCTCGTCTGTTGCTCTACCGGCAGGTCTTGCAGTTTGAGTAGGTGCGGCAGCTGGAGCATTGATGCTTCTATATCTCTTAGCAAGTTCAACGTACGACTGATTTATAAGATTCTCTAGAGCTGACTTGTCATTTTCATCGCCATCAACTTCAAAAGTTGCAACTACGTTACCCTTTGGATCTAGAATGGTGGCGGTCCACTTACCATCCTTGTTAGATATGACAGCTCCAAATGGAGGCTTCTTTTCTAGATCTATTTTTTGATCTCTAGCTGCTTTCCATTTTCCGGTCTTAGGATCTTTTACAGCTCTCCAAATGTAGTCATCTCCTACTTTTTTAAAGTAATGAGGAACTGTTCCGGGTAATTCTCCATCGTTATATTCTTCATTTCTTCTTGCAAGAGCTCCTACAGTGTGTTTAAACTCCATTCTAAAAATTTCTGATTCAGAATCTCCTATATTCAATACTTCTGAAGGACCGTATTCATCTCCTGATAGAGTTCCATCCCAGTGTTTCCATTGGATCTGGGTAAATCTTTTATCTAAAGATCCGTCAGCTTTTCTTGTGAAAGTAATTTTTATACGAGCACCCGGGGCACTGAAATCCTTGTTGTGCCAAAGAATAACTACTTTTTTACCAGCAGCAAATTTTGAAGTATCTTCAGGAGGCAGAGCACCTTCTTCTCCTTCTTCGCTATCCTCTTCGCGGTTTTGAGAAGGCTTGTCGCGGTTATCTTGCTCTTCAATTTCAAAGCCTTTTTCAATAAGCTTTTTCTCATCGGTTTCGGCAGGGAATTCTGGCTTAGGATGTACCATTGGCACATAGCCTTTTTCTGCATAACCCTTAGGGTCAATCTTTCCCTTGCCGATAGGGTCTTCTCTTGTTACTTCTGGTTCTGGGGATTTGGTAGATTCTTTTTCTTTTTCTTCGGTAGGTCGAGCATTCTTTTGATCGATGTACTCTTTTGCCGCAGCTACAGCATCTTCTACATTGTTATATTCTCTAACGCCAGTGTAGCTACCATCCTCGGCTTTAGTCCAAAACATGTGACTTGTAAAATCATTAAGTTCGCCATTAAAAATATCGTAATCATATATACCAAGTTTTTTAAATTCTTCTACAGCAGTAGCAACATCTTTTTTAGCAAGTTTTCTCACGTCTTCTTTATCCATATTAGGATTTTCTTTACGATGCTTTTTAAAGAAATCGCTAAACATTTTACTTAGTACAGAGTCAAGTATTTCATCTCTTACTTTTTCTCTAAACTTTTTATCTTCTGCAGATCCATTTTTAGGGCTTAGTACCGAATCATTAATTCGATATCGTTTGCCTGTTACAACATTTACAATATCACCACCTTCAATTACATACCCCTCAGAGTATTCTGTAGGGTGTCTTCTCTTTCCGCCAACATACTCAGTCCCGTAGGTAGTTTTTTTATAGATTCTGATAGTCTTTTTTTGGCCATATTCATCAATTACATCTACAAGATCTCCAACTTTAATAGGTTTTCCATTGGCGTCTAAATATTCTTTTTGCTTGGTAGGTTTAGCAGATTCTTTTTTACCAAGATTGGCGTCAATAATGTCTTGTACAGCTTTAACAACTTCATCCCAGTTTCCTCTAAAACTAATTCCTTCACGTTTTTGAACATGTTTGATTTCACCAGGTTTTAGATTTTTATCTAGAAGATCTAGAAGTTCTTCGTAATTAAGACCTGCTTTATCATTAAGGTATGGACGTAAAATATCATCTATAAGGCCCCTTACTACGTCAGTTTTTTCACCACGTGTATCTACAGCTTCAATTCTTTCTTTTAAAAGTTCTTTTATGCGATCAAGAGCATCGTACTGTCTTTTCCTGTACCCTGGGTCTAAGAATTCTTTTACTTCATCTAAAACTTGCTTTGTTTTATCTGAATACATTCCTTCAGATATTACAGGTAGATTATCTTTTAGGTGCTTAATTAGTCCTGGATAATCTTTAATGTCTAGCTTTATAATTTCTTTTACAAGTTCATCTGCTTCATCGGAGATCATCTGAGCTCTTTGCTCTAAATCCTCGTCGGGACCAAATCTTTTACCAATACCAATTGCTTGTTCAAGTACTGCTTTTAAATTTTCAATATCAGATTTACTTGCTCCTGATCTAGATTCAGGTTCTTCAGATACAGGTTCTGGAGCGTTACCGCCGCGTCCACCTCTACCGCCGCCGTTACCTTCTCCGCCTCTGTCATTACCATTACCATTGCCATTACCTTCTCCACCCTGATTCTCATTTTCAGGTGTAGGTGCAGGAACGTTTGACTTAGAAGAAGTTAGTACTTTTTTGAAAGTTCCAACTGGAACAACTTCGTGTTTAACTTCACCATCTTTGCCTACATAAACAACAACTCGATCACTAGACTTTTTAACATCAGGAACGCCGATGCCATGCTCAAAAACGTTTACAACGTTAGCTGGGCCATCCGGACTTTCGTAAACCATTCCAGGTTTAAGATCTTCAGCCTTTACACCATCAGAATTAGAAGAGTCAAGTTTCTCTGGCAAAGGATAAATAAAGTCCGGGCCTTCATCAGGTACAAAGTTAGCTCCTGCTTTAGTAACATAAATTATTCCATTTTTATGTACAACATACTCGTCTAAACCTACAGGGAATACATCTCCAGGTTTGTAGTCTTTACCCTCTACCCAGTAATGCCAGTTACCATGTCTATCCTGACGTATTACTACAACTTTACCGTGAAGATTTCCGTCTTTGTCATAAACAATATCTCCAGGTTTAACATCTTCAGGCTTTTTTACGTCTGGAGTTCTAGCTTTTCCGCCTCGTGGAGTAGTAGTGGGGATTTTACCCTTACCTTTTCCTTCTTTTTTAGGAGGATTGACTCTTTCAGAGTTTGCAGTCCAATGGATTGGTTCTCCCTTAATGTAAGGCTCGATGGCGACTTTCCAGAACTGGCCGATATTCGCTAAAACAGGGTGCTCTCTATTGTGAAATGCAATAAGAGCTGCTGCAAATAATTCAGCCATTCTTTCATCAAATGCATTAGGATTTATTTTTGGATCTAAATCTGCATTTGGGGTAACTGCAAATCTCTTGAATGGTTTAGCATCTGTACCCCAGAACATCTTTTTAAGGTCTCCCCAAAGAGGAGAGTTAACCATTTTTCCATGCTTTTCTCTATTCCAGAGGTGACCTAGCTCGTGAAAGAATACGTGCTGAAGTGCAGGAACAAATCCTCCAGGATTTTGACCGTAATATTCTTCTTGCCCCTGCTCATTTATCCCTTTGAAGAGTCTTCTTTTGTCAGCTTTATCCAGATTATGCAATTGATCCCAAAGAATCAAGTGCATAGTACCATCAGGTTCGGTGTGAGCCTCCCCGGTTAAGCATCCAAGCTCAGGGTGATCCTTATCAAAACCAATGACTTCACCCGGAGTAAAAGCTGGATCTCCTTGCTTAGCAATTTTAATTCTTACAGGGAGTTTAAATCCAAGCTTTCTTGCAGTATCTAGGTATCCTTTAAGTTCATCTAGAAGTTGACCATTTATGTCAGACTGCTTGTCAAATTCAATAGTAAACTCGCCATAGCGAAGTATAACTTTTTCACCAATACCCTGTAAATTCTTATAAGTAGCAGCCGCAATAGCATATTCTTTTTCATTTATATCGGTTCTGCCTTCTGGATCTTCAAGACGTGTACCTTTACGAGACTCTCTAAGAGCTTTCCAAAATAGTTTTACAAAATCGTCTAAGTTCCCAGCAGACTCGTACATATCTTTATACCAGGAAGGGTATCTCTCCCAAGAATCGATACGATCGTAGCCAACCGGAATATATTGCTTAGGCTTTTTTGTAAACTTTTTCTTTAAAAAGTACCCTCCAGATTTAAGTTTAGCTAAAAATTCTAATTCTTTTTTATTAGGTACACCATTGCCTTCACCTAGCTCACCGCCACCGCCGCCACCGATTCTAAACTGGTTAGGAGTGTTGTTAGTTCTATCTTTATTAGTATTTAGTCGAGCTAGAACCTCTGCAGCTTTACCTCTGGTAGTTGCTTCGTCTATAGCTTTTTTAGCTTCGGCAGCAATCTCTTGATTGTCCGATTCAGCAAGACCATGAAGAGCTTCTAGCTGTTTTTCAGTTACAGGATTGTTTCCAGAAATAGCATTTTTAAACGCAGCCATACGTTCTTGATATAGTTTTTGCATCTCAGGAAAATTCATTAGACGCATATCATTATTGTCATTTTTAATTGCGTGATCAAGAATTGCATTGACAAGATTAAATGAGTCTTCAGCGTCTCCATCAGCTGAGTGCCAGTTAGCAGGTTCAAAACCTAAAAAGTTTGCAAGAGGACCTAAGCTTGAACTAGCACGGTATTTACCTGTAGCTGTATTAAGTTGCTTAGGCCCGTCAACACCCTTTTCAGGATCATAGGTAGGAAGAAGAGATCCCAAATCTTTTGAGTCTACCGTTCCAGCAATATCTAGCTTAACTCCAGCTGCATCAGCCATACGTTGTAAGATCTCTAGATCAAACGGAACGTTCTGTCCACCAAGAATAGGGTTAGGACCTACAAACTCTAAAAATTGTCTAAGCGCTTCTTCAGGGCTCATTTGATCCTGAAGCCACTCTGCAGTTACAAGAGTGCTTACAGGTTTACCATTTTCATCCCTGACAATATTGCCATTATCATCTATAACATCTCTTTTTAGATGTTCAGATGACCACTGAGATAATTTACTTCCAGGATTAATGTAGACGTTAAAACGTTTTAAAACTTTTCCATTCTTAACTTGAACTGCTCCAAGTTGAATAGGGTCATTTTTAATCCCCTGACCATCATAATCAGAAATACCTGTGGTTTCAAAGTCAAAATAAGTTATAGTCTGAGACTTTAGACGTTCTGCAATTTGTTTCCAGTTTTTTGCGCCAGCAAGAATTTTTTGCAAAACTCCAGTGAAAGCACCGGGGGTAGGTAGGCGTGCACCGTTAGCATCCATAGTTGCTGATTGCAGATCAATTCCCAAATCAGCAATTGAAGATCCTTCTTTATTTTGAGCAGGCGCAGCTTCAGGAGTAGGTTTAGCTTCATTTTTGCCGATCCATGCTTGAATAGGGTGATCAGCAGGGACGTTCATAATTGCACGACGTCCATTTTGGAACTGAATAAATATTTGCTTAGTGCCGTCAGCTAAAGTCTTAACATTGGTAATTTTTCCATACTGATCAGAACCTTGATCGTAAACAATATTTCCAGCAGCTAGATCTTTACCAGTAAGCGCGGTTGCAGTTTTCTTGGCAGCTTCTTCTTTGTAGTTTTCTGGATCTGGAAGATCGGCTTCGGCATCCTTAAGATCCTGTGGGGTCGGATCTTCTATCTTAAGAGTGTCTTCATCCTGAATACCCTCATCGCCAACTTCATATCCTTCAGTGTTTTTTCCTAGTTGAATTCCACGCTTTTTAAGATATTCAGGATCTAGTGTTGCAAGTACTTCTTCAGCATTATTGTATTTAATGTATAGAACTTTGCCAGCAAAATTAGGATCGCTAGGATCAACTAAAACTCTTGCAAATTTACCATCTGGAGTTGCACCAATAAATTTACCGATAACGCGAGCAGTTCTACCTGCATCATTTCCTCTATTTTTACCTAGACGAACCTTAGCTTTAATGCCGCGGCCCATTTCAACCCAGCGGCCGTACTTATCACGAAACTGAGTTAGAACCTCGGCACGGCGTTCGGCAGAGGTATACTCACCATCTCCGTCTCCGAAGCCGTCAGCTACTATAGGTTTTAGGTAGTCAAAATCCACTATTCTCCGCCATCCTTAAGGATGTCTACTCCGATTAAGCGTTGCAACTCTTCGTTGGCGGCTTTAGAGCCTTCTAAAGTTAGATTTACTAATTGCTCAATCGATAGAGATGAGTACGGCACTTTCTTAACAATGTGCTCATCATTTCTGTAAGACTCTATGGTAAGCATAGGCTCGGCCTCAGACTTTTTATTTTCGTCCATTTATATATCCTATGTCTCTACTCTGAAGGTGTGTTTTTTAGCTCAGTATCTTCTGTGCCTTCATTATCATATAGGAAATCTGGATCTGGGTTTGGAAAAGAGATAGCAGTCCAATACTCTTCATCTTCAGGAGTATAGTGGTCGGGGTTCAAATAATTTTCCATGTAAATACTCCTTGAAATGGTTAATAAGTCTTTAAATAGTATACCAAAGTATCTGGATAAAGATTTAATTAACCACCAAGAAGTGCTTTAAGTTGGTTAAGAATATTTACTCTATCCTCAGGATCACCTAGGCTAATGCTCCAATTATTTGCTTTTCTATCCCAGAAGAATGAGAATGGGATCTTCTTATCTTTAGGGATTAGTGAGACACTCTTGATTAGATCTTTAGCAGCCATAGTATCACCCATCAGGAAGATTCTATTACCTTCGATTCGATAGTTGACACCGCCTCCAAGACCTCCAGAAGATCCATCTTCACCAGTTACTGGCTCAATTGGCATGGAGGTAGCTCCAGGCTGATTAGTTGGATCATACTCTTCATCTGGGTTATCTTCATAGTAGCCAGCTAGGATGTAGTCAACTGCCTTGCTTGCCATAGAAGCGGCCTCAAACAAAGCGTTTGGCTCTGTTTCCAAGAATCTCTTCCAAGACTGAACATAAGCAGCCACGTTTTCAATACTGGTGTTGATCCCAAACATAGAAGCTAAAATAGCTGCTCCAATTTCTGCAATAAGTTCTTCACGAGCACGGACATCCTTGTGCTTGCCGTAGTTTTCTAGAAGATCCTTACGATCTAGTCTGTCCGAGGCACCAGTACTGTGAACCAGTTCATGGAATAGAGTGTCTAGGTGTTCTTCAGTGCTGTTGAACTGCTCTCTTAGAGGAAGACTGATTGTGTCAACATCAGGTGCCCAGAAAGCCGAGTCTCCAGGGCTGTATTTGATATTAGGTCCATTTGTGTAAGAATCTAGAATAATATCTTCTACTTCGTGCATAGGAGGTGGATCTTTTCTAGGAAGTGGCGGAATAGTAATACCCTTAACCACATCTTCGTTGTAAACAACATCAATGTCAAGTCTGGTCTTGGTTCTAGAACCATCATCCGGCTTCTGGTCACCAGTCTTTGGGTCAATGATAGTTTTGGTCTCATCTGGCTTTACAGTGTACTTACTCTTCACAACCTTGGTTATAAGCACACCATCGTTTTCGTCGACGTAGCCACCAAGCTTAGCAATAGCATTCTTTGTGTACCAGCGGGTACCTTTGTAGCCTCTAAATTGACTTAGAACTTCTAGAATGATCAGGTTCCCACCCTTGTAGTTTTTACCAGTAGCGCCTGATGTAGGTAGGTAAGATCCACCGCCAGTCCAAGGCTTCTTCCAAGGAATAATTCCCTTATCCATAGCTTCGGTAATCTGAGCCATAACCTGATCTACAGCATCTTTATTGCTCTTTATAGGTTTGTTATTCTCGCGGTTTTGAGAAGGACCGTTGTCTTCTAGGTCTTTCCAACCAAAGATTGCCTCGGAAGCTCCAAAGATTCCAGATTTATTTGCCACTTCAGAGACCTTCACGAACTTGTCACCATTTTCGTCAGTGTAAAGTTCTATTCTCTTGTTCGGCAGAGCTGATCTGAGTTGAGCCACGTACTCTTCTGGATCTAGTCCATTAGGAATAGGGTCAAGAACAGGAGTCTCGATCTCGGCTGTCATTCTTTCAGCAGCGTGAACTGCCTCTGTAAGCTCCTTTAGACCGCGTTCTCCGCCAGGATACTGAGGATCTCTAGAGATAGGCTCAAGAGACATCTGGTAATCGTACTCGGCTTGAATAGCTTCGTCATAGGCTGCATTAATCTCTTCCTGAGACATTACTGGCTGCTCAGGAGTAGATCTATTAGGAGTAGAATCCGAATCTGATTCAATAGCTTTTGCAACTATATCTAAGCTAGACTCTTTGACGTTTTCTGGATCTGACTTAGCATCTATACTATTATCCCCTTGGAAAATAGTAGTTCCGTTTTTACGAACTTGGATAGCATCATTAGAGATAGTAGCTTCATACTTGCCATCCGGAGAATTCCAAGTGTGCTTGTAGTCATTTCCTTCAGGTCCACCTAAATATTCGGTATTCCAGTCAGCAGTATAGTCATACTTACTATCAGGGTTGGTAGCACCTTCACGGTTTTGAGATGGGCCTCCGATAACCTTTTTAGCCTGCTGGCCATTGACATATGATGCACCGCCACCGCCATCAATAGCTTCAAAGAATACGCTAACTTCATCGGAATCGTGACGACTTATCATCTTAATTCTCTTATTACCTTTAGCAGTAGCTACGATATCGCCTACTTGAAGAGTATTAGGGTCTACTTCTACAATCTGAGGACCCGAACTCTCGGTTTTTTGTGGAGTAGGTTCGTTAGGATCTTTCTTAGACTTAGCCTCTAGTTGACGTATATAGTCCTTACGCTTTGCTTTAAACTCGTCTGTTTTACCATCAAGCCAGTCAAGCATTCCAGGGTCTAGCTCGTCCATAGTTCTAGTTGCAGCAACATACATAAGGTTTAGTGCTTCCACAGTGAGAGATCGAGGCATATTACCCTTTTCAATAGCTTCAGCATCTTTTTGTGGATTAGGTTTAAACCATGTTCCCGAGAGTTTAACGTTTTTAGCTTCTAGTCCTTTAGCTCTGTGGGCGGTTAGAACAATGCTATCTACATCTGCACCACTCAAAGCATCCACAAGAGCATTTAGTTGCTCAGACCCATCTCCTTGAACAGGGACGGTCCAGTCCCAGGTCTTACCTGTGTCCCATGTGTATCCCATTGAAGATAAAGTGTCAGAGTTATTTTTAGTTCCATTATTTGGATTCTTTAGCTCAGGTGTCCAAGGCTTTGCATCACCAGTGTTGTAGAGACGGATAGCCCCATTTTCAATCTTGTAGCTAATGAAGTTTCCAAGATCTCCTTCGTCGCCCCAGTTGCCATCCGAAGGCTTTTTGAATCCTTGAATACCAATGATTCTTGCTCCATCGACTATTCGCTTTAGCTCAGCAAACACTGCCTTACCATCGCTGTCTCTGTTTTGCTCTTCTAGTCGTGCCTCAGTCTGATCCATAATGCTTAGTAGTCTTGACACTGCTGGGTCAGAATCTTCTTGATGAAGTTCAAGCATCTGCTTCCAACTATCATAAGAGTCTAAGTCCTGGTGAGCATTTGCTGGACGGTATTTAGGATTAGCACCAAACAATAACCATTTAGCTGTAGCCAAGAAACTATTCATTTCAGCTTTAAACTCTCGAATAACTCCGGCACGTTGACCTCTACCAACCATACTCATAATTTCTGACAGAGCATCAGCGTTGGTTGTAGTTAGGATCATGTCTGCATCTGTCATACTTCCAGGAGTTGTAAGACTTGAAGTTTTATTAGGATTTCCAACTAGACGTTCATCGTCCTCATCTTTAATCTCCAAAACTTGGTTAGCGAAATCAGCAACATCCTGACCAGCACGGAACATCATGGTTAAAGGTAGGGTTACCATTCTTCTAAACATGTTCAAGCTGTTTACAGCTCCGCGGAACTGATAGATAGATTGGTGAGGATCTCCAACAACAACAAGTTGTATACCATTGTTGTGCAAAGTTTCTTGCTCATCCATTAGTCTAAAGAACACCCCGTTAACGTCCTGAGCCTCATCGATCAAAATGATATCCGGAATCGCACCGAGACCGTGGACGCTTTCTCCCTTAGAGTTAACTTCTTTTAGGTTAGGGTGGCTAAGAGCAAAGTTCTTCATCATATCGTTGAAAGTTACAGGAATCTGACGAACACTTTCATCGTGTGGTTGCAGTTTTTCTTTCCAGATTTTTTGAGCTAGATCTAAGAAGAATGGGGTATAGGCCTCGGGTCCACCGATTTTATCTCCAAACACTTCATCGAAATGCTTTCTAGATATCTCGTCATCTGCACTAATAGTCCAGTTATTTAGACCTTTTAGTACAAGTTTTACTGCTAAGAACTTAGAAATCCTTTGTCCATTAGCAAGCTCTACTTCGTTTGGAATCTTAAAGTAGTCAGCTATATCTAAAAAGCCATTGATTGGTCTATTTTTTGGGTCTGATTGTTTCTTCATAGCAGTAAACTTTTTAGAAAGTTTGCTGTTTACAGGAGCTTTGAAAGCTACAGAGTCCATAGTTCTAACTTCAGTATTTCCCGGGAACTTAAGTCTGTTCTCGTCTGCGATAGCTTTGTTGAAAGCCATAGCAAGAATTCTCTTCTTAGGGAAGTAGTGAAGTACTGCTTTTGCAAGAGCAATCAAAGTAGTGGTTTTACCTGTACCAGCCAAAGCTTTTATGACAATTGACCATCCACGAATACCAGCTTCAATAGCGTCTTTCTGCTGATCGGTGTACTCTTTATCCAAGAATCCGATATCGTGTTTTCCTGTAGCTAGCTCAGCTTTATTCTTAGTATCTGCAGGACGCTCTCTGTTCTGAGACGGACTATCTATTACATCTTGAGCTGCTTGCTCCAGTTTCTTAATAGCAGAGTTAATAGCACGCTTTTCTGCTGGACTACTAGTAGAGCTTAAAGCATCTTGCAAGTTAGTCATAGCATAAGATAGCTGAGACAAAGTGCTCTGTTGATTCACGCCTTCACGAAGTTGACTAGGGCCACTCTTCTTGTGACGGTCAGGATATTTCTCATCTAGGTAAGTATTTAACTTATCTAGGTCATATCCAGTAGGAACTCGTAAACCATCAACGTCTAGGTTGTTAGCAATGGCGTAGTCAAGTTCTAGACCGTCCATTTCCTTAACTAGATCACCGATTTCGTTAGAGTTGACATTTGGAAGCAACTTCCAGATCTCTTCTCTACGTTCCGCAGATACTATGTCTCTGGGATCCAATAGACGTCTTTCAACGCTCTTCAACTGCTTAGGGCTTGGTTTTCTGATCTTATTTAGTGGATCATCAATAACGTTGCTTTCAGTAAGAGGTTGTTCACCATCATCTGGCTTTGGAGGGAACAGGCTTGAGAAAGTAGGACGATCGTTTGTAGGAGTTCCTTCTGGAGATGTAGAGTTAAGAGCATTTCTTGCTTCTTGCTCTAGATCCTTAGGATCTGGCTCGTCTCCTCTAGCAGCTCTTTCAACAGCTCTATCAGCTATAAATTTTAAAGCACGTTCGACAAATGCTTCGTAGCCTGGAATATACTTAGCAAGTTTTGCGTCATAGTCATTATCTGAAGCATCGAGATCAAAGATATTATCTTTAATCAAATCGGTTCCAGACTTAGCTCTTTTAAGCATCTGCCCTAGAAGTTTGACGTTAAGTTCTAGATCATTAGCTGCATTATGTAATGAATTACTAGGAATACCTTCGTATCTTCCTAAAGCTTCTAGAGCGGTAGAACCATGTATACCAAAGTCTCCTACTTTATATGGACCACCAAGGTTAGTTTTTTTGTTAAATACATTGTAAATGTGATCAGCTAGTCCAAGCGTGTCAATCATTCCAGCAGGAGAATATTCTGCTAGTCCGGCTTCTTTAAGAGTTCTATTTAGAACTTCTAAATCATAATCAGCAACGTTGTGGCCAGCTAGAATTGCGTCCGGGCCTAGGAATTCCAAAGCCTTAGCAATAACTTCACTCTTAGTTGGAAGACTTGCAATCCACTCAGGAGTTACTCGATTGCCTTTGTCATCCTTTATATTTGCCATAGACCATGAACTTAAAGGAGATCCAGGATTCATGTAGCTTATAAACTTATCAACGATTTCTCCGTTTACAACTTTATATATAGCAATCTGAATTGGATCGTTTTTAACATGAGGCTGTAAAGGGTCAAAGATGCCGGTAGTTTCAAAATCAATAAAGTGTAGAACTTTATCTCTTAAAGCTTCAGTTACATCATCCCAGTTCTTTGCTCCAGCCATCCAATCGCGAACAACGCCCCAGAAAGCCTTAGGTTTAACTCTTGCAGGAGGTCTAGGTTTATTTGGGTGGTTAGAGTAGTCAATGATTCCAGGAACTGGATCGGTGTCAACTGGAATCTCTGGAGATTCAACAGGATTTGGCTCAAATACCTCTGCTGATGTGCTGTGATCTACTTCATCTTCTAGAGACGGGTCGTAGTCATTTTCAAATGGACTATTGTGGTACCCATCTCTGCCCATAACAGATCCGACTTCAGCTGCAAGTTTTTCAAGAGTCTCTACAGTCTTAGGCTTTTTATTCTTAAGACGTCCGTAGGTGTGAGCATTATCTGAGTCAGTTAGACCCTTCTTAATAGTCTCTAGACGTTCCATAACCTTAGCAGGCTTAATTACGTACTTTCTACGTAGGTCAAGCATACGCTTAAGGTCTCTAATGTCGTCGACTGCTCCGTCGATGATTCTTTTACCATCAGCATTTACAAGATCTCTGTGATTAGCAACAAAAGCTGCTAGACGAGTCAGAGCGTAGCGAGATCTACGAGCAGCATTCTTACGAGCTTGCTTGTCAACATATTGCTTTACTTCTTCCTGATCCTTTTCATCAGCAAGAATTTCTTTACGAGCTTCATCGGTTGGCTTGTAGTCTTCCCAGCCTTCGGGAGCATTAGGTCTACCAATAAGATCCATCAGGTTTAGGTCATTAATAGACGCTCCACCTTCAATAGCTTTCTTTATTAGAATACTATCGTGAGCATCTTCACGAGCTTTAAGCTCGGACATGATCTGAGTACTTACCTCGTACTTGTTCATTCTAGGGACAGCTTTGACAATTGCAGCAATTTCTCTGTCGCTTGCTAATCCCTTGTCAAAGATACGTTCAATACTGGCAAGCATTCTGTCAGATGCACCGTCAAAATCTCTAGCAACTAGCCCGTACTTGTTCTTAGGTTTGTACTGCTCTTTGAATGGATGCTCCTTGAATGTGTAATACCATTCACGGATCTCGCGAGCATTCATGTCTTTGTAGTTGTCCATAAACTCTTGGACTAAATCTTGAGGAATATCTCTATCCTCTAAGAATCTTTCAATACCAACAAGTTGACCATCGCTAGGGCCCATAGCTTCTTGAGGAACGTTGCTGCTAAGGTACTTAGGACTTTCAGTAGGCTGATCTGCTAGCCAGTAATCAGGTTTACCGTTTACAGTGTTATCAGCTGCTCTAAGTTTTTCTAGCTCTTCTATATCTTCTGGAGTAGGTGCCGGAGCCTGAGGCGGTTTAAAAGGTAGTTTATAAGCTTTCTCGTGAAGTTGATCGTACTCTGCCCTGGTTAGGGTGTTATCATCGATCTTTTTTCTAATCTCTTCTGCTTCTTGTTTATTCCAGTTCTTATTGTCTAGGGCCCAGTTAAGGTAAGACTTTTGAAGCCATGAAGCCATGCCTTTTTCAGGTGAGGTTAGTTCACGGAAGTTTTTTTCAATATATGCTGCAAGATCATTTACTTCTTTTACAGTGTGCTCTTCAGGATTCTTTTTAATTTCACGAACTTTATCCCAGAGATCTGGCTCGTCGTGAACGTACCTAGAGTTTAGAATTGCAACTAGACGTCTAATCTGAGCTTCATTTGGAACGTAGTCATCATTAACTCTGTTCTGAGAAGGACCTAGGTCTGTATCTTTTGCGTTTCTACGATTTACATAGTTCATTAGACCTTTTTGTAGTCTAGAAACGTAGTAAACGTCATCTTGAATTTTATTGTCTGATTCATCTTTAGAACTTGTGTACATATCGTACAAAATTTCGCCTACAGCATCTAGAGTTTTTGCTGCACTTCTACCATTAGTGATATCAAAGTCTTTAAACTCTGAGTACAAACTAAATCTATGTAGGTTATCTGGTACCGGAAAATACTCTCTAAGAGCCTCAGCAAGAACTTCATTCTCATCTTCACCCGGAAAAATAGGATGTGTTTTTATTGTACCAAGAAGCTTGGTCACAATTTGAACGCTTTTCAGATTGTCTCCAGAGTCAACAATTCTTGCAGCAGTATCAGATCTTGAACCACGCCCTGCCCAGTAACCATTGTCATTAAATTTTGGAGTGGTAAAGTCTCCAGGATAAGTGTCCTGTAAGAACTGTGCAATGATTGCATCAGCTTTTTTGATCATGTCTGATCCAGGACCAAAATAGTCGTACTGGAAACGTTCTGCTGGATCTAACTTAGAGTACATTTCTCTTTGATACTCAGGAACGTTAGCAATATTAGGGTTAAATAGCGGATCAAGAGCTTCTAGATGCTTAATAGCATGAATTTGATCTTCTACTTGCGGCCAGTTAAAGAATGGCACCTGAGTATCAACAGTGAAATCACCATTGCCGTCACGCTCAGTTAAGGTGTAGACACCATTAGACATAATTGGTTGGAATGAAACATCGCCAGTTCTCTGGTCATAAACCAAAGCAACATCTGATTGACCATATCCGTAAGTTACTCGGAATCTACGATCTTTAGATAGGTAGGTGTGCTCGCCAATTTTGTTCCAGCCCTCTGGCATAGAGCCATCTGGGTCAGAGTCAGCATCGGGTAGAGTAACTTCTGGCTTAGGTTCTTCTTCTGGAGTTTCGCGGTTTTGGCTAGGAACAACTGCTTCTACAGCAGGTTTTTCTTCAGGAGTTAGATCCTGGTTATCTTTATCTCCGAAACGATCATCTTCATCTCCAGCAATCTTCTGTACGCCGGACCAGTCTTGCGCAAAACCAATAGGGCTTTTATTTCCCTTAGCACGCTTTGAACCCCAAACAGTAATAACTGGCTTAGTCATGTCTAGGTTTTCAGTACCATCAGTACCTACTATTTCTAGGCTATCGCCATACGCTTCTTTAGCTTTTTCTATAAAACTTTCAGTAACTTTATTAGGCTTATTTACTACAGAAGCGGTGTAGCCATCAGCTGAATCATAGACTGCATCAGAGTGAAGTTCATTACCAGTAAAGGTTGAACTGGTTGGAGTATATGGGCTCTTTACCCAGCCTTCTGGCATATCAGCAACAACGAGATCTTTAATATCAACAATGTCGTTATCATTTGGAACCGCTTTTCCAACTGGAAGATCTTTAACTGCTTCGGCAGGTAGAATAGCTGCAACGGCTTCAAAAGCTGACGCTGGAATTTTATAAAGCCCGTTCTTCAAACCCGGGATATCTGTAATTTCAAAGTCTATGTAGCCACCCTTTTCGGAGTAACCTGCAACTTTACCTGTAACGCTTCTAACGTCTCCTTTAGGAAAACGTACATTTACTTTTCCACCGCCACCCATTTCGATCCAGCGACCCTTAGAGTCACGGAGCTGACGCTTAGCACGAAGTGAACGCCAAAAGCTCGAGTTCTTACCTTTGAAAACATTCATTGCTGAGTGGTAGACACTTTTTACTTTGCTTAAGAGACCGGCTGTAAGAGGGCTAACAAGTACGTCAATTGGCAGACTTCCAGCTGGAAGAGCTAGCAGACGTGTGTATGCGTGTTGAAATTGTACGTCCATTGGGTGGGCACTGTAGACAGATGCAACCAGTGAACGAACTTCTTCATCTTCAATACGTGGATCTGCTGAGTACCAAGCACCACGTCGAGTACGAAACGTAATTGGGTCAAGTGACAACTCGGCTGTAGAACTTGGGTGGTATTCAGGTAGTAGGTCAGTGTTACGATCTTGACCGTTAGGACGTGGGCCTTCTGTAGCCAAACTAAGGAAATGCGAAAGCTCACGAAGAACGTTGAAGTAACGTACGTCGGTAGTAAGGTTTTCTGCTGCAGAAGCAGTGAGTGATCTCAATGCAACAGTTTCTAATTGCTGTTCGGTGACTCTACGAATCTCTTCAACTCGAGCGTTCTGCTCTAGCGTGAAGTTAAAGATCAGCTCGGATATAGAGATATCCTCTGGCATCTCGACTGATAGCTGGTCATCAAACTGCTTAATTAGATTAATTTTCTTACTCACCGGAAAGATCTTTCTTACTACTTAGTTGGTAAAAGGTCTGCATCTTTGCTTTTATACAGATCGGTAACTAGCTTTACTGCACGATCAAAAGGAGGTTCAAACTCGTTGATTGCTCTCTTCCAGACAGCGCGTATTGCTGGAACTACTTCATACCCTAAACCTGAATATTCAGCTAGAGAGTAGATTGCATCTTCTGGACTGCTGTAGTCCATTTCAGATTTAATAGAGATGGCAAGATCTCTACTGGCAGCAATAGATGCAGTCAGGCCTTGACTAGTGTCTATTGTGCTGCAAGGGTGGGTAGTAGGTAGTAAATCATTGTCCTGCGTATAACGAGCATTTGATGGACGCTTATTTTCTACCAGAGATAGGAATGCTTGTACTCTAGCTTCTGCCCAAGTAGATAGTTCGGTGTCTGGCTTACCGCTAGCGGTGAAAGCACGAACACCTCGTCTATATACTGCACGCAAAGTCGCGATTGAGACAAGATCATCTAAATCTTTCCCAGCATTGTGCTCTTTGGTCCAACGTGAAAGTTGTTTTTCAGTTTCATTTGAAAAGGTAACTTTCTTAGTTGGGTAAGCATTGTCATTCTTTGCAGCGGAAACGTAAACAGGAGTTGCAGGCTGATCTACCACATCTTGCGATGCTGTTATAGGTAGGTCAGCCTCAAATTTTCCCAAGTCGCCCTGAGCTGTTGAATCAGCTCCAATAATTGTGCCTAGCTGCCAATTCCAGAAATTGTGGTGGTCATCACGATCTGCAAGGAAGTTTGCAATACCCTGCTCACGCAGAGCAGTTGCAACGTCGAATGCATCGCGGATCATGTTAATCATATAAGCATTTGCTTGGTAAAGAGATGCAGACATGTCAACTGGATCAGCTGAAACTGGAGTTGCTTGAATTCCTGTAAGAGATGCGTAGTCACTTAGCAAGAATGGTGCATCGAATCCTAGTTTGCGAATATTTTCTGCAAAAGGGTCGATTGCACCATCTGCATCTTCATAAATTTTTAGAAAGAATTTATGAAATTGCGGAAAATCTTTGCCGCGCACATTCCAGTGATAGCCGTGTGATAGAAATTTGAAGGTTACTGTGTCAGCCAGCAAAATTGCTAGCATCTGAGCAAGATCTTGCTTGCTCGGAGCACCTTCCTGATTGATTACTAAATCCATTTGGATTTTCTCCTTAGTTTATTGTTGAGGGGTTGTTGTTGGTTCTGCCAACTGAATTGGCGGAGCCGCTTCTGCTGGTTGAGCCGCTTCAGGAGCGGCAGGGGCTGCTTCAGGTGCCCCTGTAGGGGCTTCTGCGCCCGGTTGGACGCCTTGAAGCATTTGAGAGACATCCTGAGGCATTGGAGCAACGCTGGAGGCCTGTTGAGCCTCTCTAGCCTTTGCCATCATCTCTGGTGCCACTGCCGAAAGCAAAGCTTCCGTCAATTCTGGTGTAATTACACCCTTTTCGACCAAAAGACGCAGTCCAAGCTCAGTTGGGCCAGGTGCATCTTGGTCAGTGAAGCCGTGTGCACGTCTCCATGTGTCATAAGACACCGCCATCTTGTCAAAACCAGAGTCAGCATCCATTGCACGGTCATTACGAGTCGCTACAGCACTTGGGTCGTACCAAATTACTACTCTTTCAACGTCTGCAGGGTTGTAACCGTTGGCTAGAAGGTAAGGACGTAGGTAAACAACGGTAAAAGCGTCTGCCATAAGCAACATTAGAGGTTCAATATGTGCTTTGTAGAGACTTTCGTCAATTTGAACCGCATTTGAGTACTTTACGTTGGCTAGACCAGTAACAATGTCCTTAGGGACGTCGATTCCCTGCAAAATACGCTCCAAAACGCGGTCTGAACGCTCTGCAAGGGCTGGATCGAAGCTACGCTCGAACTTGAACTGCTTAATCTTGTCACCAAGATCAGCTGGACCACGAATAATCAGTGGAACAACTGCGCTTGCTGAATCTTCATCGCGAATTGGGGTTGTCATCGCGTCAATTAGCTGATCCTCGAACTCATCTTGCAGTTCTTCGGGGGTTGGATCCGAATAAAGACCGTCAGCGTCCTCGTAAGGGTAGTTCGGGTCCGGTGTAGAGGCTACAGATAGACCATCCGGTAAATAGAGCGCACCAGCGTTCAGACGGGAACGCGCCGTTGCACGGAATGTGCGGTTTAGAAGTAGCAATTCGGCACAAAGATCAAGCATTCCCTTTAAACTGGAGTCAGCTTCGTCAGAAAAACGTGGGTGAGCCCTCCAAATACGTCCAACGAACGCGTTTGGAGCAAGTTTGATGATATTTTTGTTGGTAGCAGACATCGGAGAGTTACCTTGGTTGTAATCTCTACGTCCAGCAATCAAATAATTGCCTTTTCCGTCAACGCTAAGCTCGTCTACAGAGCGAATATCCCAAGATTCTGGAACATTTGAGCCAACACGAGCAGGAGATTGAACTAAATAGCACTCTCCGGCAACTGCAAGGTTCAAGGCACAGTCGCGAAGAAGACCGGCCTGGCCTCCGTAGGCTGAATCTAGACGTGCAAGAGCACGTTCTGCAGCGGAAGCTAGGTCTGCTGAGATGTTATCTGCCAAACGTACAGGAACTGGAGCTTCAGCAGGGTCTTGAATAACAGCTGCATAAAGACGGATACGAGAAACAACACTAGAAACTAGGTTGAAAGCGTATTTGATCTCGCCAATTGCATCGTAATACTCCCAAGCGTCTGACTGCCAGCTAGAAGATGTTGAAGTTCTGCGACTACGGAAGCGTTCTGCTTCTCCACGGTCATTAAGTGGGACCTGAACTGCAGCTGCAGTAAGTGGACGTATGGCTGAGTAAGGAGTTGGCTCAACAGGGGAGTAGTTTGGGTTTAGAAAAACTGAGTTAGACGGGAGACCGGTTGGGTTGGTAGTTGCACGCTGGTTGGCAGAGGTTGCTCGAATGCCTGGACGTGACTGTTTAGGATTTTTATCATCCTGGTTACGGCTAAAGATGCCCAAAATTTTCTCCTGTCATTAAGAGCGGAACGTTGCTATGGTTAAGCACGTGCGGCCAAGATTCCGACAACTGCAGACAGGGCAAAAGGTAATGCTCCGATTAAAGTTATCGTTGGTACTATTGTATATGAAATTGTGATTAGTGATGCAACCCAAACGCTTGTGCACCAGTCGCAAGTTAGTAGGTATCCCAGTGGAGTTGAGGGTGGAAACTTCTTCCAGATCCACTGTCTAGGAGCGTCAAAAATGACGTCGGTAGTAACTAGCCGAGTAAATCTAAAAGTGGCAAGGGCAAGAATGATGAACGTTAGGTATGGATCATTAAGCAATTGGATCTCGATTCGAGGTTAGGGTTTTATATGGGTTCCAAGAACGTAGACGTGAGCCACAACCGCAGTTAACGTCTTTCTTGTAGGCAAGCATTTTTCCAGATTCAGTGATTACGTATGAGTCTATTTCTGGGGATGCTGCCTTCTCAAAGAACGTATAACGTTCGTTGAAAACTATTTGCGGGCCTTCAGGAGCATCGGCTGCAATGGTGATGTTGGTGTCGGTAACAATAACTCGGGCAGTTTGAATGTAGTAGGTTCCGAGGTTGTTTGGGTGGGATATGAGTTGATGAACGTCGGTGAAAACGTTCGGAGCGGCAAGGGCAACGTGGGCAGGGAAAACGTCGTGAAGTATTTGCATATTACAATCCTAGCTTAGAGATACGTTTTGAAATTGCACGGTGAGTAACTCCAGCTGCACGAGCAATATCGGCAATAGAGACGTCGATGGAACGTAGATCGCGGATGATCTGATTCATAAGGGCGTTTGCAATAGCAGGTTTAGAACCGCTTGGAGTACGGGCTCGATACTGTTGGGCAACCGGGGCTAGTTGGCGTAGCTGCTCAGCGGTGATCGGAGGAACTCCGGGAGAAACGGGAGTCAGACGTTGGTAGCCGTTCTTGGGGGTCTTGTGTTCGGGATTTGGAATAGGGACGTCGATCTGGTTAAACGTGTCGTTCTGGTCTACCCAAGCCTTGACAGTCGATCGACCCTTTGGGGGCGTGAAGGCGTTCCCAATGGACGAGAGAGTCCATCCAGCGTGATAGAGCTGGTGCACTCTGGAAAGTAGTCGACGTCGGTCCAGTTTGTTGAGGAGGTCGACTTCGGATTGAGGGAGGGGTAGATCTCTTGCTAAACGTCTAGTCATGGATCTAGTGTATCATCTTTTCGTCTTAAGTTTACGTACTTTATTTAAAAATGATACCTTTACTTTTTTTGACTTTGGCCTGCGATCTGGCAGTAGGTATATTTTGACTTGTCCAAAATCGTTTCCAAGCTTCGAACAAGTGTTCGAAATTTTGATCAAATTTGATAACAAAAAAGTTATAAAAAAGGTTATCAAAATGCCTAAATGAACTTGATAAAAAATAAAAAAGTTGCTTAGATAGTAATAGTTAGGTAATTGCCTAATGTCCAAAAAAATGAAAAGGTAAAAAATGCTTATCACTCAGTTAGACATCAACTCATACAACAACCACGCTAAGACTTGCGACACTCTTGGCTGTGCCAACTCTGCTAAGGCTGTCTTGTGGAACTCTTACCCTGAGCCTGAGCAGTTCGCTTGTGAGCAGTGTGAAACTCAGGCTAGGGAAACTCAGCAGTTCCCTAAGACACGCTAGGGAACTAAGTCTAAGCCCTGCCTAGTAATAGGCAGGGTTTATTCTTTACCCTGTGAGCCTAAGCCTGTGAGCCTAAGCCTGTGAGCCTGAGCCTGTGAGCCTGTGAGCCTGTGCCTGAGCCTAAGCCTGAGCCTAAGCCTGAGCCTGTGAGCCTGTGCCTGAGCCTAAGCCTGAGCCTAAGCCTGAGCCTGTGAGCCTGAGCCTGAGCCTGTGCCTGTGAGCCTGAGCCTGAGCCTGTGCCTGTGAGCCTGAGCCTGTGAGCCTGAGCCTGTCCGCATTAGCCCTAACCGCATTAGCCCTAACCGCATTAGCCCTAACCGCATTAGCCCTAACCCTGTCTAGCCTGTGAGCCTGAGCCTGTCTAAGCCTAAGCCTGAGCCTGAGCCTGTCTTCCTGAGCCTGTCTAATTCGGCATTAGGTTCGGCAGTTTTGATCGAAAAGCTTTACCAAAAAGTTATCAAATAAACTTGACATACTAACCGCATAGCCCTAATGTTGATAGTAGTTAGGTAATTGCCTAATGTCCAAAAAAATGAAAAGGTAAAAAATGAGCAACAACAAAAAATTTGTAGTCAAGGACTACATCACATACACAGCGACAGGTTGTAAGGGTTTAGGTTTTGCTTGCGAGTATGAGAACTGCCAGAACAAAGCAACAAGCGAACTATTGAACAACTCCACTCACGACTTTATCCTAGCCCTATGCGACACCTGCCTAAACTCTGTCCTAGAACTAATCCCAACTAGTCAGTATAAAGAACAAATTGGCGAATAGCCTAAACTCTAAGTCTAAGCCCTGCCTAGTAATAGGCAGGGTTTATTCTTTACCCTGTGAGCCTAGCCCTATCCTGCCTTGCCCTGCCTAGTTAGTTCGGCATTAGGTTCGGTATTGCCGGTTAGCTTCTGTTATCAAATTGTTATCAAATAAACTTGACTTGTTGCCTTATAGGGACTAAGTTAGTAAGTAGTTAGGTAAGTTGCCTAACTATCCAAAAATGAAAAGGAATAAAAATGAAAATCTATTCACTAAGAATTACTACTGCTGATGGCGTTGCCCCTGTCTATGAAGTTCATAGTTGGGAAAAGGCTCAGGAAATTATCAAGGCAACTCAGGAACTAACCAATGAACTCTTTACTTGGGAATTATTTGGAAATGCTCAGGGAACTAATGATGCTGAGGAAGTTACCTATTTAGAGGCTCAGGCAGAGGAACGCCTAGGACTTAGATAAGTCTAGATAAATAGATAGCCCCCCTAGCAATAGGGGGGTTATTCTTTACCCTGCCTTGCCCTGCCTTGCCCTGCCTTAGTTGCGAGATCCAAATTCTAGGTTGTTATCTAAATGTTATGAAACACGCTTGACAGGCTCACCGCATTAGATTAGTCTTGACTTAGTTAGGTAAAGTGCCTAACTAAATAAATGATAAGGACTAAAAAATGAGCAGAGAAGTTAGAACCTCAGTTGTAGTAGTTAGAAGATTACTAGCAGGAATAGTTATCACCCCTGTTGTAGCAATTGCCTATGTCTTAGGCTATGGGTTGCTAGTAGCCTATGGAGCAGGACAGTCATCAACTATGAATGAAATAATTAGCAACGGCTTGCTATTCGGTGGAATGTTTAGCCTAGTGTTTGCCTTAGCTCCAATACTAGACAAGTAAGCGTTAGGTTAGTCCCCTTGCTCTAATAGGCAGGGGGACTAATCTCTCCCCCAAAAGTCTAAGGTTTTACTTTCATTTATCCTTAGACACTAAGCCCCTTAGCCTTACTAGGCTAGGGGGTTTAGTTTATCTAAGCCTAAAGATTGATCGGCTACTCTTGCTGCCTACATCTATCTTTCGGCTGCCCATGGACTTAGCAGTTATCTTGCCCCCTGTAAAGCCTGAAGGTGGTTTGATAAGTAAGGCAGTCATAGCATGAACAAGAGCATCAACTCTGTCAGGGGACTTGCCCTCGCCTGGAATCCAAGAATACATTTGACTCTCTAAGTCTGCCAAGAATCCAACATGATGAACTCTGCCTTGCTCATAGGCAAGAGTAACTGGCTCAGCTCTAAGAGCCTTACCGTATTTGCTATGAACCTCAAGAACTACAATGTTAGGGTCAATAGTGTGAATAGCATTCTTCACTAAGGCTCCACCTTGATTCACCTCAGCAACAACAGGGCAGCCCCACTTGCGAGCCATCTCAACGACCTTCTGTGCCCAGACTGTAGGTGAGCCTAATACGCTTGCGTCCTCAAGTACCCAAGCTTGACGCTTATAAAGATCTCTTTCAGAACTAGCAGCGCATACAACGATACCGCATTCATCTCTAGGGTTTTCAGCAACGCTAGGGTCAACTCCAATGATTCTTAGAGGAGTACCTAAAGGCATACCAGCTTGTCTACCTAAGTCGATAAGCTCTGATGTCCACAATGCCCCCTCAACGTCATCGAGCATCTCTCCATAGATCTCTTGCTGAGCAAGGCGGGTTCCAGCATAGACTCCTGTAATAGCATCAAGATAAGCACCGGATAGGTTACCTGAGTTATCAAGAGTAGATCCTCTAGTAATCACTACACGACCGGTCTTGCTCTCTTCAATTAGTTTATAGAGTAGAGGTACACGCTTAGGTGTAGTAGTTACTATGATCTTAGGCTGAGCTCCTAGACGAGTACCAACACGAAGGTTATCAAAAGCAGTCATACCTGCTGCATCAGGAGTCTGTCTCCAGGCAGCGATCTCATCGCCCCAGGCATGAGTAAACTGAGGACCACGCAAAGAGTCAGGTTCATCAGCAGTGAAACAAGTAGCCGTATTACCATTAGGCCAAGTAAGTCTTCTCTTAGAGGGTTCATATAAAGGTCTCTCACTAGGTGGAGTGACATTCATAATGCCAGACTCACCTTCAACGATTACATCTCGCACGTCAGCTGCAGTACGAGCAACTAAAGCAAAGCGCCTCTGTCCTGTAGTTGTGTGCTTAGCTTCTTCACGAACCCATTCAGCAGCAGTTCTAGTCTTACCAGCACCACGACCAGCAATGTAAGCCCAGATGTTCCAGTCGCCTTCAGGTGCTTGTTGCTCTGGTCTACCCCAGACTGACCAGTCCCACATGAGTGAGTCTGCATCCATACCGGATAGCACTTTAGCCTGTTCTTCAGGGGGGAGCATCGCGATCTGCTCCATGATACTTTTAGCCATTTAGTCTCCTATCTCCATGATAGTAGAAACGGCCCTGCATTAGCAGGACCGTCTCCAAAGGATGTAGCTTAACCAAGCGAAACACGAACGTTTGGGTCGCCCTCAAACAGTGCAGTGAAAGTATCTGCATTCATAAGTCCATCGCCAACAATGTTGTTATTAGCCTGGAATACAGCCACTGCTTGCTTAGTAAGATCACCATAGTAACCGGCTTTAACTAGGCCATCTTGCAACAGCTCTAGCTCAATAAGCCTACGCTGAACGTGATAGACAGTTAGTGATCTACGGTTAGCATCATTCTTGTAGATACAAGAAGATAGCACCACGTCATCTACTACGCCTGTTCCAACTACAGCTGGGCCAGCAGGGGTAGGCAAGTAGTTCTCGATGTCTTCTCTAGTTACCGCAACTGGTGCAGCATACTTAGTATCCTCAACTACAGCTACAGGTTCAACTACTGCAGCTTCAACTACAGGTTCAACTGTAGGCTCTACCGCATCTTCAACTACTAGTTCTGCAACACTCTCTGGCTCTTCAACCACTGCTGCTACTTCTTCAACTACGACTTCTTCAGCCGCATCTGTTTCTTTCTTTGCCATAAGGCCTCCTTTGTAAGATTAGATCTCTATTATACCCGCTGAGCAAGCAGGGCCATCGAGATCGAAGTTAGTCCAAATACAACGGGAAGTACTGGTGATCCAATACTTGCTACCGCAAGCACGATAGCGACTACTGCAAGCAGTACAGATATGACTGAGACCCAAACAACATCTCTAAGTCTGATCAACCACCCTGGCATTACTTGGTCGCTTTCTTTTTCTTAGGTGCTGCAACTATCGGACCGTATGAGTCTTCTAGCTTAGGTGCAACTACACCAAGCAAAGGTTGAACCTTCTTGCCTTTAGGTTTCTTGTCACCGCAAGCACAGTTGCCACCGCAAGCACACTTAGGTGTCTCGATGACTATACTTACAGTTTTAGTCTTCTTTACCTGCTTACGACAAATAAAATTGTACAGTACAGCAGATACAAAGCCTACGGCTAGTGCCAGTAGAGCTAGGGTAATATATGTTTCCATGTCACTCCTCGATATCAGATATAAAGCCGGCATTATCTACCGTCCTGTTAAGAACAAGACTAATAACGGCTAGTACTAGTAGGGTGATCGAACCCACTACGGCTACAACAATAGTTGCAACAATAGCTAATGCATATATGGGATCCATCGATCATCCTTTCGTATGTACTAATTCTATACTGTGTTCAAAAATGTGAGAAGGCCCCCAGCATTACACTGGAGGCCTTCCCTAGAATCTAAGCAGCTTGTAGCCGTTCCACCTTAAATTTTCTTCTGCTTAAGAACACGAACGAAACGGATCTGACTTCCTTTGTAGTTAGTCAGTGGTTCAACAATAGTTGTACCTGATCCATAGTTAGCATTAATGATCTTATTGCCACCAATATAAATAGCGGCATGATAGAAGTTAGAGCTACCATTGTATGCAAACACAACGATATCTCCAACGTTAGGGTTAGATACTCGGCTACCAAGATGACCTTGTTTATTAGCAGAGTGTGGAAGGGTTATACCGAACTGTCTATAAGTCCAGCGAACCATTCCGGAACAGTCCCATCCCCTGGTCGTATCGCCTGAGAAGACATATGATGTTCTTCCTACGCGGGACTTCAGGTACTTCACAAGCAGAGACATTCGTGCATAGTTTCTAACCTCTTTCGAGCTAGATGCTTTTTGCATGAAATGCAACTGCGAGCTAGTCAACGGATTTGTCTTTACAACAAATGTTGATGTTTCTGTTGGTTTCGCTACTTGATATTTGGATGCTATAGCTGCAGAAGCTGAGCATCCGGCAATGGTTAATACCACCGCTATTAGTAATGTTGCGAACTTTTTCATTGGCGACCTACCTTTCCTGATTTTTGAGGTGAGTTAGTACTCGGTCGTTATTGTTGGGTTCTCCCATAACCGTTCATCTTTAAACGGTATTTTTAGATTGTAGCACTAAATGCTACTCTTCGGTGACTGTTCCAGACTCGGAAGCTATCATCAGAAGCTTTACAAACTTGATTACATCGGGATCCATGATCTCTTTCTGATGTAAAAAGTATTCATATTGAAGATCCAGGTTCTCTTCTACGGTTAGCTCTTTAGGATCAAGAGTTCCTTTTTTATACTCCTGGTATGCGGTATCTAGTTTTTGACTCGGTATGTTCATGTTAAGCTCCAATCTCAATCCATTCTACCGTAACAGATTTATAACGATCATATGGCGTGTCTACTCTGACTTGCAAAGGCAACACTCTAGTAAGGTTATATTATGAAAAACTTTGATAAAGAAACCTTAGATCATGTAAATCGAGTGCGGACTGGTATGTCTATTCCTAGGCAACATGCAGCTTACCTATCTGCTATAAAAACTCATTATGGATTTACTCCTGGAGTAATATATGACATCGGCTCCTGTGTTCTGCACTGGACTAGTGAAGCTGAAAAAGTCTGGCCAGGATCTGAAATAGTTTTATTTGACGCCACTGACATATTTGAACCACTGTATATAGAAAGCAACCATAAGTATCACATCGGCTTACTAAGTAGCGAGTCCGGCAAGACAATTGATTTCTACCAAAACAATACAGACTTTGGTGGTAACTCATATTATAGAGAGAACCCGGCATATAATCCGGAAGCTACTTTTCTATATGATGATTCTAAAATTGTAAAACTTCAAAGCGAAACTTTAGATTCCGTAGTCAAGAGTAAAAAGTTCAATCTACCTGACCTGGTAAAGATTGATGTCCAGGGAGCAGAGCTAGATGTTCTTATGGGAGCCACTGAAGTAATTAAATCATGTAAGCATTTAATTATTGAGCTTCGGCATGTTGAGTACAATATTGGATCACCGGAAAGAGAAACAATTATTGAGTACCTGGATTCTATCGGCTTTGAGAACTACGGAATGTTTTGTAATAATGGGCCGGACGCTGATTATCATTTTGTAAAAAAAGACTAGCCCTGGTTTAATCTTTTCTGGTAGAGATAATAGCCCAGGCCAGGGTAATCAAGGATAGCCCGGCAAATACCCAGGTAACAACTTCCCACCTGGCATACATAGCAAGAGTGCTGGCATTATCATCAAAGAAAATATATTGATCTAAATAAAGCCTGGATATTTGTGTTGATAAGGAACCGGCAATAGCCAGCAGTAAAGCAATGGTAGCTCTTATAATAAATTTTTTCATTTTATACCTTCCGTATAAGTAGAGAAAGTTCTCTAATAATCTAAGCATATAATAATCAACCTGTCCGGCTCTACTCTAAACCTTATGTGTCTAACTGTTTCTGGTTCCTGGTTCCTGGTTTAGCTTGCCCTGGCAGTCCTGGCCAGGATAGAAATAATCCCCCAGGTATCTCTACCAGGGGGACATCTCTTAGTTGTCTAGCCGAATACAATTTCACCAAACATAGCAACCTGGACAATAACGTCCGTATCAGTAGCGTCATAATCTACATCTGCCGGGTCGCTAATAATTGCCTGGCAGACTGACTTTGTGGCCGGGTTCACGCTTACTTCACCGCTAGCAAGCTTCCTGGTAGCGTCTAATAAATCCTGGTAAGAGATTGTCTTATCTACTACACCGGCAGTTTCATCAACACAGTCCGGTAATAAAGTGATCTGGTAAGTTTGCTTTTCTGTGCTGTGTTCTGCTGTGCTTGCCCAGTAGTTAATAGACATACCGGCATCATCAACTATCATCTCAAATAGTTCTAGCTGTTCCTGGTTCATTTTTTTCTTTCTGCCAGGGGGTTTTACCTGACTAATAAAAATCTACCAGTTCCACCCGGGAAAAGTCAAATCTTTTCCTGGCGTGTCTAATAATTTATCCTGGCAAGCTTGTCCCTGGATTTTAGATCCTGGCACCAGGTCGCACCTGGTAAAGATAAACCCCCGGTATCTCTACCAGGGGATTATCGGCAACCGGATTATTCTAGTATTCCGGTATCCTGGTCGCTGTGGTGGCAAGTCCAAGCCCAGTCGTTCCTGGTTATCTTGGTTCTGTCCCAGTGTTCGTTCTCATAACATCTACCGCAGATTTCACATTGAGTAAAAGTTTCTCCATTAGAAAGTCTTACTAGGGTTGATGTTGTCTGTAAGTAAAACATTTTTTCTCATTTCCGCTAGGTGATTTTTCCTAACTAATAAAACTTTACCAGTTCCAGCTGGAAATAGTCAAGTATGTAGCAAATAAAAATAAGCAGTTTAGACACTTGCTCAGGTGTTTAGGATTAGTCTTCCCAAGGCTCAGGTGGCTCAGGTGGCTCAATGATGATCGTGTTCTCGGTATCACACTCATCACAGATTACTATGTGCTGACCTTCACCCCTGCCTATTGTTTGCTCGCTGTCTTCATTTTCATACTCGCATTTGTCGCAAGTGAAAGACACAACAACAGAAACTTCATCATCTCCGTATTCCCACATCTTTACATCTCCATTTTCCGTTAGGTCGTTTGCCTAACTAATCCAACTTTAGCATCTCCGTATAGAAATAGTCAAATAAATAAATAATTTTTTTTTGCGTGTTTCTATTTTCTAAATCTTTTCCTGATCCAGAAACTTCCGTGAGTTCGGCAGAATACCTTGTGCTTACAAGGAACTAAAACTAATGTTCCGTAATCTTTTGGTTCTTGGATTAGTCCTAATGCGAATTGTTCCGCTTGTTCAGCGTCAGCTGGTTTCTCTATAAACATAATCCCCCCTAATCTATCTTGGGATAGTAAGGGGTCGGGTCATAACAACTATCGCAATAGCCAGTCTTATCATTAGCCGTATAGCGTTCAGTATCTATCAGGGGATTAGTAGCCGTAATAAGTTCATCACAACTAGGGCAGACTTCGTTAGTTGCTGGCAGTCCTACAATTTTAGCAACCTTGTTGATGTCTAGAAAGTTTTCCATTTTTCTCATTTCTGTTCGGCAACTTGCCTAACTAATAAAACTCTATCACCGCAAGTTTTATTCCGTCAAGTTTCTAAGTATTTTATTTTGGCGTGTCTAGATAAAACTAAACCCCTGCCTGAGCTTCGGCAAGGGTTCAGTTTCACGATCTCTATAAGGCTCGTAAGGCTTCTACAAGGCTAGGGTATTGTCCGTATTCACTAATAGTTTCTATGCCTGTATCGGTGACTAGCCTGATAGTAAAAACCTTAGTGTCCTGCTGGTAGTTCCATTCGCTAGTTACAAACTTTAGACCCTGTTCAGTTTCTTTCAGGCTTGACCAAAAAATAGTTGATTTGAAAAACTCCAGTGTTGATTTAGAAAACCACTCTTTATTATCGGCAATAATCTTTTGCCAGACTGGGCTTGACTTCGTAACTTGTAGTTTCATTTTTCTACTTTCTTTATTTTGATTAGGAGATTACCTAACTACTAAAATCCTAGATCACTTATCGGCATTTAGTCAAGATTATTCTGGCGTGTCCAAAAATAAAAAACCCCTAGCCTTTCGGCTAAGGGCTTTCTACTCTCGGGGTTTAGTCCTGCTTAGTCAAGTCCAAAACTAACTCGGCAGACATATCGCCAGTCCAAACTATCTCAATGTCGGGGTGACTATCAACATAATCAGGGTCAGGGTAACCAATGAAATCATCACCAATAATCTCGTTATCTTCTCTAACCTGATCCATAGCATCATCTTCATCTTCGGCAAAAACAGTTCCCATTAGTTCAATGTTCCTGAGTTCGCAATCTCTGTCATAGCCGAAAGGGTAAATCTCAATCCACCAATAAACTCGGTATTCTTTCTTTTCCATTTTTTACTCCGTAACTGCTAGGCACTTCACCTAACTACTTCAACTTTAGCATCTCCAAATGGAAATAAGCAAGCGTGTCGGTATTTATTTTTTGGATCTCTAGAAATCTCTCTAAGACTTCTTTACCCTGACCATACGCTTTAGTCTTAGGTTCGGCTCAAAGGGGATTAGACCGGCAAGCATAGCCCTATAAAGTAAGTCATAGGTTCTAAATCTGTCTAGTCTGTCCAGCTCAGCAAGGCGTTCTGGTGTGAATTTAGTTCTTTTCATTTTGTCTCCTTTGTAGTTAGTCATTACATAAATAATAACTTCTAATCGGCATAAAAAATTCCCGATCTCTAAAAAATAAATGAACCTTTTAGACACTTGTTCAGGTGTGTTCGGCAGAGGGGAAATGAAAGAAACCCTCTCCCAAGTCTATTTACGCCTATTACGCTTTCTAATAAATCTAGGAAGCTCGGCAACTGCTAGTAGCAACGCTACAAACAATAGCAGAAATGCCAAAGTAAATCCAATCTCAAATGCTCGCTGATTATTGTCGGCTATAAATCCATAATAGATACCGCAACCAGCAGACCATAAACCTAATACTGCCAAAAATGTTTTCACAACTTCACCGCAACTTTCTATTAGTTTTTAGTTGAGCCTTTTTAGAACTTGCTCAGGTTCGGCACTTACTTTACTTTCTCGCCAATTGCGATCAGTAATTCAGTTGGAGAAACTTCCAGCTCACGACATAGCACCGCCAAAGTATTTGACGGAATGTGTCGTTGATTATGAAAGTATCGGCTAAGGCTAGACTTCTGTAAGCCTGTTGCGATAGCGAATTGGTTTAGAGATTTGTATCCCTGTTGCTCGTATTGAGCAACGAACCAAGTCCAAGTATCAACTTTTTTTCCCATTTTTTTCACCTCTTTTCGTCTTGATGTATTCAGTTTAGTTGCTGTTTGGAAACTTTGTCAAGTTTATCCGCATTTTATTTTTTAGCGTTTCTACGATCTCTTGACTTGGTATCAAGCTTGCTCGCATACCAACTAAGTCGGTGTCCTGTATTCATTAGCACTCCGCTAATACTTCTAAGACTTCTAGCAATTTTATTCAGCATTATCTAATCTCTCTTTATCGGTGTTCCCCTGTAATACAGCATAGCGTTCTGCTCGCCACTCTTTACACTCTCGGCACTCTTGTTTATGTGTGTTCTCACCAATGTATTTTACTTCCGTAAGCTTGCCACAAGACCAACAGGCGATCTTAGATTTTCTGTCTTTCACTTTTGCCTTTCTAAAGATTTAGGTGAGCCTTTTATACACTTGCTCAGGTGTTTCACTAGGCTCTCAGTTTTGATTACTCAGTTTTGATTTTTGCCTAGTGAAGTCTATTTAGTCATCACCGAAACTAACGCTGTTGTTCTCACCACACTCGGCACACTCAACATCTACATCTCCAGACCTGCCACCAACTACAACTTCTATGCTGTCGTTCTCAACTTCACACTTGCCACACTCAAACGAAACAGTAATCTCTCGTTCATTATCCCAAGGGGTAGCAGTTTTCCAGCCGTCATAGCCACCGCCAATGTCATAACCACTCATTTTTATCTCCGTATCTGTTAGGCGATTTACCTAACTACTCCAAGATTACTATCTCCGTATAGAAATAGTCAAGTTTATCGGCAACTATTTTTTAGCGTGTCGGGTTTCACCAGATCGTCTTTTTTCGGGCAAAGCTAAACCCCCTAACCATTTAGGCTAAGGGGTTCGGCTTACTTCCTTAGATACTCATAACTCCGTAAGTTCCAATAACTAGGGATAGAACAATGGCATAAGGTCCTAGTGGAACGCTAGTTCCAGCACTAACCTTACGGAACACCAACAGATAAAGCGTTACGAGAATACCAACAATGAGCGTTACGGCAACCAATACCAACGGCAACCACCAGACAAACCAGCCGATTACTAGGGAACTACCAAAGAATAGTTTGATGTCCCCCATACCGATAAGGTCAAAGTAGTTAGCAACCATACCAGCAATACCGATACCAAAAGCAACTGCCAAAGCTAATCCTAATCTCCACCACTCTCCACCAGCGAAACTAGCAACTAAGTCCGTAACCAAACCCAAAGCAATAAACGGCAGAATAATCTTGTTTGGTAGTCGGTGTTCTCTAATGTCTATGGTGATTAGGGGAATAGCAACGATAGCCAGATAAACCAATGGCATTACTGCGATAAGTGTTGTGTTCATTTGAGTTCCTTACTCTCATTTAGGTTAGGCACTTTACCTAACTATTCTCACTTTACTAAACCTGTTCGGGAATAGTCAAGTTATTTTTAGGCGTGTTTTACTAAATAAACAATGGCAATGTATTCATCAGCATAGGTCGCAACATTATCGGTAAATGTCCAGTTGCGAGCTTTATCTATGTCTAACCACGAAAGTTTGCCGGTGCTATCTTTTAGGGCAACGCTGTTAGTTTGTAGTTTCCCTATCGTTCTAACCTGATCTAGAAACTTATGAGGTTTTTCCTCACCTGTCTTTATGTCTAGGCATTTGATAATCGTTAGGGTTGTATCAGGCTTGGCTAATACTCTTTTGAACTCGGCAAGTGTTTTCATTAGTTCTCCTTTTTTGGTTGTGTTCTAACTTTACCAGCTTGGCTAGTCTAAGCCAAACTCTTTTCTAAACTTAGCAATGTCTAATCTAGTTTCGGTAATCATCTCCCCTAGTTCATTAGACTTTATTGCTGCCTGTTCTAGCTGTGATACCAAACTATCTAGAAACGCTAAGTCTTTATTCGGTGTTGTCTTTACCTGCTCGGTAATGCCTTCCAATAGAGATAATAACCCTGCTCGTCTAGATTTTAGATCTAGTAATCTCTGTTGTAGTTGTTCTAGTTGCTCGTTCATTTTTATTTTCCCTTGTTAGTGATAAAGGTGATAACCCTTTTGGATTACCACCTTTATCGGTGTAGTTCTAACTTACCTTATCGGCATACGCTAACGCAAACTGCTCGGCAGTATAAGTTTCTCCGTCATACTGAACTGAACCTGTATCGGCATTTACAACAACGACAGGATTATCGTCAAAAGTGTCGCTAGGCTCTGCCTTTATTGCTCTAATGCCGAAACTCAACTCTCCGTTGTAGTTTCCTAACTTTGCGTATTCATAGAATAGCTGTGCTGTTAGATAAGACGGGTCGCCTATTCTGCCCGTTCTGTCCAATACATTACCAACTGCCTTAGCGTTGTCTGTGCCTGACCAATGCCCATAAAGTTCTATGGCTGTATCAAACTGCTCGCTTGTGATGTGGATAGTTGCTCTATCGCCCATTTTTGTTTTTCCTTTTTTTCGGTGGTTTATTTTTTTGGTGCTATCTAATCTAAACACAGATTAGGGGTTTTCGCAAGATTATCTAAGCGTTCTCATTACAAGTTTCACAAGGCTCACCAATGGCGGTAATAACTTCCTTGTGGTCATTAGCAATAAACCACTTTACGAAACTCAACATAGAGTTATCGCTAGTTAGGTTCTCAACGCTGTCTAGTAAGTGATTATCGGCAAGCTTGCTAACATCAACAAGAATAATCTCATCACCGCCATAGTTTCCGTCTGCTGTAAAGTAAAAGTTCTTTGGTGTGAAGTCGGTAAAATCTTCCATTTTTGTTGCCTTTCATTTTTAGTCGATCGTTTTTTATTTTTTGGTGCTAACTAATCTAACCACAACTACCTAAGATTAGTCAAGCTTATTTTCCGGTATGTTCCCTAAATAAAAATAAGCCTTTTATACACTTGCTTAGGTGTGGAGCAAGGGAGAAATGAGAGAAACCCTTGCTCGTTGGCAGTAGTGTTAGGGGGGACTAACTGCCAAGCTTGTTTTTAGTCTGGTGTCGGGTCATAGCAGTTATCGCAATAACCGATTTTGTCGCTTACAGAATAGCGTTCAGCGTCAATGAGTGGATTATTCTCGTCTATCTGTGCCTTACACAACGGACATCTCTCAACAACTTCATTATTGTTGATAAGCATTTCTAGATCGTGTAAAGCTTGTTCGGCACTAATCTCCTTAGAGTAGTAGTCGTTGTAGATAGCCTTTACTGCTTTCTGCTCAACTTCGTTCATTTCCATTTTCTGCTCCTAATGTTTGGTGGTAGTTCCACTTTACTCGGCTTGATTACTTTCTGTCAAGTTTTCTTTTAGATTAGAAATCTTGTCTGCTGTCCAAGGGCTGTGATTACACTCGCAATGCGGTTTCACCCATTCCCTAGCAATACCAGCAGGGTCGTTGGAACAAGTATCATCTATGTCATCTTGGAAACAACGGAGCATAAAGTCGGTGGTCTTTCCACACACACCACAACAATACTCAACAACTTCAAGCTTGTGTCCTATGTGGTTGCTTAGGTAGTCATTGAAATAGAAACTTTTTGGATCACTAAAATCGCCTTTCGGCTTTTCCTGTTCGGTCATTTTTTCTTTGCTTTCTTGATAGTTAGTTTTACTTCCACGCTGTAAAAGCGTTCTACAACTTCTCTTGCTGTTTCCCAATAGCCTAGGTCTATGGCGGTCTCTCGGTGAGTTCTAACTAACTCGTCTGCTAGGCGTTCTAGTAGTTCATCATTGGTTAGGTGTTTTACATACTTGGTCATTTTTCTACTTTCATTTTCGGTGGTAGTTCTACCTTACCACTTTTCTTGGTAAAAAGTAAATCCCCTAATCCAAACTCTCGGTTCGGTTTATTAGGGGATCACTACTTCTTGCTATACGAGTTTTATGTATTCGTATTCGGTTGTTCTTAGGCACTCGTCAAACGCAACAGGGAACTTCTCTTTCATCAAGGCACGATCAAAACTCGTGTTCTTTCCTGCCTGTAAAACATACGAACCCTGTCCAGCAACAACTCCACGCTTGGCACCATTTAGAGCCTGTGCCAAGATTTCGGTAGCCTGTGCCTTTTGTGTTTCTAGTTCTGCCATTTGGAGCTTGATAGTTTTTAGCAAGGCATAAGCTTCTTTTGCTTTTTTGCTTGTGATTTTTACTTCTTGTGGTTCTTGATTTTCCATTTATTTACTTCCTTAGTTCTGTGCCGATTTCGGCTATTGGAACTTCCAATACTTCTAACTTAGTCTTTTATCTAATCTAAGTCAAGTTTATTTTCATTTATTTTTTCGGTGTGTCTAACTATTTTCTAAATAGCTTTGATACTGCTCTGTTCTTTCTATTACCCTGATCAGTTTTTTATTGTTGGTTAGGGTAGCGAAATCCATTAGACACTCGGCTCGGTTGTAATACTTTTTTGTTTTTATCCAAGCTCCGTTTAGTGTTCGGTAAGTCAGGCTTGCTCTAATCTCTGCTCCATACTCGGCAGAATAAGTAAGTTCCAACTTTGTCTTAGCGTTCTCTACTTTCCAGATCGCTATTCTTGATAGTTCGTAATCAACTTTCACTTGGTTTCCCCTTTTTTCATCTCGGCTTTTTCTAGTCTAGTAGCCGATACTAAAACCTGAATTTTGTTTCCGTCTGCCAAGCTTAGTCCTAAGCAGTTTCCGTCAGTATCAGTTCCACCTGTAAGGATTACATCACCAACGATTATGTCCGTAGCTCCAAAATAATAATTCCAAATAGCAGTTGCTCTGTGGTTGTAAGGTAGTCTGTCTAGTTTACCTTCCTCGTTTGTCCACATAATCATAGTTGGCGATAATCTAACGATCTCTAAATAACCACCAACGGCTTTCTTGATAACTTCGTATTCGGTTTCGGCAGTAAAGCTTACAACCTGTATGTCCCCTGCTGTCTTGATAACTAGGGCTTGCTTTATTTCTCCCATTTTTTCTCCTTAGTTTCGGGATAGTTCTATTGTTCCTTATCGGTATCGGTAAGTCAAGCGTGTCGGCAAAAAAAAATTCGCCAAGTTTTTAGTTTGGCGAATTCTTTTCGGTTGCCTAATCTCTGGTCAAATCCTCAACGGTGTCGGCTGGTGGTTCTATGTGGCCACTAGGTTTCGCTGTTCTGCTGAAAGTGCTGTTGCCATAGGTCAAGTCGTGTCCAATTGTTTCAGCTTCTATCTCAACGCTTGTTCCTGCTCTATCGCCATTGTCCCAATCACGAACACGCAACTTACCTGAAACAACTACACGATCACCTTTGCTGACACTTACAGCAACATTTATCGCTAATGTTCTAAACGAAGTAACGGTAAACCAATTTGTGTCGCTATCAACCCAGCGATTTTGTGTTCTATCCCAACGCCTGACACTACTTGCTAAACGGAAACTTGTAATCTCTAATCCGTCTTGCGTTACTATGTGGCGTGGTGTTGTTGCTACTAACCCTGCTGTTGTAAATTCCATTTTATTCCTTTGTTATCGGTGGTTTTTTGGTAAGCAGTTTAGATACTTGCTTAGGTATTTAGGCGTTTGCCTATGGTCTTAGTTTAGTGGTTTCACTAACAAATCTCAAATCCACCACTATCGGTTAGAAACTCGGCAAACTCTTTTATGTCATCAAGCTCCAAATCGTAGTTAGTTTCCCAACTATCTTTCTTGCCCTCGCCATTACAACCATTACACCAACCCTTTTCTCTACCTAAGAGAATAGCCAAATCCGGTGATAATTCACGATCAGACATTTTGTTCTCAACGCCAACCTTGTCGGTTCTAATACCTGTGCCTTGACACCACTCGCAATTTTCTCTTGGCAAAAGTGATAAGTGTATGTTTCTTGCTTTTACATAAGTACTTGCTGTTCCGTCAGACAAATCTTTTACAAGCAAGCGAGCAAGCTCCACGCTGTCGTTAGCGTCAAGTCCATCACCGTCGTTAGTGTGTCCGTTCTTTACCTTGCCAGCAAGGTCTGTGTGTCGATCTAGGCAGTAGTCCCATAGTGGTCGCCAGCCCCATACATTTCTACGGAAGTAAGTTCCCTTTTCGCTTTTTGGATTTTTTCCATAAACATCCATACCCATTTTTTATTTTCCTTTCATTCGGGTTATGTTTCCAAATTACCAGCTAATCAAATACAAGTCAAGTTTCTTTACAAAACTTTTCGTGGATTTTCCAAAACAAATTATCAACTCCACGCCACCACCAGAAGTAATACCACCGATTAGCGTGAGCATACATTTTACAAACTAGGGGTTTGCCTTTACAGGTTTCGCAATTGATCACTTATCAAGCTCTATCTTGTAGTGGTTCGGCACTAGATCGTTTAGGTCAAACATAAACTCTAAGCTGTCGTATTGGTCTAGGTTCTCGTCAAGCCACTCCTCAAAATCCGGAGTGTATTTAGTTTCGGTTATTAGCCAAAAGCCCTCGTCAATTTCCATTTGACACCATTGTTCAGTTCCTCGCCACTCAAAACTGATTTCCCTGCCAGCATCTACTAGCCAAGCTCCCTCAACTTTGGTAATGACTACATCAGGGATAAAGTTGTTGTCCTCATTTGCGTAGAGATCGTATTTCATAGTTGTCCTTTTCTAAGAAGTTTAGGTGAGCAGTTTATCAACTTACTCAGGTTTAGCATTTTTTTCTTTTAGGGAGAGAGAATAAAATACAAAAAAAGAAAACCGGATAGTTATTACCATCAACTCCAATAGGGCTACAATTTTTAGGTCTGGAAGTCAAGACCCTTAGTTTTTTCTCTTGCTAAGGAACAAGCGTAGTTTAGCGACATACATTGGTCGGATTTCACTAGGTTTTCAGGGTAGTAATCCCCATACCACCAACATTGTTCCTAAACGGACACCTCTGGTTCTCCACCTAAAACTAAAACTTCTAGGTTTAGGTTTCGGTATGCCTAGCAAAAGTTTATTTAGTTATTCCTCATAAGAATTGTATTCCTGTTCGGGTGATAACTCAAATCTAAAACTAGCTCCGTATTCATCGTGGCTTGATCGGGTAATTACCATTTCCTTTTCAGGCGTAATCTCAACCCTTAGCGTGTAATCGCCATTTATGGCAAGAGCTTTTAGTAAGTCCTTAGCAGGAACTTCTGTCCAACCACTAGTGTTGTCCCAATTCATTTTCTCGCCAACAACTCTGATGATCGTGTCCTCGTCCCAACCCTTGCTGTTCAGGTATGGCATTAGGAACTCGTCTGTGAAGTATTGCTTATCGTCCTCAAAACAACCGAAACATTCGTTGCTCCAAGTCATTTCGCCTGTTGTTTCGTCCTCAACCTCGCAAGAGCAAGTGTTGGACATTTTCATTTCTGTTGCTTGCGGTTCAGTTTCTTTATCCATTTTGATTTCCTTTCAGTTGGATAAGTTCAGTTTATAGACTTACAAGCTGTTCGTCAAGTTCTATCGGCAAGTAGTTTGGAACTCCACCACACATAACCATACCGATTTTGATTACCAGATCACTAGGCTCAATAGCCAAACATTGAGCAACCTCTATCAGCATTTCACTACTGACTTCTTTGCGAGCTTTTTCTATTTCCCATAGGTAAGTAAGCGAGATACGCCCTGATCCTCTATTTACTGTTTGGCGTAGCGTGAGCTTTTTGTCTTGCCGGTGTTCAGCGATTATGTGTCCTAGTGCTTGTCTAAATAGCATTTCTTTTCCTGTTCGTTTAGTGGTTTGTTTAGCCTATACCCCTGTGTCAAGTTTTGTCAAGTTTTAGAGAGGGACTAGGTAAGAAAGAGAACCACCAAAAAATTACCTAGTCCCTGAACGGATAGTAGAGGGGAAATAACTATCCGTTCTCGGTGAGAGAAAGCATAAACTCACCGAAGTTTATTTTAGTCCAGCTTTGGAACTTCGCTGTTCAGGGTCGGGTATTGTCTAACTCCCTGATCGTCAAGAACCCAAGCTGTCGTTTCGTCAAGAACTTCCATTTGCTCGTCAGGGTCGTTTCCCTGTTCCATAGCAAGCTCGTAAGCGTTCTCTGCTGTGTTAGTTCTTACTCGGTAAGACTTTTGAATAACAACAATAAACTCTTGATCATCTCTCGGACAGTCCTTATACCAGTCGTCCTCGTCGTCGTTGTTGGCACAAACACAACTTCCCTCCTGGTCGGTATCAACCCACTCTTTATGACTACTCGGTATGTCCCAAGTTGTATCGGTATAGATTTGTCCGTCAGTTCCGGATAGTTCAGCACCCCAACCTTGTTCCTCAACGGAACGCAAGTGAAAGTGTAGTGTCGGGTGTTGTTCTGCCATAGCTCTAACAACAGGTTCAGGATAACTCCAAGCAGTAGAGAAATAGTAGATCACTGTCCCAGTGTCCTCGGTTATCTCGTCAGGGGACGGGGACATACTCGTATCATTAGCGTCCCACTTAGTTCCCCAGTTCTCGCTGTTCCAGCCATACCAGCCCCAAGTTTGGTCTGCTGTTCCGTCAGAAATGGCGAAATAGAGATCGTATTTTTCCTCGGGTGGTGCTATGAAGTTCCAGAAAGAAAGTCCGTCAGTTTCCTCTAACTCAATGGTCTTGCCCTCGTCATCACTTCTCGGTCTTGACTTATCAGCTTTTTCCGTAAAGGCTTTTATCTCGTCAGGCTTACCTGAAACAGTTAGCGTGTTATAGACCCAGTTAGGCATTACTTACCCCATTTCTTTCTCTTACTAGCAGGGTGTCGCATTTTAGAAATCATTTTTGTAATAACTTCGTGGTGTTCCATTTCGCAAGTGATAACTATGTCGTTTAGTTCCTGATCACCTAACTTTTCAGCTAGAAGTTTCATAGGCTCAAATGCTCTGTAAATAGCAGGGTTAGGCATTTCAGCCTGAACTAATGCTGATGAAATCGCACAAAAGATTTGGATAGCAGTCGCAGCTACATCTTGTGGTTCGTTGATTTCATTTTGGATAACAGACAATAAGCTCTCGTCCTCGTTATCGTGATCGTGTGTCGGGTTATCGCACATTTGGTAGTTCCTTTCATTTCTCGGTTGTAGTTCCAACTTTACTTTCTCTAATAAGAGCTTGTCAAGTATTTTTCCAAATCTTTTTTTTTGGTATTCCAAACAGGTCAAGAGAAAGGAAATAAAAAACTTGACCTGCTCGGAAAATTGTGCTATCGCCCTATTCGCATACCTGCTTTGGTAAGAGCCTCTGCCCCTGCCTTACCAACAATTTCAGCAACTTCGGTAATCGCACCCTTGACTTTTACAAGCTGTGTGTCCGAACCCTCAATAACAGCGTTGGCATAAACACCCTGATCGTAAGTTATCCATAGAACGCCTACGCCTGACTGCTTACATCTTTGTAGCCAAGACTTACACGCTTTGATTTCCTCGTTGGTGTAGCAAGCGTCAGAAACGATTACTAGCAACCTCGCACTTGTTCCACCAAGTAAATCAAGTTGTCCGTTTAGTGCCTGAAATCCTAAGTCAAACTTTTCAGTTCCGTCTGGTGCTGTATAGACATTTACATCTTCCAAGTGTTGTCCTACACGCAAGGTTGGAAACACGCCTGAACCGAAATAGACCATAGCGGTCTTAGCCTGAACACGCCTACCTGCCTCACTCAAAATCCAAGCTGTGCTTGCCATAGGTTTCATAGCAGAACCCATAGAACCTGAAACATCTACCATAATCCCGATAGACAAGTTAGGTGTTTCGGTGTGCTTGCGAGTTTTGTGTCGCCAAGTTTCTACCTGCGACATAATGCCCTTAGACCTAAGAGCCTCACGCTGAACCATAGCCCTAGAACGCAACCTGCCCTGTGGCATAACCGAGTTCATTTTGATTTCAGTTCTGTTCCTGTATTTAGCTTTCATAAACAACTTAGCAATTAGAACAGCACTTGCTCTTTCGGCAGAAGTAGGCTTGCGAGTGTCCTCTAAGCGAGAACCTGAACCATTAGAACCAACAGTTTCTTTCTCACCGAATACACGCTGACCAACTGCCTTGTGCTTGTTCTTTTCCTCTGTGGCGTTGCTCTTGCTCTTGGCTTTTTCTTTTGAGTGTTCGCCCTCTTGCTGATCGGCTAATTTGTCGTTAGCAGTCATTTCAGCGTTTTCTTTGGCGTTCTCAACTTCTTTCAGCATTTCCTCAATGGTCTTACTGCGACCCTTGCTCTTGCCCTCGCCCTCGCCCTCGCCCTCGCCCTCGCCCTCGCCCTCACCACTAGGGAACTCGCAACCACCCTGAGTATCGTCCTCGCCCTTTTCTTTGGCTCGTTCAGATACAAGTCTGTCCCACTCAATAGCAAGAGGGTAAAGTTCAGTAGCGTTGTGGTGATTATCGTGAGCTTGTGCTTTTAGCCATAGTTCTCTCAACTTCTCAATAAAGTCAATGCTTAGTTTTGTTTCTAGCATTTCAGCAATACCCTCAACATCACTTCTGTAAAGAATACCGGCATCTATTCTTGCCAAGACTAATCCTGCCAAGTGAGCCAATGCCCTAGTTTCAGACATTAGGGAAAGCGTATCAACATCACACTCGCCTAACACGATCTCTAAGGCACAAGAAGTTAGAAAATAACGATTAGTTGGAATAGCCTTAGCACCAAATCCCTCAATGCGACTTTCCTCTAACAAGTGGAGAGCTTTGTTTTGTCTAGGGGTCAAGTCCTTAGAACTTTGTTCCAATGACCAGCGAGAGAACTTAGCGTGGCAAGCCTCGTGGTAGATAGCACCGATAGCCTTTGGAAACTCATACTGATTATCTTTGTCTGCCAAGTCAGGAATAAAACTTGGTGGAATAGTGCCGAAAGCAATTTCAGTATTTACCTCTATCTCTGATGAAACAGGGTTGTATAGAGCAGGAACAGGTGCGTCTAGTTTTGTTCCAACATAAGCGATTAGGTCAGTTCTACCAGACCACTTGTTAGCAAGTTCGCCAATAGTTTTTCCAATAGGTAGCCACTCTTTCGGTGTAGCCTTTACACCATTTGAGTTAGTTCCGAAGTGCGACATAAGATTTCCTTTCAGTTGTCGTATCTTGATTTTATAGAGTTGATCTTGTTTTTGTCAAGTTTTGATTTGAGGGTAGGTAGCCAACTATAACTACCTACCCTCGCCAAAAAGCTAGGGGACACAATACCTAGATTTTGGCAGTCTTTACTTCCTCGCCATAAACCCTAGACAGAACTTCGGCAACGATAGGTCTATCCAATTCGGGTGCTGACGAGATTAGGTTGCTAACAGCCCACTTAGTTCCGAACACCTTTTCCAAGTCCCTAAACGCAAGCAGTTCTCGCATTTGAGGACACCAAGAAACTTCGCCAGACATAAACTTCTTAGCTAGATTTTGACTTGCTGTTGTGATAATGGCAGGGACACCCAACTTCTTAGCAAGAACCCAGTCAGTAGTGATTTCCACCTGTGCTGTAAATCGTGAGAGCAACGCCTCTGATAGAACAACACCAACAGCATTAGGGTTAGTAGCCCCGACAACATAAAATCCGTCTTTGGCTTTGATAGTGCCTCTTTCGGGATTTTGAGTAATTGGCAGTTCTCGTCTGCCGTCCATTAGACCATAGACAACTGATAGAACTTTCGGGTCAATAAGTCCGATCTCGTCAATGAACAAGACCTCACCTCGTTCAGCAGATTTGACTAATGCCCCGTCTATCCACTCAAAAGAGCCACTAGGAGTTTGGACATAGCCACCTACCAAGTCAGAAACTTCGGTATCGCCAGAACCTAGAACTGTGTGAAGTTCCTCACCAAAAGTAGCCTCAACAAGAGCAGTTTTTCCTGTTCCCGGACTTCCATAAAATAGTGCGAATTGGTTGATAGAACGGAGTTGTTTTAGAACAGCAGTATCTTTGTGTTCGCCCCAATTACGAGTGTAATAAAGCTCGCCATTAGGTCTTGCTAGTGCCTCGTCAGCAGATAGAGTTTCAGCCACTTTTTCTTTTACTTTCTTTTTAGTTGTTTCAGCAGACCCACGCATAGTAAGACCACCAGATTTGGATAGGTTGTTTTTGATGATTTCGGCTTGGTCAGCATTTACAGCTTGCGAACCGATAGCAATTAGTAGTTCAGGCAACTTAGCCGACAACTTTGATAAATCGTTTATACGATCAAGTGCTGTTTTTTCAGTTTCGGATAATGTAGCAGTTGTAGTTATAGTCATTTTGTTTTGTGTCCTTTCAGGGTTGTAATAAGACTATACAGCAGGGGTAGGGGTCGGGTCAAATAATTCGTCAGGAAATCCGAGAGCTTTACGAGAACGCATAATTCTACGGATAAGAGCATTAGGGGTATTCCAGTCCCTAGTGTCCTCTAAGTCCTCTTGTGAGAACTCAATAACAATAGGTTCTTTGTATAGTTCCCACTTTTGATCAACAAGACTAGCAAAAGTTCTGTCCATAAAGACAAGACCAGCAATAGCATACTTAGTTGCTAGTTCAGTATCTAGGACTTCGGCAGAACCACCATTAGCAGTTCTAGTTTCTTTTCTTTCATTTACAACTTTCCACTCTTGCGAGTAAGCTCGCCAAGGTCTGCGAGGTGAGTATGCCGATACTTGCCTACGCCAAATAGTAGAGGGAACATAAATAGGGGTAATTTTGTCGTTCTTATCTACCGACATACTTTCAGGCGTGTAGATAACTTGTAGCGTGTGTCCGTCTTTACGAAACTCTGTGTATAGGGCATAACCTATTGAGATGTTTGCGTTGTTTGTTTCAGCCATTTTTTGTGTCCTTTCAGGGTTGATTTCGGCTTACTTAGAAAGTTTATGTCTTTCGTTAGAAGTTTGTCAAGTTTTTATAAAAGTTTTTTAGAAATGAAAATCTACTAAAACTAAGAACTGATTTTCAGGGTTAGCGTCTATACGCTTACGGAACTCCGACAAGTTGGTATCCCACATTTCCAGATCGTAAATAGCACTATCAGATACCCACTCGCCACTTAGAAGTTCGGATAATTTCTTAGCGTAATAAAGAGGCATACTGTCGGGGACAGACCACTCTGCCTCGTGGTCGTAGTTGTGGCTAAACAAGATGTCCTCTTTACCCTCTGAATAGAGCTTTTGTCGGTAGTTGTCTATGTCTGCGTATCTGTGTTTTAGGTAGATAGAAATAGCCTTTTCAGCAGTTTCAGGATCGTCTGAATACCGGAGTGTATCAAGCTCGGCTTTCTCTCCAAATACATTGTCGTTTTCCCAGCGACCAGCGAAACTAATACTTGTATTAGATCGAACTTCGTTCCAGTCAGACCACTTTGGTTCTCCGTCGCTGAACTTGTCGGCTACTATTCCTCTTGCCTGTTCGTGAGTGTTTGCTACAACAAGAATTATTTGTGAAGTGTGAATTGTGTGTCCTTTCGTCGTTGTGGTTTTATTGTATAACTTTTAGGGAAGATAGGTCAAGTTGTGAATTAGATCGCCTTGACTTTGTAAGTATTGTTTGAGTGAAACGCCTGATGACCACCCTCTCGATTTCGGTTCAATAAAAACTATGTCGTTAGCAAATCCATCTTTTTCCCAACGCCACTCACCATTTATGTATTGTAGCTGTCCAGCATAGATGTATCCGTTTAGTAGGTCTAGGTCTATGTCTAGTTTTGCTCGTCTTGTAGTCATCAGCCCCACCACTCGGCTAACGGATTATGAGTTTTTAATGCCTCTTTATACATTTTGTCGTTTTCAGGTGAGATGTAAAGTTTTATCTCTACCGGATAGCTGTCCCTAATTCTTACGATCCTATGCCACTCACCATTGATAAATCCATACTGTCCGTGACGGATTTTGTATTCCAGTTCTATTTCGGTTTCTTTTCTTATGGGTGGTCGCATCATTTTAGAAACTTCCCGATAGAGGTCGGCAGTACTCGTCTAGCCAAGTTCTATAACGCGCTTCATCATTAGGATCCTCAACGATAGTGATCTCTATTACAAAAAGAGGTTTGCGCTTGTGTATATAACACCACCTACCATTTACAAATCCAAAGTTTGCTACGAGTGTGTGATACTCCAAGCTAGACGGTGTTTCATTTCTATTTCCTATATCCATACCTAAATAGTACAGGTTATATAAAAGAAAATCAAGCCACAAAGCCGGGCGAAAGAACAGGTGAAACGCAACCGTCGCATAGCAAGAACTCAATATCCTCGTCGCTGTCGTCGGTAGATAAAACGATTACGCAGGGATAAAAACCGTTAGGTGTATAGGCGATCGGCTCGTCGCAGTTTTCGCAGACCTCAAAGACGCCGAACGTGGTAAGTCCCAGCTCTTCGGCTTGAACAGCGTCAGCCTCGTTGTTAATAACGTGTAGCTCTATGTGGTGCATTTGGTCTCCGTTTCAGGTCTAATGCCATTTTACGGGACGTTCTTAATAGGTGATTTGGCTACTCCCAGTGTGAGAGACACTGCTTTTGTTCTTCTTCACTTTCAAAGATACGGATTACGTGAATACAAGGATCTCCGCCCTCGTCAAACTCGTTCTGTTCGGTTGCAGTCATAGGTGTTCCGTCGTGTGTGTTACACACAACTTGTGGAATTATCCAGCCTTGTTTCTTTCCATACTCTAACCAGTCGGCTAGGTCGGAGTTGCGTTCAGGGTCTTTTATAAAATCAGTCATAGCTTTACTTTACTTTGTCTAAACAGACAGTGCAAATTTTTTCTAGACAAAAACCCTCGTTGTCAGCGTCGCACTTATCGGTACACTCAAGGCTTGATTTGTGGAGATATCTTCTGAATTGATGTAAGCAGTCGAAGTCCTTGGTCAAGTCAAACTTGAACCCCATTGAACTTTCTCTAATGATGTCGGGAGTACTCATATGTATATCGTATCGGTTTAATTGAAAAAGTCAAGAGGAGTTGTTGCCATCGGCTGACTTCTGATGAGTTTCGTTGGAAGTTTTGTCGAAGATGAGCTGCACGTGCGTGTAAAACTTCGAATGAGGTTCGTTGGAAGTTTTACCTGGGAACTAATAATTATTTTATATTTTTTATTTTTGTCAAAAAAAAATCCCCGCTGTTTAGGCGGGGAAATTTTATTTGAGTTCTGTGCTATTCCTCTTTGAAAATCCAATTGTTTTCAAAATCAAGTCTAACGCTTTCGTGGTCTTCGGCGCAACTAATGCACCACCACTCTCTGTATCCGCTAGGCGCATAATCAACGCATTCGCTGGCTAGTCCGTCTCCACATCCCTCACAGGTGAAACAGTTTGCACCGTCCATACAGTCAGAACATTGGTAATACTGTTTGTTTCCGCTTATAAACATTGACGCATCCCCGATGTTGGTAATAATCTCGGGGCAGGAGTAGCATTCTTTAGTCATCGTAGTAGCCTTCCTCGTCAGCCTCTTCGTCCAGATCTTGGCAACAACTCATACACAATCCGTGTTCAAGCATTTCTTCTGGGGTTTCGGTTGAACAGTCTCTGCAAGTATCTTTGCAGTCTATGCAAGCAGTTAGCTCGCCTAGTTCAGTGAATATAGTGGACGTCGGTTTCCATACTAGGCACCGAGTGCATTTCAAATTTTCTTCCATATAAGAAAGTTATCACCTTATATAAAAGAATGCAAGTTTATTTATAGAATTACTGTAAAAAAGTTTCCGGTTTCTAGAGCGAGACGTTCGAGGCTTGGAAAGTCTGGAATGCCGTTGACGCTGCTTCCGATGTATCCGATTCTTCGTTGGAAGTTTGCGAAAGCTGCAGTCGTCTTGTGGTCCCACTCTCCTTGCTTAGCTCCGCGCAAACCAACTGCCACGCCAAGTGCAAGTTGAACGGTTGTTACGTACGGGTGCTTGAGTCCTGGGATGATGACTGAACTTTTAACGAACGGCTTCGTTGGAAGTTTACCTGGATCCGGATCTGCAGCTTCCTGCTTCTTCGGAAATGTTCGTGAGAAGTTTGGCCGCGCGAAGGCGAGTACTTCGTAAACATATCGGTTTCGTCTGTAGACGCCATCGTTGGCCTGGCTGCCTTTTGGAGTTCCGTTGGAAGTTTGAGCTTCGATCACCTGAAACATCCCGTGCTTTAAAAAATGGTCGACGTCAGTGACGATTCCTACGTGAGGCATACCCTGAGGTTCTCCGTTGGAAAAGCTGAAGAAGACAATGTCGCCTGGTTTCGGTCGAACGTGTGTCATCCCTCGTTGGAAGTAGTAGCTCAGAGCTGCAGCCGTCTGCACATGCGATGGCAAGTTCAAACCAACGGTTCGTGCGATCACGTCGATGAAGCTGCCGTTCCAATCACGGTTCGGATGTCCAACAAGTTCTCCGTACGTTGAACCTTTGTTCATGCGTGTTTGGTATCCGATATGGTTT